GCACACGACAGTTACGGTTGAGGATAATCAGACGATCACAGCAACTAAATCATTTACTAAACCAGTTGTCCTGAGTCCAACAACTGTGTCCGGACTGCCGAGCGCCAGCACCGTTGAGGGGGGAATTGCGACGATAACAGATGGAACGTCTCTATTAGACTGCACGGTGGGTGGTGGTTCGACAGTTGTATTTTGTACAAGTAATGGTTCGGTATGGTCCACGATTAGAAGAAGTTCCTTTGACGAGAGCGGTACCGGCCTATCGGATCCCACAGCCGACGCGACGTTCACCTATCCGGTCGCGTCCACCAGCGGACTCACGATTGCTGGCACCGCGCCCGCGTCTGTCTCTACGACTCCCGGCACAGCGGCGACGACCCTGTTCAACGTGAGTGGAGTTATCGGCGGAGCGAGCACGAACGCGAGCGGGACTGGCGGTGTAGGCAGTTCGCCAGCCATCGTGGCAGGAGCTGGCGGCGCGGCAACGGGCGCTACGTCATCAACTGGCGGCGCGGGAGGCTCTATAAACCTCACAACCGGGGCAGGTGGAGCCAGCGGTGGAACTGGCGACAACGGGGATGGCGGAAACTTAAACATAACTCTTGGCATCGCCGGGACCGGAGGTTCTGGACCCGCTGGCGAAGCGGGCGTGGTTGCTGTCACTGGGCCGACGGCGGGCCTGACATACATCACGCAAGGAACGGCAGTCACGGCACTGAACACGAATTTCCCGGCGAACTCTATTGTCGATTACGCGCCTACGTCGGTCACGGCATATCAGAATGCGCGTCCGGGCGTGGCTCCGGTCGTTGCTTCCTATCGACAGACGGATGCTTGTCCCTCTGCCCTTTGCACGGAATCGTTCCATCCAGTTCCCGCAGTCTTGACCGTGGCGAGCGATTTCACGGACTCAACCAGCACCACCTTAAAACTCGTTACCGGCCTTTCGCTCACGATGCCGGTTAGCCAAGCCGTCGTCATGACGTTTCATTGCTCGTTGCTATTCGATCAGGCAACTACGGCAGTTGTGGACGAGATCGGGATTGGCGTGACAGGGACCGCTCCCACATCGGCAAATGCTGGTGCTTCAGCCCATACCAGCACTACTGTTACGACTACAGGCACGCTGGTATCATTGGCGTCCACCACGCCGACAGCGGTTGTTACGTTCACCCCGAGCGCAATCACTACAATCTGGAAAGCTGAACTCGATGGAGCGGTTGAGCAGCCGTCGAACGCCACGCCGGGAGTGTTTGGCGTCTACGTCTACACGACCACCGGAGCGGATAACCTGATCGTGAAGCGTGGGAGTTTCTGCCGGGCGGTATACCAGTGAGACGACTACTTCTAATTATCGGGCTGATGTTCTACTGGGGTGAATTAGATGCGTAAACTACTGTTTCTGCTAATTCTCGTTCTGGCATTTTCTGGAGAAGCCCACGCAGCACCTTGTACGGGCACGTCTTACGGTATCTATACCTGCGTGCAGCAATGCGCCGTAGAGGCGAACGCAACGACGGTGAATTGCGCTTTCGGATCGAATGTGACGAACGGTAATTTCGTCATCGTGTGGGACGATACTTACACTGGGACAATCTCTTCTTTTGGTCTTGGTTCTTGCTCGCCACTGCCATCCACCACGCAGCCAGATATTCCAGTCAGCGGTGGAGTAAACAGTACCGAGTCGTATGCAGTTGGCGTAGCTACGTCCACAGGCTCATGCACAATCGGATGCACGGTGACCGCTACCACGGCGAATACGTGTATTGCCCTAGAGATTAGCGGAGGAAATGCAAGCGGAACGCTTGATGGTCATGGGATGCTTTTCACATCGTCTGTAACCGCAGGCAATCCAATCAATGCCTACGCTCCCACCACCAGTACCGACGGCGACCTGATTATCGCTTTCTTCACCAACACGAATGGAACCGGAGGCACCTTCACTGCTGGTAGCGGATTTACGATTGTGGCAACACAGGGCGGGTTTGCCTCAATGGGAGAATTGGGAGTGCAAGCCACCCACGGCTCTATTACTCCCACGTCAACCCAGACGGCATCTACGGTGTACGCGACAGCCACGATTGCGCTTGAGCCTCCTCCAAGCGGTCCAGGCGGCGCAGGCATGGGCGGCAAAGCGGGAATAGGCGGCAAAGCGGGCATCGGCGACTGACAAGTTTTATAGTTAGATACACCGAAATTCAAAGCCAGTAAGCTACTGCATGCTGAATTATGGCCATTGCCAACACTGCGCACGGCAATACTCAGGGCAGTTCAACCGCCGCGATAACCTCTGGTGCAATCACGACGACAGCAGCCGTCGGTGAGACAATCATCGTTGCAGTTGGGACTATTGGTACAGTCTCGGCGGTTCCTACCGATACTGCGAGTAATAATTATGTACAACTTGGTACGTTCACTAGCACTGCTACGATCACTTTGTGGGGATGCCTTAGTAACCGAGGTGCAAGTCCGAGTATTACCTGCACGTTTGGAAGTTCCCGTTACAGCATTGCTATTGCAACCTACACGGGAATCTTCGATTTTATTCAGAGCAATACAATCACCGGCAGTGGCACGACTTCACCGCTGAGTATGACGTTGCCGAAAACACTGCTGACGAACGACTGGGCACTTGTGGCATATGCCGCCGAAGGCACAGGTACATGGGCCTTAAGCAGTGACAATCTTCGTAATAATATTGCAGGTGCTGGTTCGACAACCCCTGGTGTAGCGATCCTAGATAACACGACAACAACGGTTGCTGCGACGAACAGCTCGCTGAGTAACTGGGCTGGAACAGGCCTTGAGTTGGCTGTGCTTCTCGTCCGCGCATACGATGATGACCAGCCGCTTGCCGCGAAGCTATGTGATTGGCAGTTGCCTCTAAGCATGTTCCGGCAGGAAGATGAGAGTAGTTATTTTCCCCCGACGCCTTTCTTGCCAACAGGTGAATATTTCATTCTTGCAGATGTCAACGGGCAGTTCTGGAGAATCACGATCAATGATTCTGGAATTCTTTTAAACAATGAGATTCTGAACGGCCCCGCCACCACTTTTTTCCTAAACGATTCGGCGGCAGCCTCGACAAGTTGGCAACTGACAATCACGACTGTTGGGCTACCACAGGCAGTTTCGGTTACCTATAATTCTGGCTATGCAACGCAGTATCCGATGTTGACGTGTCCTTCTGGTTTCCAAACGGAAATCACAATCGTTAACGGCATAATCGTAGTTCCAAATCCTTACCGAATCATGAATGATGACGATGAACAATATATTGCCGTATGGACCGGCAGGCCAATCGCTGTATATGACAATTCGTCCGACGACGCGACACACATTGCACTGCTGCCCGTCGTGCCCCATATCGGATTTGACGATCTAGATTCTACTTTCCATTTTCTAGAGCAGCACACCGTGTATGACCATACTTCTGAGACTGACGAACCTGGAGGTTTGGTTGCACCACAAAGCGTGATTGATCAAGACAGTGAACAGTCACGATGGTTCGGTTGGAATGTGGTTTATGACCATACTCCTGAAACTGACGAGCCGGGAGGGCTAGCGGCTCCGCCATTTGCAATTCAAGACGGCGAAACAGAACGCACGTACGATCAGAGAACTGTGTATGACGCAACATCGGAAGCAGACGAACCGGGTGGATTGGCCGCTCCGCCTACGATTGACGATTTAGAGATTGAAAAATGGTTGGGATGGGCCGCTGCCGCTATTGAAGACGATCTTACTTCGAGCGCCCCTGTTCCTCCGCCGGTCATTCCCGATGATTCGGAAGTGTCACGATGGTTTGGCCACCGAATTCTATTCGATGACTCGACTGAATCCGATTTCCCGCCAATCCCACCAGTCGTAGTGCCGAATATTGGTCTTGATGATCTTGAGGCCAGTTTCAAGATTACAGAACGCCAGCAAGTTCAGATTGGTGATTTAGATTCCGAGATCGGCATTCCATCGTCCGCAACGTATTCGCTTCTTCCCGTGGTTAGCCTTCTTCTTCAGGATAGCGGTAGCGGAATCTGGGGTATTGCTGTTGACAATGCGGGGGAGTTTAACAGTACCCCGAGCGCTGGAACGCCCACCACTCTTTTTCTTAATTCGGCTGGAGGCAGTTCATTTCAAGTTGTCGTTACCACGGCCGGGATCATTGAAACAACCCCTGTTACAGCAGGGGCATATCCAATGAGTGTGCTTTTTGTCAGTCCCGGAAATTATGGATACGTGATGCTCGTGGACAGTGCTGGGGAGCTTGGAAGTCTGCAGGCAACCCTTACAGCAAGCAATCCTGACTTCGCACCTAAGTTTGACGATATGCAAATCATGGAGCGGTGGGTAGACTGGAGAGGTCTACAGCCGGAAGACGATTGGACGACTTTCCCACCACGGCCCCCAACGATTGAAGAAATCAGTATTGAGGAAGTTTCCGAGAAGTGGGTGGGTTGGTCGGCATTGCGGCCAGAAGAGATTGAGCAAGATGTGCTGCCACCTTCGCCGCCTTTCTCTATCGACCAAGACACAGAACAATCGAAATGGACGGGATGGGGCGCTCCAGCATTAGAAGACGACCATACGTTTGCGGCACCGACTCCGCTAAGCGTAGATGATCCAGAAATAGAAGCATGGATTGCCTATCGACAAGTGCAGGATGATTCTACTGAGTCGGACTTGCTGCCCACTCCACCGTTTGTTCCGACACAACAGGGTACGGATGATCTGGACGCACTGTTCAAACCGTCGCAACAAGCAACGGTTTATGATCACACACCGGAGACTGACGAACCTGGTGTCATTCCCATGCCACCAACAAGCTACGAAGGGCTATTCGGAATTGCAGAAGAAGAAATTACAGTTGGCGATGTGATGGATTTTGGCTTCGCTACAGCACCGACGTTTGCAACAGAAGATGAATTCTACCAATATTGGTCGGTAGTTTTATTTGGACAGACACAGGAAGACCTCGATAATCCTACGATTGTGACGCCTCCTGTAGTCGCCCCGAATATTGGGCTTGATGATGTGGAAGCTAGTTTTAGAATTGCGGACCGCAGGCAACAGCAAGAAGAAGATGCCCGTTCATCGACGCCGACTCCACCTACGATAGATGATCCTGAAATAGAGAAGTGGTTCGAAGCTCGTTCCGTTCAGCCGGATGATGAAACACTTCTTGTCGTGCCACCGGCACCGCCTCCTACGTTCCAAGAAGAGCCGATTGAGAAATGGAGTGCACCGCCTGCGGTAATAGATACGCAAGACCTAGAAGGGTATAAGACGCCTCCGCCGCCCCCAATTGTGCCTGAAGGTTGGGAATTTGAAGATTATCTGCCGCACGCGCAGGATCGTGTCGTTCCGGTCTATGAAGATGCTGAGACACAGAGGGCGATACCGCCGCCGCCGCCGACTACGTTCACGGACGATGGAGAAAATAAGTTCGATGTGACGAAGCGTTCAATTCAGTATGAGGACACGGAGATGCAACGTGCTTTGCCTCCGCCACCATCGACTGTTCAGCAGACAGAAGAAGCCGAACAGAAATATGTAGATTGGACAGCGAGACAGCACGAGGACACCGACACGATTTCTGCGATACATCCGATTGGTCCTGTCGCCGATGATTCCGAAATGTCCAAGTGGTTTGGTTATCAAGCTGTGTTCGACGATTCCACTGAATCCGACAAACAACCGGTAGCTCCTGTGGTTGCTCCGAATATCGGACTTGACGATGTTGATGTGCACTTCAAAACAGCCGAACCAATTTCTCGGCCCTTTGAAGAGGAAAGTTCTGGTAGGACACCGACGCCTCCCGTGACGCAGCAAGATGAAATTTCTGAAAAGTTCGTTGGACTGCAACAGCCTTGGCACGAAGATACGGAAACGCAACGCGAAGTGCCGCCAACGCCCCCGTCTGCAATACAGGATGAAGTCAGCGAGAGGTTCACAGAGACTAGGGCAATGCAGCCGGAAGAAATTGAAATATCGTTGCCGCCAAAGCCTCCGTATGTCATTGAACATGACCCAGAAAAACTGATTCCTGTGCCTACGCTTGTCGATAACGCGGACGCTTCAGAGACAACGCCGCCGCCTCCTGTTGTGCAGGCAGAAGAATTAGTAGACAAATGGTGTGCCTGGGTACAGAATCTACACGCGGATGAAGAGACGCAGCAGAACAACGTGCCGATTCCTCCGTATGCGATTCAAGACGAAGGCGAGCTTGAGATGTGGGTCGGGTGGACGGCCCGGCTTGCAGAAGAGATTCGTAACGAAGAGGGCTTCCTACCTTCAGCGGCCCTTTTCATGTGTATTTATCGTGTCCTTGTTGCGAACCAGGTCAGTGCGTTTAAGATTGCTGTGCTTGGGCAGATGGTGATTGAAGCGTTGCTTGTCCAGCCATCACCAGCGCAGTTCAATGTGGACGTACAACCCTATGAGATTGCCGACGTGATCGTGACACCACAAATTGTTATGTTTGCACTGAAGATCGGTTGCGGAGACGAGCGGTGATACCTTCTATTGTTTATTTGCATCCGGAAAACACGCAGCCGATTGAAGTTCAAGGTTTGCAAGATAAGATATCGGGTAGTTACTTGAACGGCGCTAGTGTGACCGCTACGCTGCTGGACGACCGTGGCAATCCCGATCCTGTGCTGAATAATCTTCCGATGGCCTATTTGACTGACACGAATGGCAATTATTTGGGAATTGTTCCTGATACGTTCAGTGCGGCGTTAGGAAGTGGCTACACGTTGCAAATTACCGCCAACCAAAGTGGTACGCAAGCGCTCTGGTCGATTCCGGCGAAAGTGCAGTTGAGGAATTCATGATAAACACAGGGCCGATACAGATTGATTGGCACCAAGCGGATGATTCTCGTGCACAGATGGGACAAGGGCGGGGCACAAAAGAAGAGATGAGTGCTGCTTGTAAACGAGAAGCTCACCCACGCTGCTACAAGTTGAAATGTACATGCGAATGCCATGAGGACAGCAAATGATCTGTGCGAGGTGTGAAGTGTGTGTTTTAAGCATTTTAGTGAGCATCTTGCTACTTAGTACGTGGAAGTGCTGGATCGTGCGGGAAATCAACGGGAAACGGCAGCAATCGCTATCTGTCAGCGTATCCTGAACTGCTTTTTAGGAGTTTTCTATGAACATTCAACAGGCTCTAGCAATGAGCACGCTAAATACGAGAGCACACGCTGCTGTAGTTCAGCGTGATTTGAATAAGCTCGCCGACAAGATTGCTGAGGATGTGTTTGCTATGGCACAAGAACAGAGGCAACACATTCCGGGAACACCCGCTTCCTGGCAGCAGGAGTGGCTTGTGTCGCACCGCTTTCGTCTCGTGGATTTGCCTCTGCAATATGCTGCCTGTCCGATTAAGGCTGAGAACTCCAGCAAAGTACAGGGCTTCATGCGGGCGGCAGCTGGCAGCGTCGAGCCTATCGTTGTAGATATAAATAAAAAGAAACTAGGTCTTGTGCAGGCGCTCGGTTATTTTCCTCCTGTGATTGTCGTTGATGGAAAACACCGTTGTGCTGCACATCGTTTACAGGGACGCGAGACGATCCGGGCATGGGTCGGAGAAGACGCACTCAAAGTGTTGAGTTTGGATAAAGTATCGGGCGTTACGCTCAAGAGTTTTAGGCAAAATACTGTTAGACGAGAACTGGCCGCACAGGCCGAGAAAATTGCCACCGAGTTTCGTCGAGTGCAGGTCAGTTCGATTGAAGCGGCGATGCAGATTCACGGTGCTACTGGCGGTGCAGGTATCGGGGGTGCACCGAGTGCTTCATTAAGCCAAGGCAGCGGACCTGGTCCAACGATGGCGATGAAACCTCTTCCTACTCCTGGCGGTACAACGAAGCCGACTTCAATGCCCACGATGCGCTCGAAAGGTGGGAAACTACGCGGGCGACTAAAAACCTCCGGTTATATGGGCTACAAGAACGCGAGTGATGTGCAGCGTCAGAAAACAAAAGGCGGCAGCAAGTCGGAGATGACTGACCAGCTGAAAGGCACTGGCTACTACGGCTATAGGAAGGCATCGGACGAACAGAGCGAGAAGACAAAAGGTGGTAGCAAGAGTGAAATGAACGATCCGAAGGCACGCGCTCGTAGTTATTCCTCGGACCCTGATGTTGGAACATTGAAGGGTGGCGATGCTAAAGTGGCGCGAATCGTAACGAAGCGCAAAAAGCGCAAGATGGCTGCCGATGTAGTGATTACTCACAAGAACGTAGACATTGGCGAGAGGCCACCGAAGCGCAGGAACATAGCGGATGAGGCAGGATTGTGACCGAGGAACGCCAAACTCTTGTTGAACTGCCGAGTGGTAGAATTGAGCTAGTGTGGAACGGAACTTTTTCTACGCTTCAGTTCAACGCCGAGTGTGTGGAATGTTTGCCCTTCTGTAAGGCGATGTGCTGCCGCTTGCGCCAAGGATTTACGGTTCTGCTGCAAGAAGACGAAATTCCAAAATACAAGAACCGTCCTTTCCCGCAGAATCCAGAGTTACGAGTGCTGGAGCGTTCCAAGGATGGAAACTCCTGCTACTACTTGGATTCGGACAGGTCGCTTTGCACGATTCACGGACACCATCCAAAAATGTGTTCGGATTACCATTGTTCCCCACAAGGAAAAGGTGACGGCGTAAAGCATCGAGACGGTGGTTGGTTGTGGACACCGATGGGCTGTTTGCAGCAATTGGGCGATGGGACAGTTATAGACATTCGGGAAGTGACGAAAGTAAATCTTGGCTAAGGACCAAAATGAATCTTCAAACTACAATCTCGATTTTTGCTTCCGGCACCTCGGAAGGTGTTGAGAAATCTTGGGACACTCGTGGCCGGGGAAGGAATGTATCAGCACCTAGCGACAAAGAGAAAGTCAGGGAAGAACGTCTTATGGAGTCTATCAATAAAATGTACGAAGCAATTGACAAAGGGAAGGACCCCGATGAAGAGACATTGTTGGATGCAAAAATGTCCGCACATCTACTCTTGAACGATCTGGTTAAAGAGAATAAGGGTTATTTTGGTGATCCTGGGGACCGTGGAAAAACCGCCAGAAAGAGGGATGTGCAGTACCAGATTTTGGATCAACGGTTAATGAGTTCTAATGCTGGCGTTGCGGATGTGGATAATGCTGTGAACGCTATGCATATTGATTACACTGGACTATACCATTGGGTGGCCGAAGCCGAGCGGAAAATGGACCAGTCTGGTGTACCAGAAAAAGAACAGCAGGAAAGGGTTTCTAGGCTAGAAAGAATGGCAAGCAGATTTAACGAGCGTGTGGGGACCGTGCCAAAGTAATTAGTTAGTTGGTGAAATAGTGTGATCCTGTATCATGCAAGATGTGAGCGACAAACAACGTGTTGTATTGCGATGTAGCATTTGTGGACTTGTTCAGTATGCGGCAAGCGTTTGCCGCAGGTGTCGTAGAACTATGACGAATCCAAGCCTTGTTGCGGTAGAGACAGCACAGCCTATTGAGCCAACGCCACGTGTAAGAGAGCGCCGTGACTGGCGCAAAGACATCGCCGCTGCGTTGCGCACGTATAGGATTGCATCGTTCCTTACCCAATATGAACTTTGCAATAGGCTGCGCTGCAACCGGACAACAGTTAAAGAGCTTGAACTTAAAGGGCCATTATATGGTCGGCTTGCATTTGTCGAGAAGCTTGCCGATGGTTTGGGCATACCGTTGCATTGGCTGTTCGAAGCACCGACAGCTGAACGTGTAGGAACTTTATTCGCCGCACGGATGCTCATTGAAGTGCGGCTAGCGCAAATTGACAAGGAAGAGGTACTTCAGCTTGTCTCTCGGATGGTTGTGCAAAAGTCTTTAAGAAAGGTCGTGTGATTTATGTCTGGTTTGCTTGAACCTGAAATCGGTGAGGTCCTTGACCGCATGTCGATCCTGCAACTGAAACTGAACGTGGGCATGCGTAAGAACGTGCCTACTGCTTCGTGGGAAGAGGAACTTCGTGTGCTTGATAACTACTTGCAGAGAAAGATACAGGGTTATCAACGCACTGCCACATCGTTCAGCAACGATCAGTTTTCAAATGCGAACGCACGATTGGGCATTGTGAATGCAAAACTGTGGGAAGCGGAAGATCGGATTCGCGTCTACCGCAAAGCGGGTAGCTTGACTGATAGTGAAAAAATGGAGCTAGGTGAATTTGGGTTGCGCATTGCTGATTTGAATGATGTTCGGGCCCAGCTAGTTAACGAGCTGAATCAGATGTTTGGCGTTAGCGCCAACACGAAAATGTATGCATAGCGAACCCACAACCGAGAGAGCGGCTGGTTACACTAAGATCAGTGTATGCCGAGTCTGTGGGTCATCGGCCCTCATGACCTTCTGGGATGCCGGCCCCCTTCACATTGTCGAGTTTCCTAAGTTGGGTGATGCTCCGACAAAGCCTAAGGTTCCGTTGCAGCTTGCTGTGTGTGAAAAATGCTGGCTCGTACAGCTGATGCATACGACCGACCCTAAGTATCTGTACGAGGAATTTCATTACCGCTCAGGGGTAAATGAAATGATGCGTGCCGCACTAGCCAGCATTGTTAATTCAGCGTTGTATGAAGTTCACCTAGCGCGAGGTGATGTGGTTGTGGATATCGGTGCGAACGATGGAACTTTGTTGTCGTTTGTTCCCGAGACTGTAAGGGTCGCATGTGAACCAGCAAAGAATATGTATGCGATGGTGAGCAAGTACGCCGAAATCATCATACCGGAATTCTGGAGCGGCGAAGCCTACGAGCGTGCATTTGCACGTCATTCGATACCCGTTAGAAAAGCTAAGATTGTATTTGCGTGTGCGATGTTCTACGACCTAGAAAACCCAGTTGAATTTTGCAAGCAGGTTGCCAAGATTCTCGATAAAAACGGCGTGTTCGTTGTGCAGATGAACTACCTGCCAACTATGTTGTCGTCAAACGGAGTTGACAACATAGTTCAGGAGCACCTGACGTATTTTTCCCTGTCCACGTTGATCCCCGTGTTTCAAGCCGCTGGGCTATTGATTTACAAAGCCGAGACGAATAGCGTGAATGGTGGAAGTCTTAGAGTCTATGCGTGCCATGCTGGACAGCGGGATTCCGACGCATCGGTCCATGCGATCCTTGGGCGTGAATATGCTATGGGGTTGGCAAGCCTTGAGTCTTACTTTAGTTTTACGAGCCGTACAGTTGGCGTTCTCAGTACGTTGCAAAAGATGTTAGATGATCTCTCGGTGAAGCACAAGAAAGTCTATGCGTATGGCGCGTCCACACGCGGCACTACGCTGCTGCAACTCCTCCGAACAGATGGCAGGCTGATTGCCTGCGCCGAGCGTGACGACCGCAAGATTGGCCGCTATATGGTCGGTGCGAATCTGCCGATAGTCTCTGAGGACGAATTTCGCAAGGAAGCCGAATGTGGACTCGTACTTCCGTGGCATTTCCTTGGGGCGATCCAGCAACGTGAAAAAGAGTGGCTTGCGAAAGGCAATCAGATGATTGTGCCTCTGCCATATCCTAGATTTGTTGTGAGCCAATCGTGAAGTTTGGAATGGTGCTCCCGACGTATCTTTATTCCGAGGAACGCAAAGTTTTTGCCGAGAAGAGCTATGCAAGTTTGCGTGGAACAGATGTGCCTAAAGAAGAGCGTCCACTTCCTTTATTTGTGGTTGCCGCGAATCAAGGTTCCGCTGACGTAGTTGTAAATGCTGCACTGTATACGGCAACGGAGTGGTCATTCGCGGTTAAAATATTTTTGCAGCCACCAGAAGTTGCTGGGCTTGATCCGTCTTTAGCGTGGATCGTTCAAAAGTTCTTTGACGAAACAGACTGCACGCACGTAATCGAACTCGCAGACGACATGATCTATAACCCAAAATGGTTTGTAGAACTGAAAGCACTTGTTACAAGGCATCCCGATGCAAGAGCTTGGTCTGTGTATCGTTCCGCACATGAACGTCATCACAGGACGTTGCAGCGGGATGGTGACGATCATCTTGTGACGAGCATGGCGGGCAATGGTACTTGCTGGACGCGAGAAGAGTGGCAAGCCTGGGGAGTGCACTGGAAGCAAGGCCCAACGTGGCCCGTGCCTAGCGGCGGGGACACACTCGACTTGCATCATGCTTATTTCCGTCCAGGTGATCGTTGGGCGACTGATAAGAGTTTTATGGATCATCTGGGGCAGATCGGTGTTCACTGTCAACAGGGTGTCCCAGAATTTGCGTTGAATTTCATTGGTGAGGCATGACAACTGAACTTGCTGAAAATGTGAAGGCGCTGGGTGAGCTTACCAAGAAATCCGGCAACTGTGGCTGGATGTTCGATGAAGTTGCTTGGCTGCTGCATGCGCTGATTAGTTTCACTCGTCCAGAAGTTGTGATACAGACAGGCCACTTGTGGGGCAAGTCGGCTTGTGTGATTCTCGATGCACTGCAATACAAACTGGAAATAGAAGGGAATCCAAGACAAGGGGACGCCGCATTTGATGCCTTTGTCAGATTGCAGATTCCTGAGCGTCTTGCTCCAGGCAGGCTGATTAGTGTTGACCCTGGCGGGTTCGCGGATGGCGGTTACGGATGGCTTAAGGAGAAATATCCCGGGCAATTCGAGCACTACGATATAACGAGCGGGGAATTTTTCCGTGTTTATGGCGACTCTCAGAAAGTGTTTCTGCAAGGTAGAGAAGTTTTTGGTCTTGTGGATGGCGATCATACGCCTGAGGGTTGCTGGAAAGATTTAGTTGCCTTAGCCGATTTAGGAGCACGGATATTGTTTGTTGACGATACGGCATGGCTGAAAGAGCTTGAGCCTATCTGTGCGGCGTTTGCGGCTAGTAATGGTTATCAGTTTTTGCAACTACCCTACATGAACGGCGTAGGGCTATTGGTGAAACGATGAAAGCTGGACTTGTGCTGACTTCGATCAACGATCCAGTATGCCTAGACGGGTACTATGAGAATTTTAAGAAGTTTGGGCATTTGGATGAGGTCGAAGTGTTCATGATCTCTGACAAGAAGACGCCTGGCACTGCGTTTGACAGGTGTACGAATTTGAGCATCAAGGGCCTGAATGTCAGGTGCGTAGGGATTTTGGACCAGACTGTTTTCTTGAATATTTTAGGATTGAAACATGATATGTTTCCAATGAATTCAGACAACCGCCGCAACATTGGGTACCTGATGGCACTGGATGTTGGGGTGGATTTTGTCATTTCGATTGACGATGACAATTACTGCCTGCAAGAACATGACTATTTTGAGAATCATGGGTTGAGTCTTCGTGGTGGTCCTGAATGTATTTCTATGAGCGATAAGTGGTTCAACCCATGTGATTGGCTAAGTATGGATGCAAGCGTCTATCAGCGTGGATTTCCCTACTTTGCGCGTGGTGGAGACTCTGCGTTCAAGCGGGAAATTGGAAATTTCGATGTGCATGTGAATGAAGGATTGTGGACACGCGATCCTGATCTCGATGCAATGACTTGGCTTGTCAATCCAGCATCGTCGGATGGTTGCAGAGAGTCTTTGATATTGGCGAAAGATACATGGGCCCCGGTTAATTCACAGAACACGGCGGTTAGAGCCGAAGCGATCCCCGCGTATTATTTTCTTCCGATGACTGGTGGAATGGACCGCTACGGCGATATTTTTCAAGGTTATTTTTTGCAGAAATGTATGAAGCATCTCGGTGGGCACTTGCGCATTGGTACGCCCATTGTCGAGCACAGACGAAACAGCCACAATTATTTCAAGGACGTGAAACTAGAACTGCCGTGCATCGAATTGCTTGAAAATATGCTGCCATGGCTCGTAGACGAGTGTAAAATAACGGGCAGCACTTACTGTGAAGCCTATGAGTGCTTGGCGGATCAACTTGACGAATTTGGATATGATCGGGCTTGCAGGGAGGGTTGGGGTAGCTGGTCTGGGAACATGAAGCAATGGGCGAAAGCGTGCAAAACGATTGGGGTGAATGCGTCGTGAGCTACGTGAGACATCCGAGATTGTCGAAGGGGCCACCAACATCTACTGTTGAATTTCATCTGACGGATCGGGAGTTGGAATTTGCGAAGTTAAGGTTTGGGAAATCCTTGTGTTATAAGGAAATTGCTGTCCAAATGAATATTGTGGAAAGCACAGTGAAAAGTTATGCCAAAATTATCTATTTGAAACTTGGTGTATGTGACCTTGGCCGTCCAGGTGGAGGTGCGGCTGCAATCAAAGCTACGAATATTTTGCTCGCAAAACACATCATTGAATTAGAGGAACCACAATGAAACGGATGATGAAAAAAGCACTCGTCACCGGGGCGCTCGGCCAAGACGGAATGTTCCTGTCGGAGCATCTGCGGTTACTTGGTTACTCTGTTGTTGGCCTTACCCGTCGCCAGCTTCCGGCAGACGTTCTCACTCATATAAATTATATTTACGGTGACCTACGTGACGAATCTTCTCTGGAAGTGGCGATCCGTAAATCATGGCCGGATGAGATTTATAATCTTGGTGGGCAAGTTTTCGTGCCTACTTCATGGGAATATCCTGCTGAGACATTTGATGTGAACACAGGTGGCCTAGCACGTATCTTGAAAATCGTTGAGCGCGAGAAGCCGGACACGAGAGTTTACCAAGCATCCAGTTCAGAAATGTTCGGCAATCACAATGGCGCGTGCAATGAAGAAACACCGCTTGCGCCGATGTCTCCATACGGTGCGTCTAAGGCCGCAGCACATCGTTTGTGTGCTCTGTACCGTAAACGAGGGCTTTTTGTTGTCTCGGGGATGCTGTTCAATCATGAGAGCGAACGTCGGGGACTTGAGATGGTTACGCGTAAGATTGCTCGGCATGTTGCACAATGGGCAACTGGTTCAGAGGAAGTGTTGATGCTAGGTAATCTCGACAGTCGTAGAGATTGGGGATTCGCTGGAGACTATGTCAAAGCAATGGTAATGATGCTACAGCGTGAGACACCCGAAGACTTTGTGATTGGTACAGGCGAGTCCCATTCCGTTCAGGAGTTTGTGGATACGGCCTGTCATGCTGCTGGCATTGTAAGCGGGAAAATTGAAGTAGACGAGCGTATGCAGCGCAGCCAGGAAATTTATGATTTGCGTGCGGATGCATCAAAGGCGAAGTCAGTGCTTGGATGGCAGCCGACGCTTAATTTTGAGCAATTGGTGCGGCGTATGGTTGACGCCGAAATGCAACGCTTTGGAAAGTCTGTAAGTGCTTAGCTTGTAAGGAGGATTGATATGGCGAATGACTGGTTTGTAGCACCAAATGGAACACCGGCTGGTGATGGCTCGATTGGCAACCCGTGGAATGCAGAGACGGCATTGGGTTTATATAACGGAACGGCCATGGTCATTCAGCCGAGTCAGCTGATTCAACCGGGAGATGCTGTGTGGGTTCGTGGTGGTATCCATACACCTACTACGGACAACGGATTTATGTGCGGACTTACCTCTTCTGACGCAACGAAGCCCGTCACTGTTCGCAACTATAACGGAGAGCGTGCAACTTTCCAATGTGCTACACAAGCCTTTGCATTCGCCATTTACGGGGCAAATGTCTGGTACTGGGGCTTGGAAGTTCAGGACTCGGGAGCACCAAGAACCGCCAACGTGGCCGGTTCATTCGGTAATCCACTGTCCTATGGAATCGCTGTCTACGCTTCCGGGGTCAAGATAATCAATTGTATTGTCCACGATACGGCACAAGGGTTGTCCTGCTACAACGCAGCAAGCGATATGGAGTGCCACGGATTAATCTCCTACTACAACGGGTGGGGCGCATCGGACCGCGCACATGGACACGGGATGTACGTTCAGAATTTGAATGGCACAAAAGACATTGAGAATTGTACGGTTTTCAATAACGCTGATGAGGGATGCCAGATTTACGGGTCCGGTGGTGCAGACTTGTCTGGCATCACCTACCGAAACAACACACTCGCCCAGAACGGGGAATTGGCTCTTGAAGGCGGTGGCACGTTCGAATATAACTTGCTTCTTGGTGGCGGCGTACTTGATACAGGAAACACGATTGATGGCAACATGTTCTATTTCGATCCTACAGACCCCCAGGGGCACGGGTACATCTCCATCGGCATCTGGGACCCGTCAACGGCGATTACATGCACCAACAATGTATTCGTTGGCGGATATGAGCCGTTTAGTTGCGCTGATGCGCAGGGCCCGAATATGGTCGTGACTGGTAATAAAGTAGTTTCACCAGCCACGGCACTTTCAATGGTGAGGTTAGGAATCGCAGCCGGAGGAAGTCTCACAGGCTTTACTTGGGACAATAATGAATATTACGGATTGGAAAAGTTCTTTCAGGGAACCTACGATGGATCAACCGATAGCTATAGTGGCGGCTATAACACATTCGCTGCCTGGAAGGCGGGCACGGGTTTCGACACCAACAGTGCATTCACTCCGGGCCTTCCAACCGGAAAGTGGATTTACGTTATCCCAAACAAGTTTGAAGCCAAGCGTGCTAGTGTCACGATCTACAACTGGGATTTGTCTGCCACAGTTGATGTGGATTTGTCCAGCATCTTGGCTGTCGGTGATCCGTTCGTTATCCAAGATGCACAGAATTTCTACGGGCCAGCGGTAGTTTCGGGAACGTATGCTGGAGGCACAGTAGCAATCCCAATGACCGGGTTGGTCAAGGCCGCACCGATAGGAATTGCTACTCCTGCGCATACAGCCCCGATGCTAGGGACGTTCATTGTCATGCCTCCAGGGCCAGCTATTCCAATTCCGCAACCGACACCAAATCCGACGCCGACACCAGTACCGAATCCGACACCAGTACCAACGCCAACACCAGGAGGAACCGTGTTTACAACAGGTCAACGAGTAGAAGTCAATACAACGTCATTGAACGTAAGAACTCTTCCGAACGCTACTTTGCCTGCGATAGGCAATGTAGTGAAACCTGATCTAGGAACTGTTCTTGCCGGAATCGACACCACGAACACTTTTACCAACGTGGCGTTCGACAACGGCATCACCGGCTACGTGCTCACCGCTCAACTTCTTGCGTCCACCACACCGCCGCCCACGCCCACGACAACACATTCTGCGTCACTTACCTGGGTTGCTTCTCCTGATGCAGACGCTGGATACAATGTCTATCGAAATGGCGTCAAGATTGCTACTGTCACAGCACTTACTTATGTAGACCATACTGTTGTTGCTGGAATCACGTACACGTACTACGTGACCACCGCAGCATCGTCAACAGGGAGTGAATCCGTGCCATCAAATACAGTATCAGCAGCAATTCCATCGAATCCAACACCACCGCCTCCGACGCCTCCGGCAACGCAGCACACGCCGCCGAGTGGATTGACAGTAAGCGTAGCGTGAATCTGACATGAAAGGGGGATACAATGCACGTTTCACCAGACAGTTTAAGCTTTAGCAAGCAGAACAGTACGGAAGTGAAATCGGTCAAGGTCACTGGAGTGAATATCGTAGCGTGGAGTGCGAAGGCAACTGCTGGTATTGTAGTCGCTCCCCCGAATGGCGTGAACGATGATTCGTTCAATGTAACAATTCCTGGTCTGAGTGCGGGTTCGATTACTGTCACGGCACCAGGACATGCACCGATTATGATACCTGTTTCAGTGGTGTAGGCATTGTTGGAATAAAAATGTTGTAGAAGTAAAATGGAAAAGGGAGGAAACACAATGCACGTATCACCATCTAGTTTGAGCTTTACGAAAGCAACACCTGCAGCGCAATCGGTCAAAGTGACCGGGTTGGCTTCAGGAAATTGGACCGCTAAGGCCACTGATGGAATTAGCGTCACGCCAACCACTGGGGCTAACGACGCTTCGTTTGCCGTGACTGCTCCTGGCTTGCGAGTAGGGTCGCCTGGGACAGTTACCGTTTCTGCTCCCGGAGTCCCGTCAGTTACCGTATCTGTTGCACTCACTGCGTAGTTCTAGCAGGAAAGGTACTCAGTGCGACTGCTGGAAACTATCTATTGCACCTTTGGAGGCGGTGGGGGAGATGCATCTTCCTCCACCGCTCCTGTCGGCCAGCATCCTGAGACTGACGGGACAACTGGGCGGGAGAAGATGCGTAAAGGTGGGCCTGATAAAGGCGGTGTAACGGCAACTGTTGATCCCGACACAAAAGAGTTTCTTCAGAAAACGGCTGTATTTGGCGGTGGTCCTGGTAGTGGTTGTAAGGGACAGAATTGTGGTCGTCATAGGACTCTTTATCATGGCACTTCGGTGGAAAATGCAAAATCTATTCTACAGCATGGATTTGATCCGAAACGAAACATCACGAAAGCAGACCCGGAAGACCCTAAAACTACGTCGTTTTCAAGTGACAAGAAAACCGCTGCTGGTGCTTATGGACGCGTTGATTCTTTCAAGCGGGTTGGTGGCAAGGTTGTGCTAATTCCTGGTGGCGGGCGTGGAGCTGTCGTGAAAGTTAGGGTGCCCGCTGAGATGTTGAGTGGGCATGATAGTGTAGGTGAAGCAAAAGGTGAGTACAATATTCTTCATGGCGGAAAACTTGACAAGAGCTATATCCAAAGTGTTGAGTTTTTCGAGAATGGGAAGAGGACAGTAGTGAGGCCCTCGTTGGAAGCAACTTCTGGTGGCCAGTCTGAAGGTTCTAGCCTGACGGCGCTAAAATATTACGTCGTTGATGGACACGGCAATGTGATTCACACGTTCAGGACGAGAGACGAAGCGGAAAGTGCCTCGGCTGGAAACCGTTATACGAAAGTAGTCACTCATGTCGAGCAAGCGACCCCGATGGAAGACACGCCGGAAGTTATGGATTTTATTCGCCGCAGACCGGGAGACAATCAAGTGCGTACGTTTAGAAAGTCCCTGCCCTATCCAAATGGCCCATTTGGCGGGAGTCCACAAGGATGATGAATTCTGTATTATACTTTTGAAAAGGAGAACTAACGTGCCCCTACAAATTCACCCATATTTTCGAGATAAAGAACTTGCGATGGAGTCCGCTGGTATGATTATAGCCAGAAATTCCGTCGGTTACACAGTGCAAGAGGCCGCAGAAGATGCGGGAACGCTTCCTGCACCGACGATCTTGAAAGGTTCAAACTGGTTTTTCGGTGGAACGATCAATCAGTCCAGCGGGCAGGGTCATAACGACTAGCTAAGGAGAAGAAATGAACATCCAACAGACGATTGGTTTTATCGCAGCTTCTGCGAATGCATTCCCGCTGAAAGCTTCGTTTCAAGAAATTGAAGGCGGCGGGTACAAGTGCAAGATGTGCGGTGAAAAATGTAAGGACCAGAACGCCTGCACAGATCATTTGCTTGCACATCATATTGAGATGGAAGCCCGCGAGTTCTCCGAAGGAAAGCGTAAGAGTCTTGCAAAGTCTGGTGATGCGATGCCTGGTGGCGGCTTTCCTATCGTGAATCGTGGGGATTTGGCAAATGCCAAGCGTGCTATCGGTCGGGCCAAGAATCCAGCCGCTGCAAGGGCGCATATCGACGAGCGTGCAAAAGCTCTTGGTGCAAAGCCTATCGGTGCACAGACTGAATTTGCCCCCGATAATCGTTTGCGGATGCCGAAGAAAGCCGGACAAGATACGACCTCGCAGAATCCGCAGTACACTGGCGGGCAGCCACCGTTGCAGGCAAAGAAGGAAGGTGGCTGCGAAGCGTGCAACGAATCGAAAAAGATGGCTGCGTTTGGAATGAAGCGTGGCGGTATGGGTCATAGTAGTGGGTGTGGTCATACTGGTTTCCATAAAGGGGCAGGCTATGAGAACAAAGCCGCTAAGATGGGGCACAGACTGCCGTTGTCAGCTGCCGCAGAACGGTCTGTGATTATCGTGCAACGTCCTGGCGGTCGTCGCAGGCAGACGGGTTATTCGTTCCGAGGTTATCAGGTAATTTAATTTATGGATGCCTGGGTAGCTCCGTTCACGAAAGCGCAGCCAAGGGTTATGCTGCATGGGATTAGCGTAGAGATGTGCGCTTGCGGATGCGGGGACGAGGACCTGCTGGTTCCCAACATGGATGTGTTGCTTGGACTTGCAGAAGAGCATCCTGAGTGCATGGAGTTCTCGTGGGACGATAGGTGCTTCGAGTGGCATTGCATGGGTCTAAACTAAAATGAATTTGGAAATGACTATTGCAATTCATGCTGGCGGACCAGGGAGTGGATGTACTGGGCCAAATTGTGGCCGTAAACAAAGTGCTTTGCCTCCACAACCTAAACTTCCAGATGAAGGTCAGTTTGCTGCTGTCAGAACGGATGATGGGGGAATTTATTTTGATGGGCAGCCTGAAAAACAACGCACCCACGTTATGCTTATAAATGATTTAGGAATTCCTCCTGAGAGGGTGGTTGGTGGTGGATGGTTAAAAGATGGCGTATATGAGGAATCCGGCCGTTCCGATTCTTCTAGGTATGGTGAGAATGCTAGGGCTAAGTTAAGAGTTTCAGAAAAAAGGGGATTGCAAGGATCGTCTGTTGTTTTATCGGAAATAAAAGTAGGTGATCCTGTGACCGTGGATGGTCTGACAAGTCGTGGAACAGTCGTGCAAGTGAAAGGTCGGCGCGTAACGATTCAAGTACAAGACTGGCGCGGCGGAGTTGGTTACCGGAATGGTTATAGAATAGAGAAAGACGAGTCGGCGGTTCATAAACTAGGCAAAGGACCAGGAGAATAATCCGATGGCAATGATGACACGCAAAGGGCACGGACTCGGGGCTTTTGCATCGACACCAAATCCAAATTATCTTGGCTTCCCGTCGCATCTGATTGTTCGCACAGGCGAATTTCCAGTAAGAGCTTTTATTACGGGAGCACTTGGGCCGACGAAGGACCAGGGTAACCAAGGTTCGTGCACTGGGCATGGCTCTACATCTCAAGGTGAGCGACTGTACCGTAAATTCAAAGGTCAATCCCCCATTTTTGCCCCAGCATTTCATTACTATATCGAGCGTAAGATTGAAAAAACTCTGGGCCAAGGAGATTGCGGAGCACAGGTAGCGACCAGTTTGCAAGTTGCACAGAACGGGGCAAATGGATTTTGTCTAGAGTCTTTGATGCCTTATAACGCAGCCGACTACTCAACTGCCCCGACACCACAGGCATTAGCATCCGCCCTACAAAATCCAGGTGGTTCGTGGCATTCCATCGGCAATGATATTGCGAATATTAAATCCTGCATCCTCTCTGATTATTCTGCAGTCATCGGTATTTCTGTCTACGATTCATTTGAAGATGACGCCGTGGAAACCTCTGGGCTAATACCGCTGCCGAATTTAGGAGTGGAATCTCTTCAAGGCGGCCACGAAACACACGCCTTGATTGGATTCGACGACGAAATTAAGTGTCCGAACGCAAATCCCGGAGCTGTGCTCGTCCAGAATAGCTGGGGACCCAGTTGGGGTATTGCTCCGCCTGAACCCTCGTTATCGAAGAGTCGTGGATTTGCTTGGATATCGTATTCGTACTTAATGGACCCTAATCTTACTAGCGACTGCCGTATGCAGCATCTCGGGAAATCTTGGTAACTATTAAACTTGGAGGAATGAAATGTACTCAACAATTCGTGACATCATCGCACGTGAACAGATTCGTCAGCAACCGACAGCACAGCCCGCGCCTGTGAATAACAATCAGCCTATGAATCAGGATGACACAGACGATCAGGCAATGCTGAGTCCCGATGATATTGGGCAACAAGAGCAAGAGCAGCAAATGCAGCAGGAGCAAGCACAGAACGAGGGCGAGTTCCCGATGCATGAAGTGAACGCCGATCCGCAGCGCTACCCTGTGGACCAAGCGAAACAGTTGCACTCGTTTCTGAAGAATGCTGCAGGCGGCACTGGTACGTTCGTGACCGCGAACAAAGAAAGCCATGAGAAGGCGAAGCAACTTGCTCGTTCCGGCCACTTGCAGCATCAAGGTTCAAGGCTGGGCGGTGCTGGAGGCGGATTGCGTCATGTCTGGAGTCTCACGCCTAAGGGGCATGCCGCAATCGGAGAAGCACCGCCGAAGGCTGGGGCGTCAAGAGGCGGAGGCGGATTTGGCGGTGGAGGGCAGCGCCCTGGCGGTAATGGTCAACGTCCCGGTGGCGGCCAGCAGTCACGTCCAGGTCAGGGTGGCGGCCAGCGTCCGCAGATGCAACAGCGTCCCGGCAGTGGCTCGTTTGGAAGCAATTTTGGCGGCAGATAGTCTCTAAGTAGTAGGATTGCCCGTAAGTATCGGGAAATCGACGGGAAATGCGTCTAGCGTGCATCCTAGAGAACGTCTAGGACTCGAAAAACGAGGATTTGAATGATTCATATGACACCACACGATATTATTAAAGCTCTAGCCGAATCCGATCCAGTTTATGAAACATCTGTAATTCCCCCTGTGCCCGGAACACCATCCCGTTTGACTAAATCATTTGTTCGTAAATGTGCTCTTTGCCGCGCTATCAGCGGACACAACGAAGAAAATGTAAGGCATGAAGCATCATGCCCGTGGATTCCGGCGAAGCAGCTAATAGCCATGAGGGAAGAAATTAAACCACGCAAACAGGACAAAGAAGCGCAATCAGGCGGATTCGACGGCTACGGAGAACCAAGGTAGTGAATTTATCGACTCTTTGCGGATTGCAAGCGCAACACAAACTCGACGGGCATACCTCGTTTCAGGGGCTTCCTGTGTCCATCGAGAACAAGAAAGGCTCAGTCAGAAAAGGGAAGTGTGAAAAGGGCAAGCCCCATACTTGCTGGCGAACGAAGCTACAAGCACACTACGGATATATCCGTGGCGTACCGGGGGTTGACGGGGATTCGCTGGATGTCTTTATTGGCCCAGATGCAAACGCTACTACCGCGTATATCGTGATAACGAAGAAAGCCCCTGAGTTTGAGAAGCCGGACGAACACAAAGTGCTTCTTGGATGGAATTCTGCTGATGCCGCAAAAAAAGCACTAATCGAAAACTATGGCGGCGATGCTAGACATTTTGGTTCGATGACGGCGATGCCCATGTCAGAGTTCAAGCAACGTGTTGGGCATCCGAATTTCAGACCACAGAAACTTACCGCCTCGAAGCTAGAGCAAGCAATGAGAGCAATGGAAGGGCCAGTTGGGATGGCCCATATTGATCCTATACCTAGCTTTCACCCACCAAGTTTGAAGAATCCGAAGCGTGTCCCCGTTGATGATCCAATGGAAAAAGACGATTCGTTCTTGGATGTCACGAAGCGTACGGACAAGGCCACGCAGCGCTTCCGATTGCAGCAAACGAAAAAGCATCCGACGCTGGGAGGCATTCCTCCAAACACTGCGGTAGCCCACCACACGGGTAGTTACCTAGGCCAGTTTTGAAAACTATAAGGAGGCAGCAATGAAAAGCATGTTCGCTTCACTCGCATTACAGACGTTGGGTGTGCATCATTACGGGTTCTTAGGAATCGACGGCCTGTTCGGTGTTTTCATCGGGCTGATCTGTCTCATTATCCTGATCGCTATCTGCTGGAAAATTGTATCACTTCTTCTTCCGGCACTTGGTGTCGGTCAACCTTGGGTGACGATTCTCTATTGGTGCTTCGTCTTAGTTGTGGTGATTGCGTTCATGCATCTGTTCGGGCTCTACTAAGACGGGTCAATGAACCTTCAGACTACAATTTCGATCTTTGCTGGCGGACCTGGAAGTGGTTGCCGTGGTCCTAATTGTGGCCGTCCTAAGAGCGCTATCCCAAAGGGTGCGGACTTCTCTAATCTCAGGGCCCCTGTAAAAACTTTGAAACCAGGTGAGCACACGATTTATGCGTGGCAGAATAAATCAGGAGAGTGGGACCCGAAGCGCAGAGCATTTCACGACCGAGTTGTGGATCGGATACTGAAAGGAAAGACCGCACCCGTTGGACGGGCTCCTATAGCGATTCTGTTAGGCGGCGGTACGGCTTCTGGAAAAACTTCCGGCAGTGATGCGCTTATGAAGGGCAATACTAACATTGTGCGAATAGATTCTGATGAGATTCGTACAGCCCTGCCCGAATACGCGCAACTGAAACAGACTGACCCACAGAACGCTTCCGCAAGAGTCCATGAAGAGGCATCGGACATAACCCATATGGCGGTAGCACGTGCCGCCGTAAAAGGTTTGGATATTGTGTACGACGCCACAACTTCCGGCAACGGTGGTCCTTCTATGGCGAAGTCACTAACCGATAAGGGCTATACAGTGAGAGCTGCGTTTTTTGATGTTCCTTTAGACGTAGCTAGACAGCGTGCCGATCTCCGGGCGCAGTCATCGAATGATCCAATCAATTTTGGGCGTATCGTGCCAGACCGGATAATAGAACAGTCACATTACGGAGCAGCGGCAAATTTCATGCGCCTCAAGGATATGCCGGAAGTAAGTAGGAAAGAGTTCTACGATAATTCAGGGCCTCTAGGTTCTGCACCTAAACTTGTTTATAGCCGTGACGGGATGGGCCCTGAAACAATTCATGACGGAGGACGTTGGAATGAGTATCGAGGTAAAGCAGCCCAAGGCGAGCAACGCGCAAAAGCGGCATAAGTGGGTAGATGATGCACCAGACCCGTTTGCAACAAAGAAAGACGTGCAGCATTTCGAGAAACTGTATGAGCAAGAGAAGAAGAAACTGGAACGGAAAAAGGTCAATTGAATCTCACTGTTACAATCTCGATTTATGCTGGTGGGCCTGGTTCAGTGTGTGAGGGTTCTAACTGTGGTCGTCCAAAGGGAGCAGGCGGCGCGAAATATCGGGGTGGTTTGGTGTGCGTTGATTTCGATAACACGCTTATAGAACACAAAAAAGGCGGCGGGGAGACAACGCCTAGAAAGATGATTCCTGAGGGAGCGGAGCTAGTGCGGCGGCTGAAGAGCGAGGGCTACCGCGTGGTCGTCCTTACGGCGCGGGATAATCACGATGTTGTGGTGAAATTTCTCGCTAAGAATAATATCCCAGTAGATGGTGTGACGAGCCACAAGCCTCCGGCGATTGCCTACGTGGATGATCGTGGTGTTCATTGGGACCGCGATGTGGAAAAGACCATGGCACATATCAAGAGGCTCGAATGAACCTTGAAACGACAATTACGATCTTCGCTACCGGAACTTCCGAGGGCGTCAAGAAAGAATGGGACGAGCGCGGCCGTGGAAGGAAGGCCCGACCTGCAAGTACCACTACTCGTACCACAAAAGAAAAAGCTGCTGTGGATGAATTCCTGAAGGAAATTGAAAAGCAGGGCTATGACAAGAGTAAGACCACAATTGTCTATAAAGCCCCTGTGGATTCCAATTTCGGAGTGCAGCCAATTGCAGTAAGCCACAATAACACCGGAATTATTGAATTTCACCCAGATGTGTGGTTAGAACATGCCCAGAATATGCCAATCGGCGGTGTTGTCGCCCACGAATTAGAGCATCTAAAATTTAAGGCATTTGCGGACGACCACAATATGAATCAGGAAAACCTTATGGGTTTGGCAAAGGACGATGGGGTAACAGGCTACAGTGAAGAGTGCTGGCGTCAAGTGTATAGCCATGAAGCAGGTATTGCATTGGGTGTGCATGAGACGCTTGCCGAGATGGCGCGATTACAGTCCGACACGGGAAAGCTGCCCGGGACCGCTCAGTGGAAAGATTTGTATAAGAGGGTGAATGACTACTATGCCCAGCATCATTAAGCAAAAAGACGGAACGATTGTTGTCTATTTGAAGAAAGACTTCACGCCCGTCGAGAAAGCGCAAGCGGAGATGGTCAAAATAATCAAGCCCAATGGGGACGTGACGTTCGGAGTTCCGGTCAAGAAATGAATCTTGAGACTACCATTTCGGTGTATGCGTCGCACCCCGTCGCTCGTGCTGCTGTGAAGCTGGAAGGCTTTACGAATGCGGAGCAAGAACAGATCAGGCAAGTGCTGTCGGAGATTCCATCGCGTTATCTGGAACACGTGCAAACGATTGTGGCCGACCGAACGATGGGAGCGAAGCACGGACGCTATGAGGAAAGCGGTGTTGTATATCTGAATCCGCGTGATTTTCGCAGCCGCATAAAGTTTGGCCATGGCCCGGGAAGAAAGCTGCCACACGTAGACTTGACACTCGCACACGAATTTGGGCACGGAGTTTTCCTGAGTTTATCCGTGAAGCAGCAAGACGAATGGAAACATCTGAGTGGCTGGCAAGAAGGACACGCAGAAGGGCAAGCGCCACCGTATCAGGAAAAGCGTTCTGGCTGGCCGAAGCAGACTTCTAGTGAAACGCATCGGGAAGGTGCTCGTTTTGCTCGGCGCTACAGTGAGAAAAATTCTGATGAGGATTTCTCAGACGCATTTGGGTTTTACGTAATGGGCCAGAAAAATAGACTGTCCGAGAACAAGCGTGTATTCTTGGAAAAGGTGCTGGACAAGTGAACCTTCAGACTACAATTTCGATTCACGCTGGTGGTGCTGGGTCTGGATGTAATCCCGCTGCCGGAACGTGTGGCAGAAAAAGTTCTGGCGGAAGTGTATATCACGTTACGCATACTAACCTTGTCCCAAAAATCCAGAAAGAGGGACTGAAGCCAATGCAGACTTCTAACTGGGTTAAGCAAGGTGATAAATCAAGGTATGGTAAAGGAGAGATAAATACATTTAGCAATGCACATGATGCACTTCGATGGGCTGCAAAGATGGATTGGGCGTTCAACCAAGCAACTGGAAGCGGGAAGGTTTCTATTCTGAAACTTTCAAGGGGTGACGAAGACTGGAAACAAGATAAAGAGAGCGACCCTCTAGGACAAGCGAGCAGCAAAGGACAGTGGTTGAAGTATCAGGGCGGCATTCCACCTGATAGGATTCAAACAGTTCATCAGTTCAAATCCGATGACGTTCCTTATTTAGTGCATGGCAATAAGGAATTCAAACTATGAACCTGCAAGCCGCTATGCAAGATTTGATTGAGTCCTATGGCACTTCTGACGGTTGGGATGATTAGCATGTATGCCGTTTCCTGTATCATGCAGATAGTGGATAGTAGGAGATGAGAACGGGAGATTATATGCAAGAGACGTATGCCGCAAAGAGTGGTGAGAACGCTATTGATCCAAGCTTTTTCAATTTGGTCTCGCAAATTGCCCATGTGGCTGTTACTTATGGGCTGACTTTTACGGCTGCACGATTCTGGGGCTGGCCGGGAATTGAAATCGTTGGTGGATTGTGCATACTGTACGCAGCCGTGCATGAATTTTTTTGGGACCCTTTGATGGAAAATGCACTGACTCGTGGCTCGGATTTGGAAGACTTCTGTTTTCTAGTGTTAGGCGTTGCGGTTGCTGCTGGCGTCTATGCGATTTGAGGGGGCTGTATGAATCTACGACAAATGATCGACGCGGAGCAAGATAAGGGCCTTGGTGATACGATCAAGCGGGCAACGAACGCTGTAGGTATCAAGCCCTGTGGTAAGTGCCAGAAGCGTGCAGAGGCTTTGAACAAACGATTTCCATACCGGCAGGGCATACCAGCTGGCATGATGGACGGCTTTCAAGGACCAAAGTAGTGACTAAACAAGGATCATACCTGTATAGAATGAAACAGCATTTGGTTTCCGGATTCCGTATTCTTAACATGCAAGGAGAAAGGGGGCAGATTATGGGTACTGAGGAAAACCTTGCAAGAGAAATTGAAGAAATTGAACAGGTTGTGAAGGCGCTTGCCCGCTCGGTCGGTTTGGTGCTTAAAAACCAGGATCAAATTCTTCAGAACCAGGCCGCACAATCCGAGATTCTGAACAAGATTCTCGCACAGGTTGCTCCGCCTGGGCCTGGATTGGCGAGCACGCAGAAGATTTACCTCGAACCACAGAAGTAGAAGTAAAATCTAAAGGAGAAAAATAGAATGCCACTACAACTGCCAGACAACAAATCGTTCGCTTATTATATTTCAGCTGTTGACGACCACGGCCTCGATGGTGCCACACTCGCTGCTGGCCAGACGGATGCAGTTACATCGTCCGACCCGAACATCGTGTTGACGCCCGATGCTTCGCCTCTTCCTGCTCCTGACGGAACAACGTCATGTGCAAGCGGTAAGGGCACGACTGCGAACCCTGTAACGAATCGTGGACCAATCACGATCACATCGCACATTGCGAACGCGGATGGAACCCCGGGCACAAACCCCGCCGGTGCTCCTATTCCCGACGCAAGCGATACGGTCACGATTGTGGCTGGTTTGGCGAACACTCAGGGCGTGCTGTTTGGCGTACCTGCGTAGATGGAATGTTGGGCTGCCGTCGGATTGAATCGCCGGTGGCCCACATTGCATTAAAGTCATGGACAAAAGGAGACATGAAAATGCCAGATAAAAAACCCAAGAATCCTAAAGAGCAAAAACCAAAGCCGCCACCGAAACAGCCACCGCAAGAGGAGCAAGAAGAACCGAAAGAAGAAACAGACGACCTGGGCGAACCGGAAAAAGCACCTAAGCCACAGCCTGTTCCGGCCACGGACCCGAACAAACCCAAATGGTAAAATACCTTATTGCGGTGTGGGGTGGTAGTAGCACAGCCGCCCCACTCTGCTAGGTTTAACATGCATCCACAAACAGATATTGTGATTCCCGTTCACAACGCTTTGCCTGACGTGCAGGAGTGTCTCGCAACGCTGACGGCCCATACAACCGATTACCGTCTTATACTTGTGGACGACTGCTCCGACCGTGAAACAAGCGATTACCTCTACCAGTTCTGTCTGGATCATCCCTCTGCGCTTATGATTCGCACTTCCAAACAGCGATGGTTTACCAGAGCCTCGAACTTAGGATTGCGTCTGTTGAGGACAGAGCGTAGTGTGTTGCTGAATTCCGATTGTGTTCTTGATTCTGGTTGGCTTGATGAACTGTTTGCTGTCTGGGATGAATGCCAACAGCAGAATCCGCAACGAAAGATAGGTTTGGTTGGTTCAATTCAATCAGCAGAAGAACCTAGACGCTATGCCGAATACCTCCATCCCGCATACGTGACCGGACATTGTTGGCTTGTAAGTGTTTCAGCACTTTTTGATATTTCAGCCGCAAGAGGAATGCCCGGTTTTTATTTGGATGAGGTGACACACGGAGCGGCACATATTTGCTCCGATAGGAATGCTTCGTGGGAACTAAACAAATTGGGCTATGCAACGATTGCGAGCTTTAAGGCTGCTGTTGGCCACAAGGGTGGAAGAAGTTGGAATTTTAATTTGGGTGCTGTGTCTGCTTTGCGTCCGTCTGATCTTGATATGGACAGGTGAGAGATGCGTGGTGTGATTCTAGCTGGTGGTCTAGGTACGAGGTTGTATCCCTGCACCGAGGTTGTAAATAAACACTTACTCCCAGTGGCGGGGCAGCCCATGATTTTTTGGCCGTTGCGGTCGATGCAAGCTGCTGGCATTGAAGATGTGCTCGTAGTTGTGGGTGGCAAATCCACATCTGACATTCTCAAGCTGCTTGGTGATGGACACAGACTAGGGTTGCGTCTGCTTTATGCGTTTCAAGAAACAGAAGGTGGAATAGCCGACGCCTTGCACCTTGCCGAACCGTTCGCTGCCGGGCAGGATATATGTGTAGTGCTTGGTGACAATGTTCTTGAGGATCAACTCACACCATACCGAAAACGGTTCGAACAGCAGGGCAAAGGTGCACGTGTGCTGCTCAAAGCAGTTACCGACCCGGAAAATTATGGATGTCCTAAGTTCGTGTGGAGCAATCCCGAGCATACAAGAGCCCGCATTGTAGAGATTGCCGAAAAGCCCGCCCGCGATACAGGGTATGAACCACTTGCAGTAATCGGTGTCTACTTCTACGATAAGACTGTGTTCACGCGTATTCGAGAGTTGACGCCTTCAGCGCGTGGGGAACTTGAAATCACCGACCTGAACAATAACTATGCGCGAGAGGGGGTGTTAGGCTTTTCGCTATTGCAAGGCTGGTGGGGTGATGCAGGTGCCTCGTTTGAATCGTTGGAAAAAGTTTCACGATGGTTGAGGATGACGGCTAAAGGTGCGGAGGCTGCGAAATGAAAATCTGCGTTTCTGGTGCGTTGGGATTTATCGGTAGTGCGTTTATTAGGCGTATTCTGGAAACGGAATCGTCTAAATTGTCGATAGTGGGGTTTGCAAGAAACACAGACCAAAGAAACTGTGGCCGCCTTGAATCTGTTCTCGATGATAACCGATTGCGTATTGTATTCGGTGATTTGATGGATGACTTTTCCGGTTTGACGGAGGGCTGCGACGCTGTTGTGCATTTTGCCGCACGGACCTATGTAGACCATTCGATTGTAGACCCTACCCCTTTTGTTGAATCTAATGTGCTCGGGACTTTGCGGTTGCTTGAGGATGCTCGCAGGAATAAAGTCAAGCGGTTCATTCAGGTGTCAACTGATGAGGTGTACGGGAGTATTTTGGAGGGGGCGTACGCGGAGAATTCTCCTCTGAATCCGACGAACCCCTATGCGGCATCGAAAGCTGGGGCCGATTGTCTTGCGATCAGCTACGCACATACGTTTGGTCTTCACACGGTTGTGACACGCACTGAAAATAATGTCGGGCCGTTTCAGCATCCACAAAAAGTGTTTCCCACGTTTGTTCGCAAAGCCTTAGCAGGCGAGCTGCTGCCCGTGTACGGTGACGGTGGTCACGTGCGGCAGTGGCTTTGGGTGGTGGATCATGTGGATGCACTTATACTTTTGCTGACTGCCGATGTAGCGCCTGGATCGGTGTATCATATTGCTGGGAACAGGGAATTGAAAAATCTAGACTTGGCGAAGTGGATTCTCCGGGTGCTGCATAAACCCGAGGATCAGATTGAATTTATAGACGATCATAACATCCGTCCCGGGCATGACCGTAGATATGCACTTTGTTGTGATAAACTGAAAGCGTTAGGCTGGGCACCAAAACTAGAATTAGAGCAGATGATAGAGAAAGCTGCTTTTTGGTACAGGGACAATCCTACTTGGTTGAACGCATAAAGGAGAAGAGCAATGGCAGATAACAGTAAGCCGTCCGTGACTAGGTATCAGAAGTCCTCTTTTACGTCGCTTGCCGATCTAGCGCAGAATCCCACACAGGTTGCATTGTTACGGGCTTCTGCTGGTCATCCCGATGTTGTTTCTGGTGTGCGTCAGGAAGAAGAAGCAAAGGCTGCGCTGGAGAATCTGCACAACGTCAACCGTAAAGTGGAGACTGCTGGACGCAAGGAGGGTGCATCCGCATTTACACGGGGAAGTATTGTTCGGCACAAGCCGACTGGCAGAAAAGTGACGATCATTCGCGCATCTGCTGCGAAGGACGGCGGTAGTCTGTATGAAGTAGTAGACGCGAAGAATGGCAAGCGCTTTCTTGCCCGTGAAGACAACTTGAATGAGTTACGCTGAAGTGTTTCTGTATCATACTTGTTGAGGAGTGTGGCTTATATGAAACCGGGAATGGGGCACAACAAAGGTGCGGCTTTTGAGCGGCAAATTGCGAAGATGATCGTGCATGCTTTCAGGGAGCATGGAATTAAGCAAAGGGAGTGCTGGCGGTCTACACTTTCTGGCGGGCATGCAATGTCCTGTGGCGATTTATACCTGTCCGACCGACTAGCCGAACTCTTTCCATGGGCAATAGAGTGTAAGTATTATCGGAAGATAGACTGGCAGAACTTCCTTTTTCCCGTAAAATACCGTAAGAAATCATGGAAAGAATGGCAGTGGATTAAACAGGCTGATGATGCCGTTGCGGCAAAGCCAGAACTTGGCTTGCACCCTTTATTGGTGCTGAAAGAAAACCGTGGGCCAATTTATGTGATGGGGTGGGATGAGCAGGGGCTGACGTTGTATCTGTTTCGAGATTTTCTTGAAAGGAGTGTGGCTGCATGCAGAAAACTCCTACCGTAGCCTTCGTCCCTGCGTGGCTTGACGGTTGTGCGTTGTATCGGCTTTTCATGCCGTCACTGCATTACCCAAACTCTAGATTTATCTTTCATCCCGTGCGCACGCCTGTCTCGGAACTGGGCGATGCGGATATAGTCGTCGTGCAGCGGCAGTGCAGTGCGGGAAACATGCAGGCTCTAAAACAGATGAAAGATATGGGCCTGAAAGTAATTTATGACCTCGATGACGATTTGTGGTCTATACCGGGAAGTTCACCAGCGAAGGCTGTCTTTGAACCTGTAAAGAGCGGTTTTGGCATGTGCATTGAAGTGTGTGATCTCGTAACTGTATCTACTGAGCCACTTCGTACAGCTGTGCATTTAGCGGTTCCGAAGTCGCGTTCGAAGACGATTATGGTCATTCCGAATGGAATTGACTTCGACTATCTGCATAGAGCACCACTGCCGAAGCCTGAGGGTCGTGTAACTCTTGGCTGGGGAGGATCGAATACGCACGAAGGCGATGTTGGTTTGGCGTGGCAAGTCCTGCCAAGCCTGATCGAAGAGTTGCCTATGCTGCATTTGGAGCTTATCGGTTCCGCACCGCCTAAGAAGCTAATTGGGCATCCGCGAGTCAGAACACGTGAATTCTGTCCGATAGGGGAATACTTCAGCCGCTATCCGAGTTGGGGCTGGGACATTGCGATGGCCCCGCTTGCCGATGTACGCTTCAACCGCTCGAAAAGTTCCATAAAAATGGTTGAATCTGCTGCGATAGGTATTCCTTGTGTCGCCAGCGATGTTGGTCCCTACAGACGATTTTGCGATCTTGACAAGCGGCTTGAATGGCTCATGTGTAGAACGTCACAGCACTGGAAAGAAAAGATTAAGGCACTCGTGCTGGACAAAGACTTGCGTGATGAACTAGCTGGTGTCATGCGCTCTGTAACGGAAGAGCATTTCGAGCAGCGCAAGTTAATGACTTTGTGGCAGCAAGCATTTCAGGAGGTGTTGGCATGAGTGATAAACACTACTGTGACAACTGTAGTAAAGAGATGGCACTGAATGGTTCCTCTGGGAGTATTTTATTTGGACGTTCCTCTGGGCGTGATGATGGATGGCTCGTGACCTACAAAATCAACAGGGAGTATCTGGGTAGAATTGATTTGTGCAATGAATGTCAGCATGAACTTTTAGAGAAGGCCGTAGCTAGCCGCGTGCTGCGATGAAACTTTTATTGTGGATAATATTTGGTGTGCCCATAAGTGCAGGGCTTTATGTTGGGTATGTCTATTTAGAGGCCTGGTTCGAGACGAAAGCCCTGCCGCGCAGCGAAGTGTTCGTTTGTGACAAGCACGGGCCGATGCAGAGAGAATCGACAATCTCGTTCATGGACCTACCTTATTGTAGCATCTGCTTCCATGAACGAATGAAGTCGGCAGAATCTATGCTAGGAAATGGGCAAAGAATTGAAAGATAACTCTATCGAGCGCCATACGGAGCACCACTTTTACTCGATGCCTGATACATGCGAGATGTTTCTCGCGGCTGTGTGTGCGTTGCAGGATTATTATTTGTGGCTTGACAAGCGTGGCATCGACCCAATCGTGACCGTGCATTCTAAGGTGGGCGGGGAGTTAGACTTTCTCATTCCCGCAATCGAGAAAGATGGGCATGCGCGTGTAGAAAAGATCGTGTACGACACGTCAGGCATGACACTGGACGGATTCGATCAGGTGGTAAAGTTTGATCCCGAGCTTGCCTATAAGCTGTCACTGACGACTGAGAAGCATGTGACACAGATTTTCGGTATCATGGTCGGCTCCGATCCTGTGAAAGTCGTACCCGATATATCTAGCGTAGTCGGAAACATCAAACCAGATTGCGATATTATGCTACTGCCGTTTTCTGGTAGTGACAGGGTGGATGAATTTCTGTGTAACAATCGGCCGGAATTAAATGTGCAAATTGAACCATCCGTTGTCTGGGCCGATTCTTCCTGGCGTGTTGCTTTGCGGGGCAAACTACTTGTCGGTGTGCGTTCAGGACTGACTTATCTTGCGGCGGCGGCGGGTCTTGCGGTCGTAGAAATTTACCCAACAGACTGTCATCGTAATTGGATGTCGAAATGGTCGTCAATGAACTATCAGATGATCTATGGCAACCCGGGTGACGTGCAGCCGGATTTAGTGTATCGTGCAATTGAAGCGATGTGGAAGCGTATCGAGCAGCGCGAACGTGCAATGGCTGTTCCTATGAAGGTTGGTGAGTTATGACGGTGGCCGAGCTTATTGGACTGTTGAGAACAATGCCGCAAGAAGTACCTGTTGAAATTGGTGTCAGTGACCAACCTAGCGGTGCGTGGAATACTAGCATTGAAAAAGTTGAGTTCTGCTTGCCGCACAGGCTTGTATTTGAGAATGACGAGGGCGCTGTTCTGATTTTTACGAGTGATTAATTATGCCGATTAACGATCTGCAAGCGTTTTCAAGTCAAGGCGGACGTGAAACACGCCGCATAAACAGCGATGGTTCTGTCACCGTGGTTTGCAAGGTATGTGGGAAGCCGATTTATCGTGGTCTGTATCAGGGATTCTCGACCGCGAAATGCTCCGACTGTGCGGGCACGCCAACCGATGATGTCATCACCGGCGCAACGATACTGCCAGACGGGCGGGTAATCTATCAGCCGAAGGCCTACACAGACTCGTTGCTGTATCCTGAAGCTCCCGAAGTTGAAAAAGTCGGACTTGCACGGGCTGTATTTCGGGCGCTAGGATTCGGCCGACCGAAGGAGCCGAAGCCCGATCAAGTTGAGAGCATGAAAGTAGCGCGTGAAAAGCGTCGCAAGCCCATCTTTGGTCCGGAGGACGAGTAATGAGCGCGAATGGTGAGTCTCGTGAGCAGCAACAACAAATTAAATGTTTTAATACCGACTGTGGGAAAGAATTTGTCGTGATGCTGCCGCACGCTGAGGTGATTAACAGCATGAGTGTGTCACTCGTGATTTGGACGCATCCTGATGTGCAGTCCTGCCCGCATTGCGGTGTGCCCTATCAAATGTCGGTCAAAAAGATTCAAGGTGTCGAAGTAGCTTGGGGTCCAGTCAGGACCCGCAACACCGGAGGCATTTTCGTGCCACCCCCAGGTATGAAAATTCCGGAGTTCAATAAGCCACAATGATAGGGAGATTTAGTTTCGCCGTTAAGAATCTGCGTGCAGGGGACTGCTTTGGCAGACTTACTATCATACGTGTTGCTGAGAAAGGTAAAGGCCGTAGATTTGTGTGTAAGTGTAATTGCGGGAATATAAAAACTGTCTATGGTTGGTGCTTGATTAAAGGCTCTACGAGGAGTTGTGGATGTTATCAAAAGAAAGTTGCCGCGAGATGTATAGTGGCTTTGAATGTTGCGAGAACTAAACATGGTCTATGCGGAACAGCAGAGCACATAATTTGGAATGGTATGAGGCAGAGATGCGGTGATCCAAATTGTGCAATTTATAAATATTACGGGGGACGTGGAATTAAAGTTTGCATTCGTTGGCAAGACTTTAGTAACTTCCTTGCCGATATGGGACCTAGGCCCAAGGGAAAATACAAGAGTGGCATATCTCGGTGGACTATAGAACGGGTGGATAATAACGGTAATTATGAGCCAGGCAACTGTAAGTGGGCAACGATGAGCGAGCAGGCGTACAACAGAAGGCCCAAACAATGACAACGGAAGAGATGCGTATTCTTCTTGAAAAGGTAGGGCCGTGTTTGGATGACGGGAACACAGCACCGCTTGAAAATCTTTTGTTTGGCATCATTGAATGGATTGAGAAAAATGGGCATGGCAAACGTGAGCAAAGACCACAAGGAACGAAGCTAGTCGGTGAGAGTTTCGTTTTCAGGTCAGATTGGACAAAGTGATGGCAACCATAACCTATCCAAACTGTCCTGATTGTAGAAAGCGGGTTGTGTGCCCAAAATGTAATGAAACTGCCACATACCAAACTCCTGATAAGACCTTTTGGGATAGCAACGCGCACAGTTGGCGATGTGTTTGTTTTGGAACGCCAGAAGAAGGTTTGTGGAGAAGAGAACCTATAGGTGGCGATGAAGCATAAGGGGAGACAAGATGGCAAGCATAGGCTCACGCCTTGGTAGTGGTATTGTGGTAAGTGGGGATGCACGCGCCGTTGAGGCGAAGTCAAAAAGAGAAATGACCGATCTAGTGGAGCGCATGTATGCGGACACCGAGCGCTGGCTGCAGCCCTTGAAACCGTTCATTCTTGTCAGAACGCTGCCACGCTCGACTGTTACAGCAGGCGGTGTTCTGATGCCAGAGAAGCAGAACAAGCCGAACATCGAAGCGGTCGTGCTTGCCGTGTATAAGCCGTATTGGGAAAAAGTAGACAAGGTTTCCGAAGACGGCAAGCGCTTCGACATTTCGGTCTTCAACGAGTGTGACATCAAAGTTGGCGATCATATCGTTATGCCACATCATGTCGGGCTGCCTGATAGTTTTCTCGACGAGCGTGAGTACCGGCTTATCAAAGAAGATGATGCGGTTGCCGTGCTGCACTATCGGGAAAAAGGTTGGTTGAAAGAACAGCTGATGCAACTAGTGTCTCAACTGGAAGCCGGACTGGGCGATAGCAGATATGGACTTATTGCCGAAATGATACAAGAAAAGTTTGACCTCGTGCCAAAAGTAATCTACAGCCGTACGACCTCAGGCCGCTAACCTGTGGCCACGCAGCCGCCCATTTCGACAACTATTCCGGGATTTGGTTTTAGTTGGGTCAACACGCTAAAAACCCGCACAGGCCCCGATCCAGCAATCGTTAAAGACCAGCTTGAATCCCTACAGATGATGCTGCGCGTCCTCGGCCAAGAGGAGTTCTGCAAGTATTTTTTCTGGATTCTCATTAAGAAAGAACCTGGTAAAGACCAAGTTCCGCTCCCCGAAGGCTTCTGGAACCGCCGTCTCGTTCCGTTTATGCTGAACGATGTGCAGCGTGACATGGTGAACCGGGAGAAGAAGCGTAATATCTGCCTCAAGTACAGACAAGGTGGGTACACAACAGACAAGATTATTCGCAGGCTTTATCTTCCCGCGATTACAGAACCTGGTTCAGGTTGCCTGCTTATCTCACAGAATCATTTTTACGCAGCACAGCACTTTGCAATCCTGAAGCGCACGCATCGCTATTTCGGGACGCCGAATCCTTATGACTGGGATGCAAGCGTAGTGACCCGTGAGTATCATGCGAACTTGCTGCACACAGTAGCGAGCAACCGCCGAGAGTTGGTCTTCGATCAGCTTGACTCGAAAATCTTGGTGGATTCAGCAGAGCAGGATGAGGTTGGACAAGGGCTCACATTGAATCATTTGGTCTGCACCGAGTATGCCCGCTGGCCTGGCAATCCCGAGGAAACTCTGGCAAACGCCAAGGAAGCGATTCCCGACGATGGAACGCTTGATATTGAATCGACTGCGAACGGTGCAGGCGGCACTTTTTATGAAGAATGCATACGGGCCCGCGATCCACAGAATAAAACTTCCGAGTTCATGTATTTTTTCCATCCTTGGTGGTGGCACAAAGAGTACAGCGCCGAGCATGTTCGCAACAAACTCTACCGCATGAGTGATTTGGATGTAGATTTCGAGCAGGACCCACTGACGGCAGAAGAAAAAACTCTTAAGGACCGGGTGCATCTTACTCTGGGGCAAGTCGGCTTTCGGCGCATCAAGAAGATTTCACTGCGTTACAACTTCGACGAGAAATACCCTGAGGATGATATTTCAGCGTTTCTTGTATCTGGTAGATCGTACTTTGACCGTGATATTCTGCGTTATCGGTATGTTGAGCTGCAAGGTTACGAACCTATCGTGACGAAGCGCGACGGGCAGATAAAAATATTCAAACGCCGTGTCAAGGGGAAGAAATATGTAATCGGTGCGGATACTGCTACGGGCAGGCAAGTTGCAACTGATGATCCTGATTATTCTGCCGCTGTTGTGCTCGACGAAGAAACAGGTGAAGAAGTCGCAGCGATTCGTGGGCGTATGCCACCCGAGGATTTTGCAGACGACTTGATAGAAATGGGTGTGCAGTACAACATGGCGATGATTGCCGTAGAGCGAGGCACGGGTGGTGATGGCGGCGTTGTGCTCTATCGTTTGGAAGAACAGCGCTACTGGAATATTTACAAGCACAAAGACAAGTTCCGTGCCCGTTCTGTTGGTATGAATCAAAAGAAAGACCAGGAGGTTCCGGGTCTTCCGATGACGACTAAAACCCGGCCTGTTTCGCTCGGTCTATTGCGTGCATTTGTCGAAGAGTACCCCGAGCGTTTTTATGACTTTACCTTTATCGAAGAAGCCATGAGGTTTACGAGGCGTCTTAAGGATGGAAAACCTCAGGGTGGCGGGGATGACGACAATTCAAAAGATGACACAGTAATGTGCCGCGCAGTCGCATTTTTTGCGAGACACGCGAATCTCGGGAACCTCGATCCAGAGATGCTTTCAGAGTATTCTTCTTATGACAGGCAAGAGGGCGAAAACGAAGCTCCCGGCGAAGCAAATTAACCAGTTCCCCATACCTAACCTACTCAAACTAAAGCACCTAACCTGACCCTTAATATTGTACGAATATTGAATCTTTACCTAGGGCTAGTGCGTCTAAATAGGTGCAGGACGAACGAGCGAACCAGTGAATGAAACAAACTACGGAAGCAACGTGCTGGCAATTGCGGTCTCGTCCTGAAAGAGACCAGTCGTCTTATACGCCAATGCGAACGGCGGCGGGTTGGGTACCAGTGCCCTAAACTACGGATGATGGGATACCGTTGTCACCCGCAAAAACGGGACAAACGGATGGTCGCAAGTCCCACATGGTAGCTATACGAGAAAGCCACCATTATTTTTACCCTTGACAATATTGTACGAATTTTGTACTATCAAGGTGCAACAAGTGAGGTACAAGGAGAACGACCATGAAAAAGCTATTCGACGCAACGCGGTTTACACCAACTGAATGGGACACAGCAGAAGACAAGGCCAAGTTCGCCAATCAGTTCGTTCGATTCGTAGAGTCCGATTTTAAGGGTACACTGTTCCCGAAGTGGTTTTACAATCGTCTGTCGATGACCTTCGGGCATATCGCTCATTACAATCAAGGAGGGTTCTACGGCGAGTTTTTCACAAACACCAGGGACAAGATGCAATTTCTGAAACAGACAGCGGAGTGTGGTTGCTACGGCTCGCCGGAATTCACTTATTGCGATGTGGAGCGTGTTGTCAAAGCATGGGTGATAACTTCTGGTTTGATTGAAGCATACTCGGCCCGACTGAATGCTGAAATTGAAACTTCTGAACGGGCACAGTTAGATAGGCTCAAAGCGAAGTATGAGGCACCGAAAGCATAGTTTGAATCCTGTAACATACTGGATGAGGAGGAAGTCATGGCTCAGCAAAGTTTTCTGGAAACTTTTAAGGCAGCAAGACGAGTTAGCACTAGCCTGATGGCGATTCGCACACCCGACCCTGCCGCAACGATGGGCACAGTCATGCAAGCGTACGCCGAGACGAAAGAAGTGCCACCGATCCTGTGTCACGATATCGTCCGAGGCGTGCTCGGTGTGAACGATAAGGGCCAAGATGCCTTACACGATTTGTTCTCTGCTGTAGAAATTTCACAGATGCAAGAGCGTATCCAGTCGGGTGAGAAAGTTGGCGACCTGTATCAACTTCTGTCCGAATCGTTGTCTAGCCCAGTGGACGCCCTTGTGCGTGCTGTGAAGCTGCCGCGTTTGTCGATTCTCTTCATGCTGAACGCTGACCGCTACATGGAGCAGCCTGTTGTCGCGCAAGCGATTTGCAACCTGCGTGACAACTTCAAAGCGAACCGGCGCAGCGTCGTTCTGCTCGCTCCGGATATTACCCTGCCCGCCGCACTCGCCCAGGATGTGCTTTTGCTGGATGAGCCCTACCCTGACCGCGAACAATTGAAAGAAATCATCACACGCGTCTACAATGATGCGAAGCTCGACAAACCCAAAGCCGATGTACTGGAAAAATGCTCCGATGCGCTGTGCGGACTTGCCGCATATCCCGCCGAGCAGGTAGCATTTATCTCACTCAAGAAGGACGGTATCGACGTTGAAGGGTTGTGGGAACGCAAGCGGCAGACAATCGAGCAGACTGTTGGTGCAAGTGTCTGGCGCGGAGCGGAGAAGTTTTCCAATATCTGCGGACTGTCGAACGTCGTCAAGTACGTCCGTATGGTTATCAACGGCAAGCGGGAAATCTCGTGCGTCCTGTTTCTGGACGAAATCGAGAAGATGTTTGCCGGCCTGCAAGGCGATTTGTCTGGAGTCAGCCAGAAGATGTTTGGCACTTTCTTGACCTGGATGCAGGATCACAACGCAATTGGCATATTGCTGCTCGGGCCTCCCGGAACAGGGAAGTCCCTCTTAGCAAAGGCAATTGGAAACGAAGCTGGAGTTCCGACTATCGTGGGTGATATTGGTGGAATGGAGGCCGGTATTGTCGGCGAGTCGGGCAAGAATCTCCGCTCGTTCCTGAAAATGGTGGATGCTGTGGCTGGCGGCAAAACGATTTTCGTTGTTGCGACTTGCAATAACGTGGACAGCCTGCCTCCTGAATTGAGAAGGCGTTTCAAGCGTGGCACGTTCTTTATGGACCTGATGTCAAAAGAAGAGCGTGACGGGGCATGGCAGTTTTTCACGAAGAAATATAATCTGACCGACAAGAAGCGTCCGGACGATGAAGGATGGACAGGGGCGGAAATCGAACAGTGCACCGAGATGGCCTGGGACTACGGGATCAGCCTCGTGGAAGCTGCCGAGTACGTTGTTCCTGTCGCTCAGTCTGCGAAAGATCAGATACAACGGCTGCGTGAGTTTGCTGCCGGGAAGTTCATTGCCGCAAGCTACCCTGGCAAGTATAAGCTTCCGTCAAATCAGCCGCCCGTGCTTCAGCAGTCACGCAGCATCAAGAGGGAGGTCAACTAGCCATGAAGAGCCTGATTGGAAAAGTGCTTTGGTACTTCGTCGGTGATTTGGTCAGATATGAGTGCCAACAATATACCGATGATCTTGAATCTGACCTTGAAGATCGGATTAGCTCTATGGTTGATCGGGATGATGTCAATTCATTGGAATCGAGAATTGATTCGTTAGAAGGGGAGTTAGGGTGATGGGCGCTCAGTGGGCAGCACAGTGGAAAGTGACTTCGTTTACTACTGACAAGACGTATACAGTCAGCGTGGCGAAGACTGGACGATGGGCTTGTGACTGCCCGGCCCATAAGTTTGCTAGAAACCCGAAACCAATGTGCAAACATATTTTGCACATTCGGAAGGTTGAGGAAGTTCCGATCATAGGTGGTGTGCCTGTGCAAGTAATGGCGAATAATCAACGCGCCCGCTACCTTGACAAGAAAACTGTGTTGCCTGTCGCAAAGGTTGTTGCACAGACTGGACAGATGCTTGTGATTCAGACACGAAGAGAAATCTGCCTTGAGGAGGACTGAAATGACTAACTATGTTAAATATGAATTGCACCCTGGTGGTAAAGAGTTGCTATGTGATTTTTGCAGTTCGCCAGCCATCGTGAAGGACTACGCATGTGAGACGTTCAAAGCAATTGATGTAGGGCCACTTGTAGCCGAGAGCGTCGGCAAATGGGTAGCCTGCGCACCCTGCGCCGAACTAATCGACGCGGACAAGTGGGAAGAACTCGCACAGCATAGCTTTGAAACAGTTGATCCTAAGTTCCACGAACTGCCTGTTGCTCAACAAGCGATTTTGATCGACTTCATCCGGCAGATGCATGGGCAATTCCGCCAGTTACGGATGCGGGCCAACTAAGACCTTGACTGTTTTGTGCGAATATTGTATATTGAATGTGCTGGGGTCATGCCCTTTGGGGAAGGAGTCCTCCACGCAGTCTATGCGTGAATTGATTAAAGGCTCACTGGCGAGAGTCTCCCCAGCAAACTGAAAGGAGTTTTACGATGTCGCATGTGACCGATTTGAAATTGGTAGTCAGGGACCTCAACGCATTGAAGCTTGCGGCCGAAGCACTCGGTATGGAACTGGTCGAGCAATCAACGTTCAAGTGGTACGGCACGCATGTCGGTGATTATCCGCTGCCTGCCGGTTTCACGAAAGCGGACATGGGCAAATGTGACTACGCCATGCGCATTAAGGGTAATCCGCGAGCGTACGAGGTCGGTGTTGTCAAGAGCAAGACAGGCACTGGCTATCAAATGCTTTGGGACTTCTGGCAAGGCGGCTACGGGCTCCAAGAAGCTATCGGTAAGAGCGGCGAGAAACTGAAGCAAGGCTATGCCGTGCAAGTCGCAAAGAAAGAAATGGCCAAGTTCCAGCGTGACGGTTTCCGCATCGCGCAGTACAAGCGTCCGGATGGCACTCTCGTTGTTAAAGCAGTTAGGGGGTAATGAAAATGAGTGAAGAGATCACAGTGACGATTGCACCAGATGGGGAAGTGAAAGTCTCCGTCAAGGGTGTCAAAGGAAAGGCCTGCAAAGCGCTGACGAAAGGGCTTGAAGCGGCGCTCGGAGAAGTTGGGCACAGTCAAGCTACGAAGGAGGCATATGAATCCGAACAAACAAGAACAATTCTCAATCGCTATACGGCCGGACGGTAGTCTTTCGTTCATCTACGATGACAAGCTCGCCGACCTGTGCGAGCACGGTGAAGCCGTAACGCGCCGTGTAAGCTACGTCGAGCCTAGTGGCAAGGGTTGGACGGCAGACCTCGCGCCCGTGAATGGGCCTGTGCTTGGCCCTTACAGACTGCGGGAAGATGCGCTCGCCACAGAACGTCAATGGCTCGAAGAAAATCTGTTCTCCGAGGTTTAGCCCTTGACAATATTGTGCGAGTTTTGTATTATGAATCGTTGAGAATTCATATCGTGAGGAGGTAGACGAACATGGCAGCGAAGGCTCAGAAGAAAGCATTGGCAGTAAAACACACAGCAACAAAACGTCACATCCACAAGACCGTTACAGTCCAGCAGCCACAACCAGTCAGCACAAAAGAGATGCTGGGCAAAGTGATTGCTCTGTCCTTGGACGTGCATGTGCTGGGCAACCAACGCAAGATCAGCACGAGCAATGTAAAAGTCGAAGCCGATCCTCGCTGGATTGGCGTCACGAAAAAGCTGGTTGCTTCCGATAGCCTCGGTAAGATTAGAGGTGTCGGGTATCGTGCTCAAGCATATGTCCGCTCCCATGCACTACCGTCACTGCTAAAAGATAGCGTGTATCTCATTCCGACCGACAACGTGGATGTTGTCAATAAGCGGCTCATCGAGTTCACAGTCGAGCACAAGCAACTCGTTGAGCAATTCGTTGGTGAATACGACGAGATGTTGCAGGAGTCAAAAACCAGGCTCGGGAAGTTGTTCACGGAGTCCGACTATCCGACCAAGGATGGACTGACCTCCGCGTTTGGAATCACTTGGCGCTATATCAGCTTCGACGTTCCTGTGAGTCTCGAACAGGTTAGCCGGGATGTCTATCAGCAGGAGCAGGCGAAGGCCGCAAAGTCATGGGACGCTGCACGTGAAGTCTGGCAGCAACTTTTGCGCAAAGAGTTCTCAGAAGTTGTTGGCCACCTTGTCGAACGGTTGTCGCCCTCGAAAGACGGCAAGAAAAAAGTGATTCGGGATTCGGCCGTTGCAAATGTCAGTGAATGGATTGGGACATTCAATCCCCGGAACATTCAAGGTGACGCTGAACTGAAAGCACTCGTAGACAAGGCGAATGCTCTTGTTAAGGGTGTCAATCCGGATGTGCTGCGGGAAGACGAACGGGCACGTAACACAATGCGTGCGTCGTTTGAGACGATCAAGAGCACGCTCGACACGCTCGTTGTGCTCAAACCTTCGCGGGAGGTATCGTTCGATGAAGACTAATCGGCAACGTGGGCAGGCACTAATTGAATTTGCGTTAATTCTGCCTATTTTCCTTTTTCTTGCCCTAGCGGGTGCTGACTTGCTCTGGCTAGAAAATCAGAAGTCCAACCTTGACTATATTACGACCGAGGCAGCCATTTGTAACGCCAAGGCAGGGTGCAATCCTGTGGCCTACGTATCGGCAGCCGCACCGGGTTTGCATCTTAACCCTGCCCAGATTACCGTCACGGTGAACGCGCCCAACAGTGTCACACTTGCCTATACCACACAATCACTAACTGGATTCATACCAGCGGTCAAACTGACAGAAACGGCGGTAACACCATGAGAGAACTAATCCACCGCACTCTGACGGATGAGCGGCAGTTCAAGCTGACGATCCGTGTTGCACTCATCAGTGCGTTCGTTCTTGGATTTGCTGTCGGTTTCATAACTGGTGGTTGGGCATTGTTTCATTTATAGGAGGTAGTTGACATGAACGCGAAGACTAAGACTAAGACAACTAGAGTGGTTTCGATTGACTGGGATTATTTCGTTGAAGAAAATCCAATGCTGGATTGGGGCCATCGTGAGACGACATTCTTCCTAGAACATATGTGGCACATTAGGCGTGTGAATACCAGTTACAACGAAGCAACGAAATCCTTCAAGCAAATGCTAGTAGACTTGCGCGAACTGCTTCCTTTCCGTGGCAGCCCGTTCGTGATTACAAGGTTGCCGTTCACGCAAGGGAAATATCAGATTGGAACGGCCGAGTCACATGCCGCGATTCTGCAACTGCTCACTGGACAGAGCAATCTTGAGATCGTTAACATCGACGCGCACCATGATATCCATTACGGCAAAATTGCCAAGGATGATAAATCCGTTGAATGTGGATCATGGGGCAGCCATTTGATTGCGAACGGGCGTGTCAAATCGTGGTTGCAAGTTTATCCCGATTGGCGAAAGAAGTTTCCGGAAGGCCACGAAGACAAGCTGGATTGGGCCCGTAAGCAACTCAACGGGCAGTTTGATGTTGTCTACGGTGCTCCTCCAATACGTTGGCGCAACGTGGATTATGTGTTTATCTGCCGTTCCGGTTGCTGGGCCCCGCCCGAGTATGACAAGGAATTCAGTTTGCTTTGCATGATGCTTGGTGCACATGGGATGAAAGAACGAGAGATCACAGTTCCAAAACTCATACCAGTCGGCGAGAGTGCACCGCTGGGAAAAGAGGAAGTGTGCTCGACCTAGAAGCACTATGCGAAAATTGCCATCACGCGTACAAATTTCACTTTACAAGTGCGGGCGATCCGATGACGTGCGATGAGGAAGTCTTTTACGACCATGGTGACGATGCCGAATTTTTTGATACACCGGGTGCTGAATCAACTGCTGTGCTGTGTGGCTGCCCACAGTTTGTTTTGGTGACAGAGACCGATTATGGGTGTAGGTGATATACCTTGACATTCACCACGATAGGTATAATATTTTGGGTGCGTGAAACAGGGCCAAGTTTCTAAATAAACCTAAGAAGAGGAGCAAGAACATGGCAAATAAAACAGCAAAGAAAGCAAAAGTAAAAAAGACTCGTACATCCAGGGCAGACCGTGTGTTGGGCATCGCTTCCCCGAACTCTGTAGAGGGAAAGATACTGTCCGATCTGAGCGACGGGAAGTTCCATAACCGTGCGGATTTCATGGAGTACCGCAAGCGTGAAAAAGACAGCATCGGTTATTTCCTGACCGTGCTCAAGCGCAAGAGTGCGAAAGCAGATCGTCCGTTCAAGCTGGAGCTGGAAAACGATGGCGAGAAAGTGAGGCTTGTATTTCTCGCAGCCAAGGGCAAGAACGGTGCATCTGCGAAGTCCACTGAGCCGGTACTTAAAGCCAAAGCCAAAGCCAAAGCCAAAGCGAAGGCCGCTGGTGCTGGTGCGGAAGTTTCACGAGCATCCGTGCAAGACGTACCCGCGTCCGATGACTAACCCCCTCAGCATCTAGCCTGATCGAAAAACCTCAGGCTAGATGCTCTTTTTCTTATCTAACCTCAAGAAAACAATAGTTTTAATGTAAAACAAGCCTTTTCCAGATGTGTTTTGCTATAGAAGTGCTCATAAGTAGCGGGAAATCGACGGGAAACAGCGTTCCTGTGCATCCTGGGAACGAGTTAGAACACGATTCCTGTATCATGGAGTTATGATGCGCAAGGCTCAGACTTCGCGCCCGCGACAATTACGAAAAATCTATCTTGGAAAAGTTTATGAATTGCTGTATGACGAGCTGGGCGGTTGGTACTGTATTACCTCAGCCAGTGTCCTACCTGGGACGGAAGGACACGATGTGACGGTTACGAATCTGAGCCTCGTGACTGTCCGCACCGCCCTTAAATTTCTAGTAAGTTGGTAAAATCTAAACCGTGAGGAGTAGGGTTATGAAAACGAAACAAGAAAAAGAAGTTCAAATACGAAGCGAAATTCGACTTGAGCAGTTGTGCCCACATCATGAAGAAGATGAAGGCATCGCTATGAGGATGCCGGTAATTCTTAAATGGGGTGGCAGCGACTGTGGCCTGTTGATAAACCAAGTTGGTGAACCCTATTGCGACGAATGCGACGGTGAAAATGCCAAAGACCACTTTGAGGATAACACGGACACTGACCTTGCCTTCATGCTCGGCAAGAAAGACTTTGAAGCAATCGCCGAAATTATTTCAGAAAAATTACGGTTACATGACCAAGGAAAGTCGGAAATACGATTGAATCGTCTTGTGGAGACTTTGGAAAACAAATTGGATGAACTTAGAGACTCTATTGAAGACTGGACGGACTCTGATATTCGAGATGGTCTCCTTTCGGCTGTAACTGAAGCATTGAAACCCATGATGAAAAGAAGGGGAGAAAGAAATGAAGAGCAAGTTTAGCGTAGGGCAAGTAGTAAAAAATGCTTACGCTCAGTTTGGTTGGGTTAAGCGTATTGACGTTAAGGATGGAAAGATTTGGGTCGAGTTGGAGGGCGATATGTGGCCAATAAAGTACCCCGAGTCCACATTGAAGGGCCTGACCGACAAGGAGAAAGGCGTTCAAAATGACAGAAAACTACTCAATCGAAAATCTGCATGATGAATGCTGGGTATTGCTGCTGACAATCACGAAGGCGTTTTTGCTGCTTATTGTGCTACCACTTGCGTTCTTTACCGAACGATTGGCACAACTGTCCGCGTGGCTCGTGCGGTACGTTGAAGACTATCAGCCCATCGTGCCTAGTGTATTCGAACGGGAGAAATAAATTTTCTACGTGAGGATGATGACAATGATGAGGAAGAGGGTAACTGTACAAGATTGTCCTTGGGTTCATGACGATTTGATGGGAATACAAGAAGACGAACGCATACATGAGGAATGGCAACGGAAAGCCTCAGTAACGCGTGAAAAGGCTAGGCAGTACCGGCAAAAGAAAAAGGATCGGTTGGAAAGACTCAGTTGTTATTTGAAACTCGCATGCCGCATTGCTTGTGAGCCTTTTACTAAACCCCCAACTTTTAAGCAGCTTACAAAAGACACTATTGAGTATGATGCTTTGTGTATGGCTGTGCTCTCAGGTCTTGATGGACTGACGCGTGTTGAGCGGAAGGTTATCGTGCTGCGCTTTGGACTTCTCAATGGAAAGGTACTGACACTTGACGAGACCGGTTCACATATCAGGAGCAGGCATCCGGATGCGCCAAAAGAGGGTGTCGTGAAGGTGGTAGTAAAATATTACGACGGTTATGACCATATTGGTGACCAACCTAAATTTGTTGAAAAAGTTCAGACTATAGGGCCGACCATTACCAAGGAGCGTGTTCGGCAGATTGAGGCAAAAGCTTTGCGTAAACTCAGGCGTCCGAGTAGAGGCGGTCGCGCTATTTTGTTCTGTGTGACTAGGTTGCGATTAGGGAGGCTAAATGAGGGCCTTATTTGAATCCCACAATCTCATAGGTGACGCACTTTGCATATCAGCCGCATTGCGTGCCTGGCACCGCAGTCATCCCGAGTATGAAATCGACATGCTAACGGACAACAACGCAGTGGCGGAACTATACCGTGGAATGGGTGTGCCACTGAAAGTTGTATTTGGTAGAATGGACGAGGTAAAAGTTGCTTACATCGGGCTCCCGAAGGTTCCTGTCACGATTGAATACGACTTCGAATTCAATTTCAACGTAAACAAGGCCTTTGAGATTTGCAATCAAAAGAAGTGCCACTTGGCACAGGGCTATGCAGATTTGCTCGGTGTCAAACTTGGCGATTCTGCGGCAGACCTAGGGCCATTTTACGACCCGCCATACAATGAGGAGGACAACGAATGGGTATCCCGAGTTCCGCAAGACGCAATTTTGATTGCACCGTTTTCACGGTCGTGTTCGAGTCACGATGGCAAACCGCCGAACAAGTGCCTGCCGTGGGTAAAGTGGAAGCCAATTCTGCGCTTTCTACGGACACTCAACAAACCGATTCGCGTAACTGGAAGCGCAGACGAACGGGCAGACGAACTAGGTTTTTCTGAGGAAGAATACCTTACTGGGATGCCGCTGCGAGCACTTGCCCGGGCGATGAAAGAGCACAGGATTTACCTAGCTGTGACTGTAGATAACGGCCTGTCGCATCTTGCAGGATCACAAAAAGTACCGCAGATTCTTTATTACCCGATGTGTCTTGGACTGCACTATGCGTGTCCATGGTCCAATCCATTCGTGATGCCGATCCACGTCGATCCAGCAGTCGCGGAGCCGGCGCAAATTGTGTGGAGCACAAAACAGGCGTTTACCATGCTGGAAGAAATGCGCGTACCAGGGAGTGCGTGGACGGCGCTCGATAATGAAAAATAGGCACTTGACAATATTGTGCGAATATTGTATATTGAGTGTGTAAGTAATCTCTGTGAGGAGGACGATTCGATGAAATACCTAGACCAAGAGCAAGTGACACGTTACGCACAGATTGCTGCCGAGATCAAGAAATTGGAAGAGCAGAAGTCTGTGTTGCGGGAAGAGCTGATTGCCGGGTTCAAAGAGGGCCTCAAATGTCCAAGTCGCGGGCCGTATCTGTTGACCCTGACTTACCAAGAACGCCGGACGATTTCATGGAAAGATGAATTCGTTAAACTCGCCAAGGATCAGCTTGGCAAAGCATGGCGGAAATACCAACTGAGCATCGAAAACGAAGCGCCCGTTGTCCACACGCCGATGCTGCTGCCCGCTGTCAACCCCGACTATGAAGCCGAAGCAATGGCGAAGCGAGGTGCGGCATGAAAACGGTTCCGATTGAAAAAGCACCGCCTGAATTGCTTGACGAAAATAAACTGGCTGAACGGCTTGACGAAGCACTGGAAAGACTCCGGTCGGCTGAATCTATGATAGGTACACCCCACACCAATATGTTTATGGACGCCGCCGCGCCGGAACACCGACTCCGTTGGCTCAGGGAAACCCGTGCACTCCTGAAAGTTAATGGGGTTGAGCCAGAAAATCTTGATGGTCCTTGGCATACTGAGGATAAGGCGAAGCGTGGTGCCACATGACATTCTTTAGGGCACACATATTTCTTTGGGCTGTATTAGTTCTTTCGGCCATATTATCGGTAGACTACGCCTGTGTTCTCTGGAGGAAGAAACAAGACTAACGATATGGCACAACTAACCCAAGCTGACCAAACGCAACTGAAAGCACGTGGCATATACGTAAGTGAGCGCTGCGACCGTTCGGGCTGCAAAAATATAATCTCCTATGTAAGCTTTCTCGGTCGCCGTTCCGGTGCCGTCTTCTGCTCCCGCGAGTGCCGGGACTCGGAAGAGCCTATGACCAAGATTAAGATACGTGAGCCGAAAGAGCCACCCGCTGAACAAATCGTTAAAGCGAAGTCTGATATGGTGCTGGGGATCGCACGGCCTGGCACGATGCCTGAGAAAATGTTGTCCGTGATGCTCGACGAGAAATGGCACGTGAAGGACAGTTTCAAAAAGTATAAGAATCGCGCAAAAGACAGCGTTGGTTATTTCTTAACCGTATTGGGGCGGACAGGTTCGAAAGCGGAACGCCCGTTCAAGATCGAAACGAACGGAGACAAAGTAAGGCTTGTGTTTCTTAGCAAGAATGGCAGTACAGCAAAAGTTGTCGTGCAAGATGTACCAGTAGCTGAAGCGTGAGGATCATGGGAAACTATAAGGGAACGAAGGTTTATGCGACGAAGAAAGAGGCCGCTGAAAGTTTGAGACTCTGGAAGAAGGCGGTGTTTATTGGTCTGAACCTGGAAGTTATGGGTACAGATGATGCACTCGATGCATTGGATTTGGCCATTAAGTATCATGAAGCAATCGCACTTAAACACAGGTTGCCCAAAATTAATGGTTATTACGGGTTGAGCACGAAAACTAGGGAGTTCTTGGTAGCAGTAAAATCTAAAACGTGAGGAGTAGGATAATGAAGCAGATTATTTTGCTGGAGGACCACGAAGTAGCACGCTTGCAGAAAGGCAAGACCCTAATGATTACTACGGCAGCGGGCGATGTCGGACTGCAATTCCTGACCAGAAATGGTTTCAATCATGACGCGGAAGCAGAGAAATCAAGCAAGTCTCTGCGTTGCGATGTATGCGGCGCAATGGAGGGAGCACACGGACCATTTCTCAGTAAAGCATCTTTAAGTGCACACAAGCGGGAAGCCCATTCCAAGAACACCCCACGCCCCGCGTTACGCTGCGATGTCTGCAATACAACTACCGACAAGCATGGCAAACCATTCAAGTCGCCCATGTCGTTGTCCATCCACCGCAGGAAGATGCACTCGGGGGTGAAACATGCGTAGAAAGCCTGACCGACAATGTAGCCGCTGTGGCAAGACCTACTTCCGCTCGAACCGTTTACGGCTGTGGACGCGTGTGAATCCCGGCCATCGTGACGGTTGGGGCAAAGACGATGTGAAACTGTGCACGAATTGCATGAGTCAGAACGCCGCAAAGAGTGCAGTACGGCTTGTCTCTGCCCGCATCGTGGAGATTGATATGCGCAAGATAGCTTCATGAAGCCAATCCGATACCGCGTGCTGCTCGCAGAGCAATTGTCCAAAGCCGACAAGCTGACTATCTCGGCGAAAATCAGCACGCTGTCTTCGGGCCCCGAAGGAGCGCGAAATGAATACAGTGTTAGCAATTCTATGTTTTATTATGTCTATTGCTGTCATTGCTCATTCTTTCTGGGAAAAGAGCTATGATCCATCCACCTCTTTTTTGTGGTACACAGCAGGTGTGTTTTGGTTGAGTAGAGATTCCAAGTGAGGAGGAAGACATGGTGACGTGTACTGAATGTGGTGGTGAGATTGAGGACGCGAAGTACATAGCCGCCCGTTTTGAGTATCGGGCGGGTTTGGCATTCTTTTGGGCTTGTGAACACTATCCTGCCAAGTACGCACCCGTGCGGCTTGCTGGTAAACACTGTATCGAGTCGTACTGCGAACAGCATCCGCAGTACTATAGTGAGGTTATCAAACTGATGAGCGAGTACGAGCCCGAGTGCTCGCATGCACGTTCTGTGAACTAACGAAAAGAGGTACTATGGCGATTATTAAAACAGAACCTAGAAGGGTAGGACGCCCACAAGCGACGAAAGGAACTGTTAGGGTGCTGCCTGCAGGACTGCTTCGGCTGTCCCCAGATTTGTGCATTGCGAAAACCTTCCAAGTGACTGTGGATATAGGAAAGAAACAGCTTATTATTAAGCCCGATGGGCCACACAAGCTACGTCGTCACGGCCAGTCTGGGATGCTGACGACTAGTTTTGCACTTCAGTTAGGGGGTATCGACGCAAAGAGTGCTGCGGGCGAGTACGTCGTGCGGCGACTCAAGGACAAGGGATTTATTGTTGATTTACAGGAGAGGTAGCGGTGTCTTCAGAGAGTAATTCTTCACTAGGCTATCTCGTGACAGGGCCAGAACGCTCTGTCATTGCTACGCTGGCAGATGTGACAATCCAGCAAGACATTCGTGAAGTTCGTGTTGGCTACCGTGGTGCAGTCCGTGCACAGTATACCTCTGGATTGAAACAAATTGCATGGTGCGGCAAACTTATTGGCGTGCACACGCAAGACAGAAACAACTTGCTTAGCCTTCCATACAGCAAGCTACAACTTCTTTTGGTTGCGGGGGGAGACACTTTCAAATATAAGTCGATTCTATTGGAAAATTGTTACACTGTGTCGTGCAACAAAGACTGTGATGATGTTTATCTTCGTGGTGTGGCTATGCCCGATGACGCTGGTAATCTTATGTCCTACTTCGATCACGTCTTACCTGTAGTTGAATCCGATTTGCTGCCCCCTCCAAGTGCTCTAGTGACGAATCTAAATGCGGTGAGTGGTACCGTGATTCATGTGCCTCCATATTACTGGCCTGATGCTAACAGTCCGGGAGTGCCAATTCCTGATGATGTGCTTCAGAAGATTCGGGCTTCGAAAGATGCGCCGAAAGAAAAGCCCCGCAAGCCAACAATTCAGTATCCAGTCAAGCGTGAGGTAGACTTCGATGAGTGAGGGGATATTGCACGAAATCCTTGAATCTCTTACCACAGCGATCATGATTATTTTTGCTGTGGTTTTATTTCCTATCTGGTTTCCGTTATGGGTAATAAGAAAAATTACATGGCGACATAGGTATGGGTATTGGTACTGACAAGTTAAATCCCCGCCAGATTTAATTGCTAAGTTGTTTTAGCGACTTTGTGCACTATTATACACTTTCTCGCTAGATGGCGATTCTTGAGGCAATCAGGCAGTTCCACAGGGACCTGGAAGCGCGTGCTGCGAGGCACTTCCGCACGCAAGAAATTGTCCGCGTAATGTCAAATGCCCATTCCCAAGAACTGTCCGCTACCCCCGGTGAACAATGGGGGCTTGTCAAGCAGCGGCACACGCAAGAGATTCAAGCGGTCCGCGATGGGCAATTTGACATTGTGGATCGGAGAACCTGGCAATATCCCTATTTGCCAGAGGCGCTCCATAGGTTGAACCAACCGATTTTGAAAAATTGCTTCTCTGCCGATACACAGGTACTCACAAAGCGAGGCTGGGTGCCATGGCCAGAAGCTCGTCCAGATGATTTATATGCTACGCGTAGTAAGAATGGTGAGATTCACTGGCAGCACGCCAAGAAATTTATGGTTGTTGATTACTCTGGCCCGATGGTGCACCTGACTGGCAAGTGCTTGGACTTTTTGGTTACGCCACACCATCGCATGTATGGCCGATCTGTTCGTTGGGCAGGACCGAAAGGAAATAGTGGTGCATTTGCCAAAGACAAAAAAGGGTTTCAATTTGCGAAGGATGTAGCAGAGCACATAGCAAATGGGGACGGCCATGGGTTTGTACGATTCGAGGTTCCCCTTACTTCTAAAGCATGGATTGGGAAGATTCCGTTTGAATCTGTAACTATTAAGACTGAACGATGCAGCGACAAGGGCGGTCGTCACCCGGAAGATTACACCGTTCTGCTTGAGGATTGGGTTGCCTTTCTAGGACTGTATCTAGCTGAGGGCCACTGTGAATCTGCATTTGCTGGTATGGAGAAAGATGCGGACGTGGATTCTAGGCCTTTGTATGTTCAAGCAATTGCCGCCGCTGCCGATGGATCAAACCAAGAATTTAATCGTTCTGTAGGGATGATGTGGACTGTTGGCATAGCACAGGAGCGCAAGAGTGAAAGCTATACAGCAATTGCCGAGTTGCTTGGGCGTTTGCCATTCCATGTCCAATTGCGTAAGCGCGGTTTCCGCATTCAGAGTAAAGCCCTGCATGAGAAGCTACATCCGCTTGGCAATACTTATACAAAGTATGTGCCCACTTGGGTAAAAAATCTTCCGCCAAAGTATCTCAAAATCTTGCTACACTGGTTTTGGATTGGCGATGGATCGTTTCAACGAACACGAATGTTTGCGACCGCAAGTCAGCGGCTTGCAAACGACATTCAGGAAATTCTGATTAAGCTCGGAACAGGAGGAACGCTTCATACCAGACCGTCAAAGAAAATGGCTAGTGGCAGAATGCGTGCGCCATTTTATTGTGTCTATGAAAATCTCCTCAAGTGGTCGGGTTTAAGGCATGTGGAGGTACAGGAGTATTCAGGTAAGGTCTACTGCGTCGGCGTTCCAGATGGGGTTATCTATGTTCGTCGTAATGGCAAGGCCGCATGGTGTGGTCAAACCCCCTATAATCTCCGTAGGTTCAGTGAAACCCCAATTCCTCGTCGGGCAATCAACCTAATTAAGAATGCTGTGCTTCAACTGAAATGGGACATTGAGGCTATGCCGGACATGGAGAATGAGGGCGACCCGAAAGAACGGGAGAAGAGAATTCGTATCGTCAAGAATTGTTTTGAACATCCTAATAATGTGGACTCGTTTCGGACGTTCTCTGAAGCGGTTTTGGAAGATACGATCATCGGTGGCTATGGTTGCATTGAGCCTCGCATGACGCCCTACTATAAACGCCCAATGAAAATGTGGTCTGTGGATGGTTCTACAATCCGCATCTATGCCGACTGGTCGGAAAGCAACACGGAACGACCACGCTTCGCGCAAATGACGGGACTCAAAGGGGAGCGCGGCGTTGTCGCATTCCTAGCCGATGAACTGGTCTATATCCGGGACAATGTAAGGGCAAATACTCCTTTTGGCTTAGGCAAGCTTGAAGTTACTTTCAATACGGTCAATGCGCTACTCGGCGTACAGGACATGGCCAGTAAAGCGGGCTCCGATCAAGTGCATAAGACGTTCCTGTGGTGGGAACAGCCACAAAATCAAGCGCACATCCAGACGGTGCGCAGGCACATTCAGAATGAGCTAGAAGGTCAGGCGAAAGTCAGCCTAATTGCGGGCATGAAAAAGCCCGAGGTCATCCCGGTGCAGTCTGTCCTGATTCAAGACTTGCTGCTCGAATGGCAGGAAATGTTGATCCGTTGTACTGCGAACGGATTTGATCTATCCCCGTTCAGTCTTGGTTTGGAAAAGGATGTCAATAGATCGACCGGCTTAATAATGTCGATTTCCGATTTCAAGGCCGCTGTCGTGCCAATGGCGACACGGTTGATGGAAGCGTTCACGCGGGAACTCTTACACGGCTTTCTAGGCTGGAAAGATTTGCAATTCGTCTTTAAGGGTCTGGACGATCCCGATGCGCTTACGAAAGTTCAAATCCAGCAGCGCCAGTATCAGAGCAATGCACTGCTGCCGGATGAAATGCGCGAGTCTGATGGTAAGCCGCCGCTTCCCGATGGCTGGGGCAAGCTGACATTCGGCATGATGAATATTCTGATCCAAGAAGCGATGGCTCTAGCAAGAGCGAAGTCAATGCCTCAGGGTGGTGGCGCTGGAGCAGGTGGAAACGGTGGCGGCGGTATGGGCGTAAGTTCCGGTTTGCCGCCTACGGGTGGCGCTGGGGCAATGTCTCCGACAGCATCGGCAAATTCTGGCGGTATGCGTGGCTTCCAGGGCAGCTTGATTGGGCAGGGGGAATTCAGCTCTGATGATATTCAGCAGATGACACCTGAAGAAGTTCAGTATTTCCAAGAGATGGGTATGCTGCCTGAGACGGGTGAACTTGGTCAACAAATGGAGACACAGCAGCCCGGTGTTCTCGAACAACTGAACGACGAACTGAAAGAGTTTTTCGAGCAAGTAGAAAAGGATGAGCAAGATGGTGAAGAAGAGCCCGAGAAAGTTAGTAAGGCCGACGAGCGCGGACAGGTCAAGAAGTTCCAAGAGTCCCTGCGCAAGCCCACGGTTGTGGAGCAATACCTCAATGATCGTTATAGGGGTTTCTCTCGTCCTAATGATTCTAATAGCGCGTACATGCCTGGCGAACAGAAGCTAATACAGAAGGGCAAGCGCGGAAAGTATCCCCGCAGTGGTGGCGATACAGGTTCATATCAGTAAGAATTTCGTGGATGGCGTAGTTTGTGCCGATGAGGAAGTAGACGATATGTGGATGATGCGGAACTTCCGGAGTCGGCTGGCAAATGAAACTGCGCCTCTCAACAATGAGATTCGGCAATGACGGCTGCATTGGCGTCTGCGCCGTAGGTCCTCAAGATAAAATCCATCCAAATAAGATGCCCTTTACGGGCACTCTTCTGCTACTCGATGTTCCCTCCGATAAACCCCCGCATGGGGCCGAAGGTCACCGTATTTACGTTCCCACTACTGTTGCAAAGAAGCGCCTGACGAGCCTTATCAACATGGGTGTGAACTATTCAGCAGAGCTTTCGGCCCATGCGCCACAACATAAAGTCGGTGTGATTACAGGCGCAAAAATCGAGGGAAACAAAGTCATCGTGAATGGCTTTTTCTGGCAGCGCGACTTCCCGAAAGTCAAGAAGGACATGCAAACGGGAAGACTAGGCATGAGCATGGAGTTGCAAGATGTGACTGTACGTCAGAAAGACGCCCCTGTTTGGTACCTCGAAGACTTTCATTTCAGCGGTGCGACGATCCTGTTCAAGAGCGCTGCCGCGTATACGCAAACGAGTTTGAGTGCCGGTGCGATTCAGCACCTCGGTGAGATGTGGGGTTCTCGTGTGAAAAAAGAAATCCGCAAGATCGCATTAAAAACGGTACTGGCCGCAGCAGCGGCAAACGACCGTCAATCTGAAGGAGGACGTATGAAGCCTGAAAAGAAGGAGAAAGCAGCGAGCAGCGACGGCCAGCGACTTGTACAAGCAATTGCTGCTGGTGTCGGCCCGGCGATTGCCAAAGCTGTAACGGAATCGTTGCAGCCATTCGTTAGCGTGCTAAAGAGGCAGCAAGCGAGCATTACCAGTATTGCTGCTTCCGTGGAAGAAGCAAAAGCACTAAGCCTCGAAGCCTCGCATCATGAGGACGATGATGTTGAGGAAGAGGTCGATGAACTCGCTGCGAAGGCGGAAGAAGAAATGGCCGCCGACAGCGAGGACGATGACGAGGCTGACAGCAAAAAGAAAAAGAAAGACGAAGAGGACGACGATGACGATGAGGACCTCGATGCAGCGCTGGAGGACTTGGAAGACGACACCGCCGGAGAAGATAAACCAGGGGAACTCAACAAGGACTTCGAAAACATGGGCGACAAGACAACCCGCACAGGGAAAATCGGAAAGCCAAAGCACATGAAAGAACTCGTCAAAGCAAGCAGCACGCGTTCGATTCAAGCGTCTTCGGTTATTCGGGAACTCTATGCTTCGCATCGTGCGTTGCGCAAGAAGTACCGCACGTTGAAAGCGAATGCGGACAATAGACTGGGAACTTTGCAGAACCAAGTCGATGCCCTCGAAGCACAAGCGGAGCAGTACGCTGAGAAGACGGACAGGCGTTCTGTTTCGGCCGAATTGGGCAACTTCCTTTCGAAGAACAACGTGGATGTGCGGGAACTCAAGGCCGAAGGCAAGAAACTCAGTGTCGAAGAGGTCGATCAGATTTTTGCAAACGCTCCGGTCGAACTCGATCCGACAACGAGAATGTGGTTCAAAAACCAGTTGACTGCGGCCGAGCTGATGGATCAGGGCGAGATACACCGTGGTGTGAACTAACCGGGCGCGTGAGCGTCTAAATCAAAACAGGAGAAACAAATCAGATGGGAGCAGCAAATTTAAGATCAGCCCGATTCATCGGGTCTGTGCAAGCTGCCGCCGACTATCTCGCTCCCGGTGCAATCGAGGTCAACCGCTATCAAGCGGAAATCTTCGATCTTGTCCGGAGGCGATTCGTACTCGGCCAGCGTATCAACCAAGTGCCTGCTACGGGCCAACCGAGCAGGTATTTCGAGCAACTCAGCATCGGGACAGCATCGTTCGTCGATCCGAGAGCCATTGCGACGACAGCGAGCCAACCCGAGCGCGTTGAGAAAGTAATCACTCTGAAGGCTATCGTCGCCCAGATTAATTACTCGATTTTCGACGTGGAAGTGAACCAGCAGCAAGGACAGTTCCCGTACCTTGAAGCGAAGGACCTGACCGATCAAGTGGATGCTGTGCTGAAGCAGCATGACTTGAAACTGTGGAACGGAGCGGACTCGGATTTAGTCGTGCCGACTTCTTCACAGTATTACGGCATTTCGGGTCAAATCGCAACTGCGGCAGTCTTGGGTGGATTCAACCAAGTCAAGACAATCGGTTCGTCATCGAGTCTTGTTGACGGCACGAAGACGCAAGTAGCAGGCATGGTCGCCCGGCAGGATTTCGAAGTCAAACCGAGCGGCTTCTACATGAACCCGTTGTTCGCGGACTTGTTCGATCAGGAAGCGAAGACCGTGCAACTCTACTACAACGAAGTCGAAGTGATCCCTGGAGTGATCGTCAAGGCCTTGCCCACGCAAGCGGGCCTGCTGCCGTTGATTCCGGACGCAGGCTTGACAGTGCTGCCGTCAGGGAGTTTGAACCAGTACACGGGCTTCATCCTGTCGGAAGAGTTTGTCGAGTATCACTGGCTGACTTCACCGATCCCAAGGGTATTCCAACTCGGGCTCGTCGGAAATTTGGCAGCCCAATTTGTAATAGTAAAATTTGGTGGAGTAGTAGCTAAGGGACCTAATTACGCACATAGTATCGTTATGACAACGAGGTAAGGAGTTAGACTAGCGTGCCAGCATTTCAGCCATTGTACTTGATGCCTAGTGAATTAGAGTCGTTCGGGTTGCCGAGCGTTGACGACCAGCCGAATATTCTTTCGCTTGTCGAAGCGTCAAGCAGCCTGATTGATGAATACTGTGGCCGCACGGACGGTGACGGAAATGGCTCGCTCGTCTATACTACTTACTCGCAACGCATGTACCTGCCGGAGGGCCGGAATATCTTTCGCACAATGTTCCGGCCTCTTGTAGGACTAACTCGATCGCTGGCCAACTGTCTAGCAGCAAGCGGACAGAACTACTATACGGGCTTTACAGCGAACACGGCAGCGCCGCCGCCATACGATCAAGTGGCGCTGACGCCGATTGTCAGTTGTTCAGGACGCTACGGTTATGGCCGACGTGGCAGCCAGATGGTGTATCCAGACTTGAACTACGGCGCGAACATCTTGCAGATTGCGAGTTTCTTCGGTGGCCCGCCGCAGTTCACGCCGATTGACTTGACGAAAGCGGACGTTGATCCGATCACAGGTGAAATCTGGCTTCCCGCAGGACTTTACTTGAGCCAGTACACGGAAGTCTTTATTCAGTACAACTCGGGTTACGATCCGAGGGACATGCCGAAGAGCATCAAACATGCGTGTGCGGCTTTATGTAAGAACTTCTTATCAAGAGGTGGCGGCACGACAGGCATGAAAAGTTTTAGTGTGTGGCGTGTCAGCGGTCAGTTTACGGACGATATGATTGACCCGACGATAGAACGCTGGCTGAGGCCTTACGCTAACGTCATTGCATATTAGTAATAGTAGCATGGAGTAAACATGATTAGACGACTGACTGATATGCACTGTGCATCGGAGCTTGCTGGCTATTCAGCAATACATGCTTATGGCACTGCTGAGGGCGTACAGAAAGCATGGGATAGTCGTGGACGCGGAAGAAAAACTGTTCCTGCCGTTACGAAGGGCTTTGCGAAGGGAAAGGCCGCGACTGCCGCGCCAAAGCCTGGTACAAAACTGACGAAGAAAGTAGCCAACTGGGCAAAAGCAAGCTACGACACGATGAAGACGGACGAAAAAACACTTGGTAAAATCGAGAGTTCCAAAACAAGGACGGGCATTGTTTTGAAGCACCTCTGGTTCGCCAAGCGTCTTGGCGATTTAGCACAATCCTGGGACGGGTTCAAGATGTTTACGGATGCCATTGTAAAAGCGACGAAAGGCCTTGCGAAGGCCGCCGTAGGACTTGGCGGTGCACATGAGGCAGTACAAGCTTTGCATGTTGCTGTGATCCATCTTGCACCTGTCATGCATCACATTCTAATACTAGCGGGCGGCGGGAACTTTGGTCTATTCTCCGAGGCGGAGCAATAAATGGGCGGTGGAGTGCCATGGGGATTTGGCGTACGCTTCATGTACGACAGTATGTTGCGCTATTTCCGTCCGGGACTGCCCTGTGCCCTGAGAATTCAGAACTATGTGACGCCCGATGTTGGATTCGCCGAATTGGGATTTGAGTTTAGTCCGACAGGGGCGATGCAGCCCGAGGAAACAGGGTTTATGGACATACCGATCAAACCTCCTGTAGAAGTCTGGTCGGCAGGAGCAAAAGGCGGCAAAGCGGGAGACATTGGACTCAATCAGGCACGATTCATGTTCTCCGGCCGCACGTTCTATGTCAGCCATACGTTTGTAAAAGCCCGTATGAATCTAATGGGCTACACGGACCCGTATCAAGTGTGGCGTGATCCAACAGTAATTGGTCTGTACTATGACAACCGGTTGCACAAGATCGACGGTATCGACAACGAACAGATTGCTGGGCAGATTCTAGCCTGGACGCTCGATACGTCTTATCAAGAAGTACCAGTCACGGTCGAAGGGAGCTGAAATGAAACAAGAAATAGGTTTTCGCATTCAGGATCAGGTACGCGTTAGACGCCCGATACTTCATGGGCGTGGAAGTAATCTTATTAAGCTAGGCACGATTCTCGCATTTGCCGAGAACGGGACGAAAGCTGTCGTTTCGTTTCCGGCAGACCAGACTCGCGTGACAATCTCATTAAATGAATTGGAGCCTGTCAGCAAAGCGTATGGACGGGCACGCGTACAAGTCAACCCTGTACGGCGTTCGATTGGTGGTTTGTGGTAAGAGCTGTAAAAATTCAAAAGGAGAACTAAGTTTATGGCGAACAGCACAACAATCGTGGCAGATTTGAAAACAGTCATTACGAATAACAACGTCGCTATCAAGGCGGCAACGTCAGTAAACGCTACTAACCCATCGGCACTGACGGCAACTGGTGGTGCTGGAAACTTCACTGGTGGTACAGGCGTTTACGCCAGTGGGTCAATCCCCGGTGGCATGATGGACTATCTCGGCAACCTAAACTTATGCCTGCTCAAAGCCCAGGAGTTGGGTACATTGCTGGCAAAGGTTCTGGTGAACACGGATCAAGCGACCGACGGCACGAACCAGACGTTGCTTGTAAATATACTCAACGATCTTCAGTGAGGTAGGTCACATGGCTACCTTATTCACAGCACTTTATCCGTTGTTGCAACTCGACACGAAGAAATTCTTGTCTGAGTTTGCACAGGCGGATAGAACGCCAATCGAAGCGGGTGTCGGCGTCGAAGGGCCCGCTGCTGCGTATGCCCTCGTTTGGGAATGGGGGAATATACGGCAGACAAAAATTGGCCCTAAGACAACTATCGGAACGAATCCTGACGGCGAGCGGGTGTTCTTGTCGATTCAAGCACCACACGGGTACATCCGCGTGAATACACCGTTGTACTGGGCCGCATTCGAGCAAGAGATAGGGAGACTCAAGTTCACCAGTACAACGGCCGAGGGGATTCACGAGGAGTTTCAACAGGTAGTCGAACGAACGGCATCACGCGTAAGGGACATCATCAGAGAGCATGTCCCAGTCGATACAGGACAACTCTACGATGATATCCGCGTGATTAGTGCAGGAGATGATCTGCTGGACGAAGACGAGGATTCAAACGCTTTAATGTTGACGAGAGAGGTATAGGACATGGGGAACACGATGCCAACTGTACGTGCCGACAGGGTGGGGAAAGACTTTTATAATAAGAAACTGGCGAACCGCAATTTCTCCGGACAGAAACTCGATCATGCTGATTTTCGCTGTGCCAGTTTAATTGGGGCGAACTTCGATGATGCGGATTTGAGCTATGCGAACTTTGAAGGTGCGAATCTACGCAATGCATCTCTTGTTGGGACGCGTTGCTACAGAACAAACTTCAAGGACGCGTGCCTGTCGATGGCCAAGTTTGAACCGAAAGACGCATTCGGCGCTACGTTCACGTTTGCGTGTGAATCGTTCGACAGTATGCAGCCTGCAAAGTTGTGGTGGTACATGTGGCTGATGATGCTGCTGCGTATGAAAGCACCCGAGGAAGACATGGAGCTTGACGTTATCAAGATTATCGGTGCAGAGCGATATGCGGGCTTGCAGCAACTCATGGTAAGAAGGATTTACTGACGTGTATGCGGCTAGTGTGGATTCGCATTATTTGTGGGTCAAGACGCGCATTCAAGCTCTGAATGCAAGCCGTAAAGTAATCGGTGTGATGAGTGCACAGGACTGGCCACCGAAGAACGTAGAAACAGAGTCTTTCTATCTGCTCGTGCTCGGGGAAGTGCCCTTGGGAAAGCAAGCGGATTCGGCGTCGATTCCTGTTAAGGTGCATACAGTGCAATGGACATGGATGATTGTCGGTACGGACATTCAGACGGGAATTCAAATGCGTGGCAGAGGCGACCGCTATCGTACACACTTCACGATGAAGGGCGAGCTGGAGAACGGTGTGTACCCAAGATTTGCACAAAAGCAAAATGTCGTTGTGAGTGCCGCTGGAGCGCTCGTCGCTATTCCAGTTGATCCGGCAGAATTTATCATCTGGTCGCCTGTCAGTATCGTGGACCGCAACGAGAAAAATAGCGGTGTGACGTACGGGACGGGCACCGTAAGAATAACTGACTTTACGGATCAGATTTTCTGAGGAGTGTTATACTTTCGACTATGAAATGCCCTGAACAAAAGAAAGCAAAGCTCCGCAAAGCGTGGCGCGATGGGCGTTACGCGAAGCGTGATATGAGCGCTGCTGGACGACCGAAAGGTGTGAAAGATTCGTGTGGCCCTCGTCTTTTCACGGCGGAAGGTGCAAAAGCTAAAGTCGAGAATGGTAAGCGGCTACGTGCATATAATCTTGAGCATAATATACACATGGGATGGCCTAAGGGCAAGAAGGTGTGCCACGTTCACCGAGAGAGGAATAGTGCTGGTGTCCGTGAAGCGATTGCCGACGGGCGTTTAGACCCCGCACAAAACATTCGTAACTTTATTAAGGACGCTGATGGAACAGAGCGTTACTGGAAAACTCGTGTAAACCGTGGTAAGCACGGTGACTTCTACTCCAAAAAGAATCACAGGACTATGCATTACGACTGTTCTTGGGAGTTAGCTCGTATGCGTGTGCTTGAACTTTCTAACGAAGTGTCAAGTTATAGACGCACACCTGTACGGATTCCATACAGTTTGAATGGCAAGGCGCATTATTACCTTCCCGATTTGCTGATTTGCTACGCAGATGGCACGCATATACTGGAAGAAATCAAACCAGTCGCCTTTCTCAAGGACCCAAAGAATCAAGCCAAGTTTAGGGCCGCAAGAGCGTTTTGTAAATCTGCGGACATTGAGTTTAGAATTCTGACTTCGTTGGAAGCATGTGAAGAAGAGTGCCAATAGTTAAGCTGATGGCCAGGACAGTTGGTCATGGGGCAATTCGGTTAAGTCTACCGGAAGTGGCCCCAAACGTAACTATAAGGAGACTTAACTAAAATGGCACTCTCAAAGGCATTAGTTCAGCCCTTCCGTATCACGTAGCGTTCTTGCGGAAGTAAAACCTTCTCTGATTGACTCGAACCCTGAGAATGGCAACGAGGGCGAACCCTAAAGGGACGCTGACAGACTAAGCGAGAAGGCACCGAGAGTGCAAGAATGGTGATGCAATAGTCGGGGCTTACGGGAATAAGAACCGTAAGAGGTTGGCAGAAATGACCAACCCAAATCAGAAAACCTGATTTGTAACAAAGCTTAAGAACATGCTCATGATCGGGGCCGGATATAGGGCATTCTTTGCGCCCTATAACGCCGCCTTAGGATCGTCGGTCGCCAATACTTCTGTAGGCCCGACGATGCTGGATTTGCAGACTGGTGGTCCGTTCAATACGTATTCCCCACCGGCGGGCTTTACAGATTTGGGCTGGATCAAGGATTTCAAGATCACGCCTGCATCAAAGATCGGCCAAGTACGTTCCGGTTATCGCGGTGCAGTCCGGGCGCAATACAGAGGGCAAGTCGGCGAGTCGTTCGAATTCAAGTTCCGCGAAGCGTCGCGCATGGCCTTCAAGATCGCAACGGGCACTAATCCTATCAACCTGCTGGATGGCTCAACAGCAACTACCGCTGGCCCGCTGTCTGCTTCAGGAGCCCCTAAGACAGCAATGGTCAGCTATTCGGCCGCTACACCGTCAATCACTGTCACTAGCGCGGCGGCGATCAGCGCCTCGGCTGGGGACTTCATCGTAGCCGATATCGACTATACGCTTGGAACATACGGGCTTATCGGTGAGGCGGGTGTTCCTGTCTTTCCAAACGCCGTCACAGATGTGGATTACATCCGTAAGACAAGTGACTTCGTTGCGAGAATCATTGCCGTCAATGGTAACGTGCTCACACTCAACGCACCGTTTGTAGGCGGCGGCGGGGGCACAACTGCCGTTCCTGCGAACACACCACAAGGTACACCGCCAGCCGGGTCGAACGTGCAGTTGATTTCTGGTTGGGCAGCGAGAGAAGGCGGCACGTTCATCACAGAATGGTCCGGGTTATTCATACTCGACACGATTGACCAAGCCCAGATTGCACTGTACTACCCGCACGTTTCAATCAATCAGTTCCGCGACGTAGCGGCTTGGGCGATTGAAAACGTCGGGACAACCGACTTGACGGGCTACGAGCTGGATTGTGTCATGGAGGCATTGGCCTTCGATGATCCGCTCGACGGCGAGACCGTGGTGGGCTACACGGCATATTATGCCAAACCTGGCCAGGATATTGCAATTTAGTTAGTATAGTTTGCAGTAAACAAGGGTCCCCGGTGTTGCTTCTAGGGGAGGGAATGCCGGGGACCTTTTAACTTGAGAATTGGGGCTGATAATGCGATACACGAATAAAGAGATGAAATCACACTGGAGAGAGGAAAACGAACATGGACATAGAACAGGAAGTGCAACCGCGTGAGTTTGAAGTCAAGAACGTGCAGGCGGTCGAGTATCTTCGCTCGCAAATCGAGACGGAGGTAAAAGGCCGCTACGACGCCAAGTTTGTCCGCGACATTGAAGCGTTCAAACTGAAGATGCAGGTCGAGAACGACGCGGCACTGCAAGAAGTCATTAAGGAGTTTAAGAAGAATCAGACACCGCCTTCGCAAGAAGAAATCCGCTTGCTGCTTTCGCAAGAGTATCTGACGTTCGATGTCGAGGTGCCTTGGGCCTCGGAGACATCCACAGAAACAATCCGTAAGTTCACGATCAAGGAACTTCCACAATCCGTTGAAAAGAAATTCTACAGGAACTTCAAAGAGACGATTCTGCCGCGTGCATCCGATCTCGGTGCACTCGCGTTCAACATGATGGAGGGCGATGTCGGGCTTAAAATCAAGCAGTTGCTTGAAACGCTCGATCCGGGTTTCGACCTGATGGCGGATGCAGTCGTGATGATTCTCAATCCTCGTGGTAAAGAAAAAGAAGTCACACAGGAATGGGTACAGGACAATCTCAGCAGCTACCGGCAATGGAACATCATCAATGCGCAAATTCAAATTAACCGGTTGCGCGATTTTTTCTCGCAAATCTCCCGAGGTTCGAGCGGACTGACAACGATTTCGGGAGCGCGTACCCAGAGATAGCCGCTGCTGCAAGCTGGGTGGAGACGTTTCAGATGCCACTAACTGAAATAGAAGAGCGCTTCACGAAGTCAGACTTGGCCGTCGTGGGCTGGCGTTCACAAGAGACTTCCTACTTGATGGACAAGAAGACGAAGCGGGGTAGTGCGGCTGTCGGTCCCGGAGAAGAGGCACGCGACTACTTCAACGATCCGAATTTACCGACAGGAATGCCCGGTAGATTTTTCAATAAAGAAGGTGAACTCGATTTACGCGGCGTAACTGGGGATGATGCTTTGAAGTTTCTCAAGATGCAGGGCGTCAACGTGCCGTTCGTTCCTTACAGTGCACAAGCACGAAGTAAAGAAACCGAAGGTGACAGCTAATGGCTGACAGCGAAACCAAAAAACTACTCGCCAAGCTGGTTCTGGACGATACCCAATTTACTCAGGGTATTAAAAAGGTCCAGGCCCAGCTTGTCGAGATACAGCAACGGCTACTAAAGGAAGATCAAAGACAGAAACAAGTAGCTGTGCAAAATTTAGAGTCCATAAAGAAACAGGCACAAGCTCAGCAGGATGCAAGCAAATCACAAGCCGCATACACCGCTTTGCGGGTCAAGTTAAGTCAAGAAGAGAAGCTGAGCAATGATGCACTGCTTGCATTGCGCCAGAAAAACTTAGCCATCACGAAGCAGGAAATTGCGGAGCTACAAAAAATAGGGCCTCTCAATGTAGCCCAGCGTTCCCAGAGAGCTGCTCTACTCACCCTAAGTGAAAAAGAAACTCGTGAGATTAACTCGCAGATTGCTGGACAAACCCGGCTTACGGCTGCCGAAGCTACTAGACGGCAGCGTGCGGAACTATTAAGTGCACGTCAGGCGAAACAAGTTGTCCCTCTCTATGCGCAAGAAACTGCCCGCCTACAAGCGCAGATTGCGACTGGCGAATTAAGAAGCAAAACAAAAATCAGGGAAGTCGAAGAAGGCATTCTAACCACGATTCAGGAACAGATCAAAGCTACCGCAATCAAAGAGAAGCTGGATAACGCCGATATTGCAACACTGAACCGGCTCTATTCGGCGCAAGCCAAGGTTAAGCTGTTGGCCGGTGATATGAGTGGAGTAGCCGGTCAAGGCGGCGTTGAACAAGGTTTCTTTGGAAAGTTAGAACGCAGCTTGGTAGGTGGCTTAGGTTTCCGGGAACTCGCGGGTGGTGTATTTACAGGTGTTATTGCCGCCGAAATGATAGGCAGCACGATTCGCAGCGCCATTCAGTCTACTACTGAACTCGTTACAAATATTGGGCCGTTGCAGCACTTGCAGACTACCTATGAGGCGCTAGGCAGGATCAAAGGCACAGACACAACCCAGTTCCTGGCCCAGATGCACACAGCGACACATGACCTTGTGGGGGACATTCCTCTTCTGCGTTTTGTGAATACCGCTTGGCAGTCGAACATGAGGGTTACGAACGACCAAATCGTTCAATTGACCCATGATGTTGTCGCACTTGCCAGAGCACAGGGCAACACCGCCGAAGAAGCAATGAGCAGCTTGCAGCGGGCCTTTATCGGTCGTGGTAGGACTGTAGGAGCCGGGGCGTTTGCACAACTGGGCCGTATTACAGGAATCCAACCAGCCGAATTGATGTTGCAGTCTTATGGTGCGATTCTTCCGCAAGTCATCATGCGTGAAGAGGCATTCAATAAACTGCTTGATGTCACACACAGGAAGTTCATAGAGGTAGGCGATCCGGCAACCACGCTTACCGATCGGTTGACTGTTCTAGGTGAAGAATGGAATCGCACGAGACAAGCTTTTGCGTTAGAACTCGTCAAGAGTGAGGGCTTTCGTTCGTTTCTAGGTTTACTCGATGAGGGGATACAGAAGCTTCGCAAGTTTGAAGAATCCACACACGGCTTTGCTGACATGATTGGGTCGGCATTCGGTGGTGTGGCAAAAGCTGTAGGTTTTATATCCGATCATGCAAACGTATTCGGTGAAATAGTTACCGACGGCTTAAAACTAGCTGGGGTTGCGGTTGCTGTGGACCTATTAACAGCGGCTACGACAAGACTAGACGTGGCCCTTGGCGCACTCTCAATGGAGGGAATGCTCGCTGTTCTAAGTAAGGCAAATCTCATAACGGCGGCTATAGCTGGAATTCTTATACTTCAGGCACATCGGGAAGAACATCCGGGACTTGCATTTAGTCTGTTAGGACCAAGCAAAGAGGAAGCGGACAAAGCTTGGATCAAAGAAAGGGATAGGACATTTGGTGGGGAAAAACCTCCTGCCACACCAAAACCTCCCGGGCCTCCATCAGAAGCCTTAGAAGGAGGTGGTCGAGGTACAAGTGCGGAAGCAGAACCCACCGCAGAACTCGATCCAGCATATTTAATAAAAATGGCCCGGATAAGAATGAAAACCCAGGAGCTTGCCGACAAGGAGCATCTGGACCAGACAAAACAGAATTTGCAGGACGAAAAAGACGCCAACGAAGATGCCTATGCATCCATCCAAGAGACGTTTGGGCAGTACATTGCCGAAAAGAAACGGTTGCGTGAAGAGGACCGCCAAGCAGCTCTGCTAGAGGCCAAGCAGGAGCTGGATGCAAAGCTGTCGGAATCGAAGTATGCAGAAGACATAGCTGGAGCGGACTTTACGAAGCAAAGCAAGGCGGCAGCGGATGCCTTAGATGAAGCCAAAGCTCAGTCACAGGCAAAGCCAGGAGATGAGGCAGCCGCCAAAGGGCTTCAAGATGCAGCCAATTCGGCCGCTGACGCTAAACGCAATCTTAATCTTGCTGGGGAGCAATATCGCCAAGACCAAAAGCAATTCAATAAGACCTACGAGGACCAAGTTGCCAATATCAATACGGCGGCTGCTCGTGAGCAGTCACAGCTATCAAGGGAACCAGAAAAGGATGTAACAGCCGCCGCCCGCAAGATAGCCCAAGCGAGACTGAAAATTCAGACGGATGCCCTCGCGGAAGAAACAGATGAGACAAAGAATCATTTCGACGAAGGGCTTATTTCCGCCGATGAATACCTGCAAAAGCGCAAGACTCAAATCGAGCAAGAGCGTATCTACGCTAACGATGCGATCAACGACGAGGAACAGAATACAGAACTTAAAACTTCAGAAATAGCGGCCTTAGAAATAAAACGATTTGAAGCCAACGCGGATGCATCCAAAAAGAGTTCCGATCTTGAACTTCAACGGGACGAAATCACTATCAAGTCCGCTCAAAATAAGTACGACAGAATTTCCAAGATGCGTTCCGCGCAGGAAAAGATTGCGGCAACTCCTCGTGGTGCTGCTCTATTAGGTGCATCCGAAGTCAGCGTCATCGAAGCTGAGGTACTGGAAACTCAGAAATTTATAAATGAGCAGATACGATCCTTGTCTGCGGCGAAGGAGGGCGGCAAAGCACAAGAAGAAATTCTTGACGCCATTGCCGGTGCCGAAGAAAAGCAGCAGCAACTTAATCAGCGTTTGATCCAAGCACGCGACCTGCTGACACCCATTGCCGGACTGTTCGAAGGAGTCGCCAATACGATAAATTCCCTTTACAGCGCAGGCCCCATGCGCGGCATTAGGGAAGTAGGTGAAGGGCTGCAAGCGGGCGCTCAGACGATGAAGTCGGTAGCTTCGTTTCGAGAGACGTTTGCAAAGAATTACGGGAAAGCCCCAAAGATTACGCAGTCTCCAGAACTTGAATCCCTGTTAAAACAGAGCACTGGTGCTGCTGGCGGCTTAAACGAGGTCCAGTCAGCTTCGCATGGTCTGGCAGATGCACTTGATGGGCTATTAGCGAAACTAACTGGAAAAAGCGACTGGCATGCTCCAGAGACATGGACTGGTCTTGAAAGCCACGCCGGACCGACTGAATATGACCCATACGGTTCTCTCAACATTAGCCAATTCCCACACCACGCAGCCGGGACGCCGTTCGTCCCGCAGTCTGGACTCGCGTTCCTGCATGCTGGTGAAGCCGTTCTACCGTCAGGTGTGATACAGGCGCTCTCGACAGTCGTAAACACGCTGACAAGAACATTTACGCAATTAAGCGATTCTGTTGGTTCTTTAGCAACTCGGTTTAGCGCACTTTCCACAGGCACGGCACCGGGAGCGACGGCACCTTTATTACAGACAAGTGCGGTCGGTGGGCTTATAGGATCAGGTGATATTCCGCTTGGGCCAGGATTTGGCAGTGGCACAAATATGTCGTCGGTTTATGGCGATACGTCATCATCGTCGGGAGGGATGCTTTCCGGCGTTCAGAAATTCTTTCAACTATTAAGTGGTGGGGGCAAGGATCAAGGAGTCGGTGCAGTCTCAAGTTTTATCGGTACGATGACGAGCGCGGTCGGGGCCGTAGGCAGCTTTTTGCAATCCACACTGGGCGCCAAGAATGCGACCAGTGGCGCTGTCGGTGGCGCTATGAGCGGTGAGTCTCTAGGCCAGGGTATCGGAGGAATGGCTGGACCAGCGGGAGCCATAATCGGAGCTATTGGGGGTACACTAATCGGCGGCATCATGGGTGCAATTTCGGGTTGGAAGAACTCGCAAATCATGAAACAGATTCAAGCCGATGTAGACAAGCTGGACAGTATTTCACAGAATTTAAGTCAAGGCGTTATCGGTCTGAACCAAGCGATTCAGCAGGCAGAGCTGGCCGCCGTACAAATAAATAATCAATCAACTGGAAAGAAGGGTGCCGGAGATCAGGCAAAGCAGCAAGCGCAACAACAGGCCGCGCAGACGCTACAGCAATTGCAGGACCAGCAAAACAAAGTCATGCAAACAATGCAGGAAACACTTAACAACCTGGTCGTGCCGACTGGCTACCAACAATGGATGAGTTCCATCGAACAAATTCTTGCTCAGTATAAGCAGTTCGCCGAGGCCGCGCAGTCTACCCAGCAACTCACACAGGCACAGCAATATCTAACGACCGCGATGCAGCAATACGCGATCACCGAAGCAACGCAAGTACAGTCTGCGGAAGAAGCGGCAATTCAAAATGGCATCAACCTGAATAACCTGTACCTACAGCGCCAGCAAATGATGGAGCAATTCGCCCAACAAGAACAGGGCATCATGTCGGGTGGCGTGGCAACCCGCGAAGTAAGCGCATCGGCTTCAAAGGCCGCTCAATTACAGCAACTGCAAATTCAGTACAACCTGCAAATGGACCAGATGAACATGCAGATTGCTACAGCCCAATACCAGTATGAAACCCAGCAGCAAATCTATGGGCTTGCGACAACCCGTGTCGGCCTTGAAACACAATTACTGACGCTGCAAATGAGCCAGACGGACCAGCAAAATGCATCGAACGCGGCGTTGCTCAATATTGTCAATGTGATTCGCAGCACTCCCGCCTCCCAGCTAACAACGACACCTCAATTGATGTCGGCTTTGGGGCTGCCCTATTCAGGTCCTACTTCCGCGCAGGTGGGACCGCAAATTGGCCCAATGACTGGGCCATATGTGGCCGGAAACGCGGACTATCCAATAGCACCTTTATATCCGACTGTGGGTTCAAGTCCGACTGTGCCATGGGACTATTCAAGCGGAGGGTCCGCAACAGGAACAGCGCCAGCAACTACCGGTGGAATTTCTACTCTTCAAACCGCGCAAACGGCGGGCACTAGCCCAATTTACTATTTAACCGATCCCACAACTGGAAATCTTACAGCGGTTTATAATACGCCGACTTCTTTTGCTGGGACAGCCACATCTCAAGTGGTTTCTCCCGGCGGTTTGCCGGGTATTGCTGCGGACGTTTCACAGGCTGGCGCGTTAGAAGATTTGTTTAAGAGTATAGGCAAACAAACGAATGCTATTGTTGCCGCATTTAATTCCGGTACTGCAAGTGCCCAAACTACTTTATCTACAATAAGTGCTTTGATTGCCCAAATTCCCGTCGGTAGTGCTGGTTCACAACAACTGTTACAACAGATGCAAACAGAAATTGGCATGTTAAATTCTTCTGTAGCGGCTACCGCGACAAGTTTGCTTCCGGCAGAAAATTTGCTTCCGGCAGCACCACTAACAGCCGCCCAACAAGCCGCAAACTTGACAGCAGCACCAACAATTCTTGGTGGTCAACCAAATCTGACGCTCTATGGAACAGACAGCAATAGTAATCCTGTCTACGTCGATCAAAATGGGGTTCTGTACAGCGCCGCAGGACAGCAAGTAGGCAACGTAAGCGCAACGACAGCCACATTCGGCCAGCCGTCAACAGCGGGCTATTACAACACGCCGACAGTTACGACTCCTACAAATGTTATTCCTTCGACGGCTTCATCTACTGGGCTTGGAAGTCAGTCGGGTGCGACAACGACTTTGCAAGACCTCTTGCAATATCCAGGTTTAGGGGGACAGGCCTCCGTTACGCTGCCGAGCGGTCCGGCTTCAACAACGCCGCCAGTAATTTTTTCTGGTACTGGTACAAGTTCATCAACTGCCACAGCGCCTGCAACACCACAGGTAGACTATTCACAAACGGACATTGATACGGTTGTACAGAGACTTGTACAAAAGAATCCAATACTTGGGCTGGCGACGGTGGGTAGTCCAGGTGCTTTACAAGCCATGGCAGAGAACATTATCAACCAAAATGTTCCTGGCTATATCGCACAAGCAATACCTTCCAAGATGCAGGCGTTTGCCGCCTCGGCATTACAGAATAACCCTGGACTGCTTGCTGGAATTGGCACAAATAGTGCCGCCACAACGACTGGGACGGCGACAACATCCGCACCCTCGCTACCTTCTGGCCTAATAATGTATGGCACGGATAGCAGTGGAAACCCTATTTATGTCGATGTCAGCAATGGTGATCTTTTCAATGCGTATGGGCAGCAAATCGGGAGTATAGCTACAAACGGCACAGCTCCAACAAGTGCTGCACCTACTCTTTCAGGTGTTTCTGTTCCGGGCCAAGCTCCTGGGACAAGTCTTGCTGCGGGGACGGCACCCTTGCCTGCTGGTTCCGGGCCTTCAAGTGGTCCAAGCGGACCTATCATACCAGTCGGCAGCTCGAATCCATTCGGCAACGGCAATCCTCCTTACGTTGACGCAAGTGGTACGGCTTGGCAAACAACAACGGCGCAACAAGCGTTGTATGGCAATTTGCTTGGATCGGGCAGCACAAGTACAACTGGGTCTTCATCGGGACGAGTGCACAGTACACTCTCGGGCATAACAGCGGTAAGTCCAATCATAGCCCAAATAGCTACGGCTCTAGCGGCTACCCCGGTATTGCAAACAGGTGGTGCGATTTCCCAAACAGGATTAGCCGTCGTTGAATCTGGCGAGACCGTCATTCCTCCAAGTGGCTCAGTCGGTGCATCTGCGACGAATCAAGCGACAGTTACACTGAACGCAGCAAAGGTTTCCACGGAACAACAAGTGAGCAGCATCGCATCGAACCGCATTGGCATGGAAATGAAATTGCTGCAAATGAAACAACAGCAAAATCAAAACGATTTGGATGTGCTCAACAAATATCAGCAAGTGATGAGTGCAATTTCAAGCGGGAATTTTAGCGGCGTCAGTGGCCTAATCGGAGGAGCAAGCAGCAGTTCTGCCAATAACAGCATCGAGGATTCACTTTACAATCTGTACCAGCAGCGCGGACGCTACGGGGAAGGCGGAATTGCCGGACAGTACCCCTGAGATTGCCATAAAATTTGGTTTTGTTGATTCTAAAGACTTTACAGGAAGCTATGCTACTTAGCACTATTCGAGACGTTTTAATGCGCCAAATCGACGGGAAATAGCACTAAAGGCTAGTTCTGGGAGCGCTCTGAGTGCCGATTAAGCTCACGATAGACAACGGACCCGATAATGGAGGTGTGACGGATTACACGAGCTATGTTTTGCCCGAGTCGATTTCTGTGCAGGACTCCCTCAACGTCCCAACGCTGCTGACGTTCACACTGGCAAATAATAACGATGCGTTTATTCCCCCAGTTCGTTCCGCGTACTGTCGTTTGTTCTCGGGAAAGTTTGGCGTTCCAATCGCTACAGGATTCGTTACGGCCGCACCGAGCCTAACATATCTGGGACTGGGTAATAACATCCCCAAGTTTAACTTTCAGCGCTACACGTACGACATTCAAGTTAGCTCTGATGAATGGCTGTTGAACGTCAAGACGGTCCCGTTCATGCCGCCGTTTGTGAATCTTGGACAAGGACAGATTCTTGCCCGTCTCGCGCAAATTCTTGTACCCAATTTTTTCGATACAACTTCGTTTGTCGCTTCCGGTGATCTTGTCCCGTACTGGCCGTATGATCCAACTGTGAATTGGTCGGACCTGGCAAAGCAGTTTGCCGACGGTTCACGCTTTCATTACAAGTGCATCGACAAGAAACTTTATTTCCAGCCCTACGGTGATCAGCCGCTTGGCGTAAGCTACGATGAAACAAAAGGTGAGCGGACGTTCTACCCGACGCTGTTGCAGACCCCCGTGCAGTCGGTCCCGCCGTGTAACGATGCAATCGTCATCGGTGACATTGAAGCGCAAAACAATCACGATGATTATTTTGTTGGTGACGGCATCACAGGTAATTTCCCGTTGCGGCATGAAATGTTCGAAGGTGCGTCGTCCATCGTTGTCAACGAGCCTTGGTCGAGCGATACAGTCAACAACAGTCTGTGGACCGTGCTTGATCCGACGTTTATGGTGTCCGAACAAGGTGGTGGGCTGCAACTCGATGCAAAAGATACTACCGATAACGTAGGAACGCCGCTTGGTGAAACGTACGTCCTTGCGAATCAGGGTATAGAACTTGGTGGCGCGGTAAACATTCAACTTGGTGATTTTCAATTTACAGATGTAAACAACGGACTAGTAGGTGGCCTATATCGAACGCTTGCGGCAGACGATACGTTGCCTGGTGGCGCAAATTGCGTAGCCGCCTTCCAGTTAGGCTCTCACGGGACAGTCGTTCCAACTGCCTCAGGTGCTATTGGCGTGACGATGCAGCCGTTCTTATTTGGAAATGCGTTAGGGCCAACAGTAATTTCACAACAGAACCACTCCTATTTTTTGCAGATGTATTTCTCGTGTCAGACCTACTCACGATATGACCGAGCCTACCGCACGTTGACTGGGAATGTCTTTGGCGATGTAAACTACGCAGGTGTCGGAACGATTACTTGGCTCGTTGCCGATACCTCGGTAGATTTCCCGAATAATCCAAACGTCACTTTATTCAGCATCTCGGGCGTCAATCTGCCTGAATTTGCCGTCTATGCGGAAGTAAATGGTGGTGTATTCAATTTTGCCGTGGCGAACACGCTTTTAGGCTTCCCGCCACAGGGCGGGCTATACGTGCGCTCGCTTTATGGGCCAACGGCAAATCAGTTCCCGGTGTTTCCACCCGGTCCTGAATTGCAATACCTACTAGGTTTCGGCTTCCAAAATCAAGTTGCCACAATTGCGTCTACGAATGACATACAGCAATTGCAGTTTTACGCGTCGTCTTATCAGACTCTCGCAGGCGCAACACTGCCCGCAGTGGGTTCACGCATCCGTTTGCAGACTTGGGAAGCTGGCTACGCAATGGCCCGTGTGCAGGACCCTATTTATATTGCCGCTGAATCAAAGATCGTAGGTGACGATGGACACCGCACAGCGGTATTTTCGAGTCTAAACCCGATACCACGCACGAGCAGTGAGTGTGACGCCGCAGGTGCTGCGATCATTATGGATCGGGAAGGTGTTCAGTACGAAGGCACCTACACATTTGACGACTATTTCTTGGATAGCAATGTTGCAACCAATTCAATTTTATTGCAAGACAGTAGTTCTGGAATTTGGTTAATAGGCGTTACCGATGCTGGATTGCTGACATGCACACCAAGCAGTGGAACGCCGGTCACCGTATTCCTAAATGATACCAATGGTAATTCTTGGCAGCTTGGAATTACTACAGGGGGGATACTAACAACCACTCCGGTGCCAAATTCCAGCTACCCTGCATCAATTACCCTTACAAGCCTGTATGGAATTCCATATCGTTTACTGGTCACTCCGTCGGGCATGGGGGGCGCACTGCCCACCAGTGGCTATCCGACACCTGGACGCTATCTAATCGTCACTTCACCGCAAAGAGGCATATCAGGCCTGAAATTGCTCGTTCGACGTGTGACAATCACTGGTGTCGAACTCCGGCAAGAAAAGCTGCAGCTCGTCGTTGACTATGGGCCTGACTATTACCTCGACAAGACACTCGCCAACTTTGTCGAATTCCGGCAAAACGTACTGACGCCGAAAGACACGGCTATCGCACCTACGCCACAGCAATTACTAGAGGTAGGAGAATTTTATTTACCGACACTCGACAACTGCCGAATTATAGGCATGATTAACGGCTATACGTGCGTCGTTGATCTAGGCCAACTTCCTGTATCAGCCTGTGAAGTGAGAAAAGCTGATTTTGGTTGGACACAAGACAATGCCCTATTGTTGTTTAGAACGACAAGCCGCTATTTCTGTTTGCCCAGGAAAGCAAACGAAGAAGTTTATTATCTCAGACAAGTAAATGGCGGCCTGTATTCACGCTTCAGCAAAGTGCTGCGCTTAGTTTATCCACTTGTGCCACACCCACCGCCTTATGTGCTGATTGATTTCAGCGTGCCTCTAGCACCGGTGATTCAAGTTATACTGCCGTTGAACACGGACAGGAATATCTATGGCGTGCAGATCGACGACGGCGGCACGCTTCTGACGCCGCCGGGACCAGTATCGCTTGTGTCTGATTCACCAACAGATACGCGTATAGCGACAGTCGTGGGATATGATGGTGTCGGAAACCTTATTCAAGATTCTGTGACTCTGAATGGAGTTACACCCGTAGCAACGTCACTCTCTTTTACATTAGTTGAATCTGTGCAAATCCAACTTTGCTGTGCCGGGAGCAGCTAACATGAAGCGCTCAAGCTTAATCATATTGTTTATCTTACTTAGTGCAGGCATTTGGACAAAGGCACAGACACGCATAGTTGCACTTGTCAATCTGGCGAACACATTTGCGCAAGTCAACTCGTTTGCTGGCGGTGTCAATCTGCCGGGAACTACAGGTGTCGTACATGTAGCGGTTCCGGCTATTTCACTAGGTGAAACCTTTACCCTGCCCGGTCTAGCAGGGAGTCCGGGATATGCATTATGCATCGGAAGTGTTGCCGGCCATTTGGCCTATTGTATACCACCCGGTGCGGGATCGGGCACGGCAACCGTCAATCGGTCACCTACATCATTGAGTTTTGGGTCAGTTGTTCACGGAACTTCATCCAGTGCCCAAACTATATTGGTTGGAAATACAGGAACAGCATTGCTGAACTTTACAGGGTCGCCCGCTCTTACGTTTACAGGCACAAACGCTTCGATGTTTTCACAGACCAACAATTGCAGTTCAACTCTGGATGCAGGTTGGGCATGCGTAATCGCCGTAACATTTAGCCCTACGAGCACAGGTGCAAAGTCTGCGACATTGAATATCAGCGACAGCGCCACGGGCAGTCCGCAGTTAGTAACACTCAGCGGGACGGGGACATAAAACAATGTGGATACTTAGGTTAGGAATAGCGGTTCTTTTGTGCATGCTCTTGCTCGTGTGCGTTTCACATTCACAACAGCGTACTGTAACCGTCGCTTATCTCGATGCTGCTAACGGATTTGTGCCATCACAAACCTTTCAGCAGGGGTTAGCTCTTGCTGGATCGTCTAGTGGTGTCATCACGCTAACAGCACCGACAAATATAAACAATTATACTCTCGTGCTGCCAAGCAGTGCAGGGCAGACTGGATATTATATCTGTGTAGGTTCTGTGCTGGGCACACTTATGCCCCTTGCACATTGTCCAGCGAGTGGTAGTGGCGCACCACTGGCAAGCATCACACCTGCCAGTATGGATTATGGTTTTAATACTTATGTTGGTTCTGCCAAAACAGGTGGTTTTCTTATCACAAATACCGGCAATGCACAATTTACGTTTTCAGGTACGGCGTTTACATTCAGCGGAACCAACAGTGCTGACTTTACGGTGGCCACTACGCCAGCAAGCACCTGCGTAAATTCCGGTTCCTTGGATGGTGGTGCAACTTGCAGCTTATGGGTGACTTTCACTCCGGGGAGTACAGGCAGCCGCAGTGCCACGCTTAGCATTGCGGATAATGTGACAGGAAGCCCCCAAACCGTATCGCTGTCGGGAACAGGAATATGAGAAATAAGATACTAAGTTTCCTTTTATTTTTAGCCATGCTGGTGCTGATCGTTGCACGTGATACGGTTTCACAAGCGAGAGAAACTGCCGGGCTTGAACTGACGAACTACTTTCAGCAGGTGCAGACATTTAACCAAGGAATCGCTTTGTTGGATACGAATAGCAACTCTTCTACAATCTTGACCGCGCCGCCGGTGGTTAGCAATTACAACCTTGTACTCCCCGGATCGGGCGGAGTGGCTGGTTTCTATGTCTGTATAGGAAGCACGGCTGGAACGTGGACTTACTGCGGGCCATCCGGGAGCACTGCACCCGTGGTTACGACTACACCTTCTAGGTCGATTCGGAACCCTTTGAACTTCGGTAGTGTGCAAACCACTACGAGTGGAAATCTGGCTATCGTTGTGGCTAATTCCGGCAATGCCCAATTGACGTTTAGTAGTATTACGCTTACCGGTTCTGCGACTTTTGCCAAGTCGAGCACTTGTGGCTCGACACTCGATGCAGGCGCTACCTGTAACATTACAATTACATTTACTCCAGTTGCAGTGACCAGTTACTCAGGTACGTTAAGTATCGCCGACAATGCTTCGGGCAGTCCGCAGCTTGTTTCACTTGTAGGCACCGGTACAACGGCCCCTGTAGTGCATTCAGTTGTGCTTACGTGGGTTGCGTCTAGCTCCACAGGTGTTTTGGGATACAACGTATATCGAGGTACGCAATCCGGAGGACCTTACACTTTACTCAACACTCCTATTATTGCTGGCCTCGCGTATACAGACAATGCAGTGAGCAATGGACAGACTTATTGTTATGTCGTGACATCGGTATCAAGCGCATCTGAGGGTGGCTATTCGACGGAGGCATGTGCGGTGATCCCATAGGACGATGCCAACTTATATTTATCTGAATGACTCGGGCAGCAACACATGGCAGCTTGGTGTGTTCGATGACGGAACGCTTGACCCTGTGCCCGTGGCTCCGCAGTCGCCAGCCCTACTTTATCTAGATGATGTGGATACCGGTACAACTACGTGGTTGCTTGGAATTACTTTACTGGGTGCACCGGACGTTACGCCGGAAACGTTTAACCCAACACAGCCTAACTTTATTACACTCGAATCTTCGGGAGGTTATTTTTGGAACTTAAAAATTTACGCTGACGGCACGCTTTTCACAAGTTTGGCACCTGTGCCAAGTGTGCCCGGTTTTCCTTGTGGGATTCCCGGCAACGTAACAGTGCAAGGCCCTGAACAATTGCTAACCATCATACCGATAGACGTATCGGCTACCGGGTCGCCTGTTTTGCTGGCGACACCGATCTATCAGTACGCGAACCTCGACTTGCCATTTTCTCCAAACGATCCGGGACTTCTGTACACGTATCAGAACACGGACAAGCTACTACACAAGACGCTTGCTGCAAGATTCTTTAACCTGCTGGATGAATACTCGGACCCGTTGTTCTTGGATGTTGGTCTGCCACCCGTACCCCCTACAACTGGGGCGTCTGGGGGGTTACTGCCCGAATGCATAGATGTGCGCTCATTCGGGGCACTTGGCAATGGCATTGCCGATGACACAGCGGCGGTTCAGGCTGCACTAAATCAAGCCTATCAAAACTACCTTGCCCAAGTAGCCGCTGGTTTGGTAAATACAAACGCGACACTAGGAATCACTGGAAATTTAATCAATACAGCAATTTCAGGTGCTGGTGGCACATTCGGGCCCACAATTGTTTGCATCCCCTCGGGCGTTATCTGTAAGGTTTATCCGAGAACCTTTGAAAATCCTGTGTTCCTTCCAGCGGACAATCAAATAGGAATGTACGCATTATCCATCAATGATGGGGTTACACTGCAAGTAGACGGTGGCCTAATATTAGGTTACGACCTCTCCGTGTTGAGAGAGAAGGCAAGTCTAAACTGTTCTATGGGAAGTTCTAGTGGTTTTAATGTCAGCACCGCATGGATTCTCGAAAATGCAAATGCATTTGCAGGCGGTTCCTATGGACCATCTGGTGGAGTGTTGTCGCCACAGCCTTCACTTGTACAAGCCATCGCATCTTGGGAATTAGGTCCCCGCAATACAAATATCCGCGTGACAGGACAAGGTTTTTTCGATTGTGGTGCAGGGCTTAACTCTACGATAGCCCAAAGTGGGGGTTGGGATAACGAAATGCGCGGCGGAGCCATCCGGTTTCTCAAATGTGACCAATCGCAAATCGACGCGATTACCGTGCAGAATTTCAACTCCGCGCAAGGCATCTACTGGGGGCATAGTCAGAATATTTCTATCTTGAACACACGGGTACAGCACTCTTACGGCGGGTCCGTGTTTGCCCAGAACGGCGTAGATTGCACACCTCCATTCTTTGTAGCCCTTCAACCAGAAATATCTGTGGCCGATTTCCTTCCTTATTTTACAGGTGGTGGTTGGAGCACCGGATCATTTTCTACCTACGGCGGCTTTACCGCCGACCCACATCCTTATGTACTGATGTTTCTTTGTGCAAGCCATTGGATTGGAGGCTCCGGCCATCCCGGGGTCCCACAAGCGCCCGTATCCCTGGTCGATAACCAGGGCCACACCGCAGAACTTGTAGGAGGACCTGTCAATTTTTTCCCTTTTGGTCCTACTCACGAACAGGATCGGTTTTGGATATACTCATTGGTGTTGCCTGATGGCATCCCCGAGGGCTATGAACTTACTCTAACAGCGAATTATGCTGGTCCAGGTACAGGTTACGCGGGTGGTGGCATCTTCGAATTCGTATTTGCACGCAATTGTGCTTCCATAGATCAGATCGACACTAACATTGGAACCTCAACGGGCACGGCGTCCATAACCACGTCGGTTGCTGAACCGGTTGTTACGTTTACAACGATGGACGACCTCGATATATATACACCGTTCCCTTCTGGCGTGGGGGCACCAGTATTTAATAATCTTAATACCCCAGGATACAAGGGGGGTTCATACGGAAACTTAGCTTCACCTAATACATACACCCCGGTCTGGACTGGCACAGGGTATACTGCATCGTGGGCGGGTGTTTTTTCATTTACCGCAATGTCTGCGCAGACTGCTGGATCAAATCCAACGCAAAGTGCAATGGAAGCGGACTACAAGTTTTTTGGTATAGCGCTCGATGTTCTACGAAACGCGACGGTAGCAGAAAACCAGTTTTTGGATGTCAACTCCGCAATCGGCGAGTTTGCATGCTCGAATATCAATATCAACAACAACCAAGCTAGTCAGGGAGGCATGCCTCCCTATGGGCTCCACTACGCAACAGATATATCTATGCTTTATCACTGGACATTTCAGGGTGAGTTGAATTCCAGCGGAAAGCGCTATGGGAATCTTTACTCGAATAACAGAGGACAGATTTGGGACCCAAATATGTGGATACCGGCGTCGGTGAACCGTAGGACCGTAACTCCTACGAACTACCAGGCCGGAAATGACATTTGGGTAGCTTTGGCAAAAGGCCAGTCATTGACACCAGGCGTGCAACTGGGTGGTCTGAATTATCCATATTACACAGGTGTGACTGGGCCTACAGAGCCAGACTGGAGCAGCCCAGATGGCACACTGTCCGCAGATTTCAGTTTTGGCGCTTATGGGGCCGGTCCGTGGCCGTATGTTTTAGATGCAGTCGTGCCGGTAACAAATACTCTTGTAGGGTTTTGGTGTCAGAGGAGCAACGGTGGTGCTTCAGGGGATTACTTCTCATTGCCTGCGAGCGATCCAAATTGGGATAATAACTTTGCCAATCAAAACTTTGCCTCTGGGTCCTCTAGTGTCACCGCATTTAGAAACGGCGCTGCCCTAACACAAGGCGTCGATTGGTTCCCAGGTTTGAACGGCCAGTATCTTAGCGATTTCATTCAATTCGCTGCCTCCTTTGTCGCCGCCGATGACGACGTTATAACTGTGAACATGAACACCCAAATCATGTGGGTAGATGTCGGTCCCGCATATACGAGCTATCCCGCCGTACCGCCAACTTTCTTTATTAATGGTGGCTATGGCAACGTCCAAACTATGTTGGGATACCGAACTTGGGACAATCAGATTTTGAATAATTATATGGATGGTGTTGGCTTCGAAGGGCTGGACCATGGACTTATCTCACGATGGCAGATACTAAACAATACCGGTTCCGGAATCATTGATCTAGGAACTACAGCTTGTGCATTTCTTGCTTCTGTAGGTATGACGATAGCGCAGAATTACGCCAATGGTGACACCGGACCGGAGTTGAATTTCACACCCGGAACAGCTTGGACCGTAGACAATCCAGAGGTCGATCCAGTCACGATAATCCGTGGTGGGGCGACACAAAGTTTCTACAATCAGTCTACGAATGAGGTTCCTAGTGGAACGATAAATGGAACGAATACAGTATTTACTCTGGCCAATACACCTGTTCCCTCAACACTAGTGGTTTATAAAAATGGATTGCGTACGATGGCATACACCTTAGTTGGGTCCGTAATTACCTTCACGACCGCCCCCACGACGAGTGTTATTTGTGACTACTCCTACTAGCTTTTCCTGTATTATATTTACATCATGCAGAAAATCTCCATCGTCCAGACGAACCGCTTCGTTGAGTTTGTAAAACCCTACCCGCTCGACGATTTGCTCCCATATTTCCATTTCCACCCCAATGGTTATCAGTTCATGCCCGCCTTTCGAGCAGGCCACTGGGATGGCTGGATTTCCCTGTTGAAAAGAAACCGTGTACCTACAGGGTTGTTTCTAGCCATGAAAGCAGACATCGAGCGGGACCTGAACGTGAAATTCGACATTAAGAACCATATGGTTCAGGTCCAGTTCAAACCTAACGGCGTTGTCTCTGATAGAGCCTACCAGAATGAGTGCGTGGAAAGCATGATAGAAGCTGGAAACAATTGTGGTGGAGGGCTCGTACTTTCAGCAACCGGAAGTGGCAAAACCTATCTTTCCGGCCAATTTTTCAGCCGCCTGAAGGGGAACGGTTGTTTCATCGTTGACGAACTAACTCTCCTGAAGCAGGCTCAGAAGGAACTCTCCGATGTGCTGAATGAAGAAGTCGGTGAAGTAGGAGACAGCAAGTTCCTACCGAAAAGAATTACTGTGGCCACTTCTCAGACCTTACATTTGCATCAGGACGATCCGAAGTTTGAAGATTGGGTTCGATCACTTCAGGTGAATATTATAGATGAAATTCATGTCTGCCTGAACCGCAGGAACGTAGCTATTGTAGAAGCAATTGCACCACCTGTTGTGTTTGGGCTGACGGCTACCTTAGAACTACAAAAACAACATATTCGGGTAAGAGCGTACGCTTTAGCTGGTCCTGTTTGCTATGAATATCCTTTGACACAAGGCCAAGAAGAAGGACATCTTTCTCAGGGTGTTGTGGTTCAGGTTCTGACCGAAAACGATTATGATACTGAGGTCTACACCAATAAACAGTATGCCCAGGAATACTCCGATCACATCGTCTACAATGCTTCTAGGAATGAACTCATTTGTGACCTCGTAAGGGAAGCTGTTTACCAGGGGAAATTTCCGATTGTTCTAGTAGAACGAATCAAGCATTTACAGTTGCTCTCTGAGATGCTGAAAGACATTCCTCATCGTGTGGTTTGTGGGGATGTAAAGGCCGAAGACAGGCTTCTAGCGAAGCGTAAGTTTGAGGCAGGAACGATCAAGTTGTTGCTCGCAAACAAGGTTTTTCAGAAAGGTGTAGACATCAAAAAGCTAGATGTAGTCATAGATGCCGGAGCAATGAAGAGTAAGAACAGGGCGGTGCAGATATTTGGTCGTGGAATCAGGCTTTCCGAAGGTAAACTTGGTTTGCTGCACTTCGACATCTCGGATGTAGGTGGACGCTTTGAAAAAGCATCGAAAAGCCGTCGCTCGGCCCTGATGAAAAGGGGGATTCCTGTCAAAAAGTTCTCTTCTGATCGAGGTGCGAAAGAGCTTTTTAAGCAGGGAGATTGGTTTCTACGCAGAATTATTGGTGAAAAACAGCCAAAAATAAAGCAACTATCATTGAGTTTTTCGATGAAACCATGAAAATTGCACATAAATTGAGCAGCTCATTTAATACGCTAATCCGTATAGATCGGTATTAAATGTTCTCATTTCTTAGTCGGAATGTGCGTTTTAATACGGGGATTTGATACGACTATCAAAGTACCTAGCAAGTTTCGTATAGCACTATAGCGCTACTAGTATTTAATATAGTAAGGGGTAGTTGTACTGCATTACTTATCCCTTATGCCTACCGGCATAAGGGATGTAACGTAATGCGGCTAACGCCAAAGACCTATACCCCTTAAGGTCAAAGGCCTATAGTGTAAGGGGGTAAGATATAGCGGTTAGCGTAAAGGCGTAGGGGAATATGGATTACTTAATAAGGGTGTTAGATATAGCGAATTCGAAAAGGTGAGGTGTGAGAGATGGATGATCTTTTTGCAAAGCAAGAGTTACGGGAGATGCGCAAGACTTCTCGGCAGGTCTATAAGGTTGTTGTGCGCGTTCTGCGGGAAGAAATAAAAACAGACTTTGTGCTGCGCTTGAAACCGACCGATAGGATTCGGCTGGACATTCTGCAAGTTTGGGCCGAGCGTCACCACGTTACGCTTGACTACACGATCCGCACAGTGCTTGCCTTCTGGCGCTCCCGCCCGTTCATGCGAAAGAAAAAGAAAAAAGGTTTGCTCGGCGTGACAGTCGCTTCGCTTACATCGCCGAAATCAGAAGTTATTCTCGAACAGGCAATCTTGCGGGACTTTCCGGACGGCCAGAATGTTTCTGAATTTAGGCAGCGTGCACGATTGCATTTGCTTGGGCTCGATGGGCTGCGGGGACGTGCAAGAAGTCTCATCAATGAAAAGACTCCAGACGAATCCTGTATCATGTATGCGTCAAGGATCGAACGCAGACAAACGAAGCTTTCGAATGCAGAAGCGAGCGAGTCGCGCAGGAGGCGCAAATGGCGAGGAAATCCATGGCTGTGAAAAAGGAGCGTCGGTGGTCAATGCTGGTGTCCATCATAGACGACGGTAGCGGGGAAAAAGGCTTCCTAAAAAAGAATGACATTGTTGGCATATTGAAATATGAAGCGCCGTTTCCGTCCGATGTGAAGATTGAAGTATTCGATGCCGCATTTACCGATCATGAGGTAAAAACAAAACGTGCCAATCGTAGGTGACAGCAAAGCATATGTTTTTCTCTGCAAGCATGGGCCGCTGATTGAACAGTTGCCAAACGGAGCCGTCTTGTTGACGCTCGGCGGCCGTGTGTTTGTGCTGACGTTGCTGCTGTACCATGGTTACTTGGCAAAGTATATGTTTAATATACTTGCTGAGCGTGATACTCGTATGGAGGTTATGTCTCCAAATTCACCATTTGTGGGACCTCAGAGTGCTGCCTATGATACAGGCAAGATGCTGCGGACCGCATGCGAGCAATGGCTTGCGAATAATAAAAAGCAACTGTATGAGCAGCCGACAGCGATTGCTTACCCAACCGATTTGACGTTCGCGCAAATTGCATTACTGCTGGAAACACTCGTTGCGGGCCAGGAAGATTTAGAACGTGTCGCGGAAGGTCGTAAGGTGCAGTGATGGCAAAATGGATTTGGATTGAGTTTGTGCTACGGGTAAATTCTGTTCTGCCGCCAAGAAAGACCTTGCAGTGGGAGGTCCGGCCAGTAGCAGATGCCGGAAATCCATTGGGAGAAGTGCGTTGGTACGGGCGGTGGAGAAAGTATTGCTTCTTTGCCGAACCGTCTACTATTTACGAACAAGACTGTTTGAGGGACATAGCGCAATTTTGTGAGGAGAAGACAAAAGAGTTTCGGGCCGAGAAGCGTTCAGCAAAAGAAACTAGTCGGTTATCTGGATGAGTTCGTCATACTGGCGGGACGACGCGTTTCAGGAAAAGCTGGTTGCGTTTCTGTGTAGGGATCGAAACTTTCTCAGAGAGTGTGCACACTTGCTTGAGGCGGATGATTTTAAACCACGCAAACAGGGCGAGCCCTTGGAGAACTGGATCATTGCGTCCAAGGCGCTTGAATACTGGCGGCGCTATCACGAGCCAGTTGGTGGTATGTTGCGCACCGAGATGCTGGACTACTGCCGCAAGACGAATGCGGGCACACATCAGAAAGAGCGTTTGCTGGAAGTCGTCGAGAACGTACAGCGGAATCACCGCTTAGTTGCCGTAGATGCACTCGCAGAGAAAGTAATCGACTACAAGAAAGAACGCATGAAAGCACAGTCGATTCAGACGCTTGTTGAATTGCACGAGCAAGGTAAGCTCACAGACGAGCGCTGGCTTGAACAGTGCTATGCGGCAATTGTGAACTTTGGAAGACTAGGCTATGAAGCGCATGATTATTTCGAGGGTTTGGAAGATCGTATCCTGCGGCGACGAATGGCGCGTGGGCGTAGGTTTCCCTACTTGATGATTGACCCGCTGGATGAGCTGATCCGGATTGTAGGCCGTGGGCATGTTGGTTTGTGGCTTGCGTATCTGAAGCGTGGTAAGTCGATTGCCCTGAATCACACGTCGCTTGCCTATATTTTGCAGGGCCTGAATGTACTGCATTTCACGCTAGAGGACCCAATCGACGAAGTAGAAAACCGTTTTGACAGTGCAATTACAAGCTTGCCGATTAAGTCACTTATCGAGCAGTCCGATAAAATACGGTTGCGTTTCGAGCGGTTCTTGCGGCTTGTGCGAAGCAGGTTGAAAATTATCGACGGGACAGAAGGCGGAATTTCTGTTTTACGGATCGAAGAAATCTGGGAGCGTGAGCGCAACCGTGGATTCACCGCCGACGTAGTTGTGATCGACTACGATGATGAAATCAAGCCGCCACGGAAGCAAGAAGAGCGCCGGTTCGAGTTTGCGGATATTTATAGGTCACTGAGGACCTTCGCTGCACAGAAGCAAGTCATTGTATGGACGGCCGCGCAGACTGGACGCAAGACGGAGAACATGAAAGTCATTACAGCTGCCGCGACTGCGGAGGATATTTCAAAGATTCGTAAAGCGACACTTGCTATCGGTATCGGAAAAGGCGATTGGGGCGAGAACTCCCGCTACTTGTACGTTGCTGCCCACAAATTCGACAAGATGCATGTTGGTTGCAATATCATGGGTGATTTTGGTAGTGGTATTTTTTACGACCGTGAAGCGACAATGCGCGAGCTGGACAGTGAAGCGGCGGCACGGCAGGAAGAGTTAGGTGAGGAGGTTTGAATATGAGCGAGAAACCTGTTGATCCCAAGATTCCACAGCATATCGTGGAAGACTTGGATTTGGTATTGGACCCGGCCGGTATTAATCTTCAGATGTGTCCTGACTGTGGCCATTCATTAGAAAACAACAAGCACGGATTCGATCAGAATGATGGCTGTATGGATGGTGACAAGCTGATCCATAGCGGTCGTTGTACCTACTGTAGGTTTTGCAATCTTCGTATCTTCGTGGGTGCGAAGGAGGTTTGAATTGGAAAAGATCGTAGCAACGCTGCGGAACACACCGAGAGAAAAGATCGACCTGATCTATGAGAATGACAAGCACTCGCATGATTACGGTTACCAGATTCGGCATATTTCACTAGACGTGAGGCATCACGTTCCTGTATTGAAGCCCCATGAATTCGTTGCACTGATTCGCGCCGGGCTAGAGGCTTTGGAAATCGAAACTGGTTTGATTAACTCTGTGCTCACGAGGGCAAACATCGTTCGATGAAAACGCCTGATGAAGCGACAATACTGAAGATGGCGCAGTGGCTTCACCATTGGCTAAGCGCCGCCCAAAACTCTCCGTGGGAAGAGGGTGAAGTCTGCGAGGACTGTATTCAAGCTGTACGGAAAGAACTGTTACCTATAATCGCGGAGTCACGGAAAGATGATTGAAGGCTTCCAAGAATTGTTGCACTTGCTGGACAGCCGAGGCGTACGCTATCGGCGCAACCTTTCGGACCCAGATGAATATGCTATTTGCTGCCCGTTCTGTTTTGAGACACGCTTTCGTTTTGGCTTCAATACCAGAAAAAATAAATACCACTGCTTCAACTGCGATACCGGCAGCAACGATGCACTCACTGACCTTGCAGAAGTATTGGATTTGGGTGTTCTGTCTGGGAAGGACGCGAACACACCAAGTGTCGAGGAGCGGAGGGTGTCAGGGCCACCTTCCCTCCCCGACGATTTTATGTTCCTTACAGACCCTCACAGTGACACACTGTTTCTCCGCGCCCGCAGTTATTTGCTAAACCGAGGCGTTTCGTATGGGCAGATTAAAGAAAAGAAAATTGGCGTGTCGTTTGTCGGGCGCTATGCCTACCGGATTATTTTTCCTGTTTACTATGGTAAGACGCTGAAAGGGCTTGTGGCTCGGGATTGCACGGGCAAGCAGGAGCCGAAGTACCTCAACTCGGTTGGAATGAAAGCAATTTACAATCTGCCGAAGAACAGGAACAAGAAAGCTGTATTGTGCGAGGGTGTGTTTGATTGTCTCGCACTAGAACGTAGCTTGCCGGAGAACTACGATGTGCTCGCACTGTTAGGGCACAGCATGACGGAGGAGCAAGAGCACCGTCTTGACCCCTACGAGAGTATAATTTTGTGGCCCGACGCGGACTTGGTTGGATTGCTGGGATTCTTTTCTGTCGGCAAGCAGCTTGCGCTGCATCACAACGTATGGGTTGTGCCTCCCTCTAGGATTGTGAAAGACGCCGCTGACATGACTCCTGCGATGCGTGAGGATTTGTGGATACAAAGGGCTCCGTTGACTGAGAGTTTAGAGTTACGACTGCGTGTGGGAGTGTCTTTGAATGACTGACAAAGTTGATACCCTAGTTTTAACTGATGCGAGGAATTTAATTTACAGGGCACATTGGGTGCACCGGCATTTGTCCAGCCGAGGGCGATGTACGAGCGTGTTGTATGGTGCTCTGAAAATGATTGCTGCTCTAGCAAAGCATATGCCGCAAAGTGCGTTCGTGTTCGTCTGGGACGGCCGTGGTGAAACATGGCGGCACGCAATTACGAATGGCACGTACAAGGGCCACCGTCAGGGTCCCCCGAATGAAGACATGGCCCCTGCATTTCCACAGATTCCTATTCTGCGAAAAGCATTATGCGAAGCAGGTTTTCGGGAGTTTGAATGTGACTGCCTCGAAGCGGACGATTTGATCGGCATTCTCGCGGAAGTTGCAATCAAGAAAAAGCTATTTGAGAATGTTGTGATCTATTCGACGGACAAAGACTTCTACCAGCTTGTTACGGATAAGGTGGGCGTTCTGCGCGGTTACGATAAGGATGCACCCGAGCATGTCATGTTCGAAGACGAAGTAGGAGAAGAAATAGGCATTCGCCCGCAAGAATGGGTCAAAGTAAAAGCACTGACTGGCGATCCGACCGACAACATACCGAAGATTGCCACAGGGCTAGGGCCGAAGACGGCAATCAAAATGATTCAGGCTGGACTTGATCCGTCATTTGAGGACTTCAAAAAGCACCAGTGGATCGTCAAGCAGAACTTTCAGACCCTCGGCAATATGTGGGGAAAGGTCCGCCGCAATTATTCGTTGTCGCAGATCGTATGCTCGGTGGACGATGTGCGGCTTCCTGAAGATGTGCGGAAAAATCTTAGTTGGGTTGCGGCAGACTTGACCCGTGAATCCTTTCTGCGAGAAAAAAGGAAATTGACTGACGAATCGTTTGCCACTTTTACGGAATGGCTCGCTGAGTACGAGTTGAACGAACTGATTGGGATGCGTCAAGAGTTGTGGAGGTTACCATAAGAACTGGATTTGCACAGGATTTTAACAGCTGTGAATTTCCTCCGAAAGAAGTGCTTGCAATTTGCATAAACACTGTTTCAAGATGCTGCGTATTTTGACGCTGTTAAATTCAGATCGTGGAGGAAATACATGCAATGCCCTGAACTTGAAAGCTACCTGCCGATGATTGCGCAGAAAGCGTTCCAGACATGGTGTAAACTTCCCTCACAGTACAAAGTTTGGCTCGACGTAGACGACCTGATTCAAGAGGGTGTTTTGTTCACTCGCTTTCATGTGTTCCCGCGCTACAAACCATCCGGTGGAAAGTTTACGACCTACCTATACGCAGCACTTGACCATTTCTATTACAGCATCGTGCATGACAAGTTTTATCAGAAGCGCACTGCCGAGATTGTTCCTATTGCGGATGTCGAGCACAAGCTGATTGAGAACGACGAAACTGAAAAGGCCTTGCACGCCGTGTCGAGTTTGCACCATATTCTTGCCGAAGCGTCCCCCCATCTTTTGAAGTGTCTGCATCAATGGATTTTTACGAGAGATGCTATTGTTTCCACTGGCCCACGATTTCGCGTTGCCCGAAAAGAGTTGCTAAAGATTGCCACGAAGTATCGTTTTGAGCGTGACGACTTTGCATACCTATTGCGACGGGAAACTTGGCGGAGAAGCTTCGAGCCGATACGCAAGAAGTATTGCGATCCTGTATCATGATTATGTGACTTCCAATAGTCCAGTGCTCGAATGCGTTTTGTGCCGGAACCGCTTTCGGGAGTCCGATGTGCGGACGTTGAGTTACTTCCCTTCGACGCGGGTGTGCCGTTCTTGCTACAAGCGTGGCCAAGACGCTCCTTATAGTGCTTGGTGCTTTGGCAAGCCTGTCATTGTAGGGCCGAACGGCCGAGTACTCGAATACGGGTATAACGAGAAAGCACGAGAATGCCGGGAAGAGTGTCCGGATAGAAAAATCTGTCCTATATTTCTTGCAGAGAAGTTTGGAGTTTCTGTGACGCAAATAGAATCACCGTTTAGTCAGACGCACAGCACGAGTGCCCGTAGCTGGATTGAAAAGCATGTGGTGCTGGCCAGATGAGTAAATTGAAACCCTATTATGGCCCGAAGAACGGCATAACTATTTATGGCGGCGATTGCAGAAAAGTTCTGCGGGGACTTGAACCTGAAAGCGTTCAATGTATTATCACGTCGCCGCCTTATTGGGGATTGCGGAAATATGCTGGCGAGCAGGAATTGGTGTGGGGTGGTGTTAAGGGATGCGAGCATAACTGGAAAAATGAAGATTCTAAATCAATGAGTGGGGGCGGATCGGCCAAACAACGATCTGTCCGTGGGAGCCATTTTGATCCCGGCACTTGTGGTACTTGTGGCACTTGTGGTGCTTGGCGCGGCGCATTCGGCCTTGAGCCGAAAATTAGCATGTACATCGAGCACACCGTCACGATCCTGCGTGAATTACGGCGTGTGCTGCGGAAGGATGGAGTTTTATTTTGGAATGTGGGTGACTCGTACTCTAGTGGTGGTAGAAATTCAACGGTTAAGGATTCACTCCGAAATAATAACGCTAAAGATTCAACGGCAATGCGTCCAAACGTAACGGATGAGATAAAACCCAAAGACCTCTGCCTGATTCCTTCTCGTGTGGCAATCGCGGCGCAATCAGATGGCTGGTATGTGCGCTCGATGATAATTTGGTCGAAGCCCAATCCCATGCCAGAAAGCGTAACCGACCGCCCGACCGACGCCTATGAGCACATCATCATGCTCACGAAGAGTTCCAAATACTTTTGGGACGCGGATTCTGTGTGCGAACCGGCTAGCGTTGGCTATCGTGGCATAGATTTTATGCCAACGTCTGAAAAAGATAAGCAATCATTTGGTAGAGAGAAAGCAACTGGCGCGAGCATGAACAACAGGACTAGAGATGTTCGCAATGTCCGCAATGTCTGGACGTTCCCCACGCAGCCGTATTCCGAAGCCCACTTCGCAGGATTCCCGGAGAAATTACCGAGATTATGCATTTTGGCTGCAACTAGCGAGAAAGGTGCCTGTGCGAAATGTGGCACACCTTGGGAGCGTGTGACAAAAACATCCCGGTCTGGAAATCCACTGTCTCATGTCGGAGATACGAAAAACGCGGCGATGTATGTTGTTGAAGGAAACCAGCTAGGCCCGGGAGTGGTACGCGGTTCTGAGACAATCGGCTGGCGGCCGACCTGTTCATGTCGAGGCCAGCATGCAGTACCTTGCATAGTTCTTGATCCATTTGTGGGAAGTGGCACAGTTTGCCGTGTGGCCAAAGCCTTATCCCGCGACGCTATTGGTATTGATCTTGCACCTAGTTACTGTGAGATGGCCGTGTCGCGTTTTGCCCGCTGCAAGACTGCCCGCAAGCTGGTGTCAAAGGGATTTAAGGGCCTATTTGAATTGTGATCGAGGTGAATGATGCGAGAGTTTTCTGTTGACAGCAAGAAACTGCTGGAGATCGTGCGCGTTGTCGATTTAGTGCCAAGTGTGACTGGATTTCCTAGCTCCACATTCATCCGCTTGGACCTCTCGATAAATTATAGGTTGGGCCTTGCGTTGGCGGCGGAAGTGTGTGGCGATGTGCATGTAAAACTTGATGTCGGCGAAATAGGCGGACCCGTGTTGTTCTGCGCCCGTAGTCTATTATTTCCGTTTCTGAATGTTGCGGCTGTAACGAAGTCGGAGAAGCCCTTTGTGTTTACGATTAACAAGGGCCAGTTGCGTGTGCAGCAAGGGAGAAGAAAAGCGGTATTCGACTGTGCCGATACTGGTGTTGGATATCATGCCGCTGGGTCACTTGAGGGCAAGCATACTGTGCTTGAACTGTCTGAGGGTGTGCTTGAAGCAATGAAAGTTGTGTCGAGTTGTGCGACCGCCGATACAACAGTACCGGAACTCAACTGTGTCTACTTGCGGCGCAATGGATCGGGTGTAGAGTTTTACGGTTCGAACCAACTACTGGCAATCCGCATGAGTGAGAAAGTCAAAGCACAGATGCCTGACACGCTTGCCGTCCCGTTATCCCTTGTGCCACATCTTGCTGCCGAAGGCATCAAGGAAATCCTCTTATACGAGAAAACGTTCGCGCTTAAGTTTTCCTGTGGCACTATCTGGCAGCCTATTTCTATTAAAGCACAGAAGGGTTTTCCACATGAGAAAATCGACGTACTGATTAAGACTGGCCTGAAGTGTGAAAAGCGTTTTAGTGTTCAGGCAAAGCGTTTTAGCACGATAGCCGATAGATTCGGCCTGTATCTTGCGTCCGCGAAGAAAGACGAATGGCTCGTAGCAATCAAAGCTGACGAGGGTGCTACGGAGATTCAAATGGAAGCGAAGCTGCCCCAAGGCGTATTTCGTGACCGCCTTCGTGTAGAAGAGCCTGTAAAGAAAGCGTTCGTGCTCGACTGGCCGCTAGACTTGTTGCTGCCGCTGTTTACATATCTTGGCAAGCAGAAAGACTGTGTGCTCGATGTGCATTTTGGTGACGACACGCCGTACTTGCTGACAACCGGCAAACTTTCCATTGTCGTAGATCGACGAAAGTAGCAATGGCTGAGCATCACTCTTTATTGTGGCCAGATGCGGGGCCAATCGAACGCGGCAAGAAATCGAAGAACCCACGATTGCATCTGCGCGGTTGCAAATACTGCCCGCTGAATGAAGTCAAGGGCATCCAGAAAATCAAGGGTACAGTAGAAGGTAAAGATATATTCGTGTGGGCGCAATCTCCCGGTCCTCAAGAGAACCTAGAGGGCATAGAACTCTGGGGCAAAAGTGGACAGTGGTTTTGGGCACGTATGAAACAGGTGGGTTTGAGGCGTGAGCAGTGTGACATACAAAATGTTCAACGCTGTTTTCCGGCTGACCGTAAAGACGGCCAGTTGCACATGCGTGATCCGTCAAAGGAAGAACTGTTTTGCTGTTCGCTCTACACTGACCGAGCAATAGCGAAGTCCAAAGCGAAAGTTCATATCGTTCTCGGAAAGGTTGCCGCAAAGCAATTGTTTGGGAATAAATATCATGGTGACAAGATATTCTGGTCCGATAAGCTGAATGGCCGTGTGGTTGTGCTCGACCATCCTGCCTACTTCCTTAGGGGTGTGGCACCACAAGCTAAGTATCATGCGTTCGATGCGGGTCTGAAAGCTGCCGCAAGATTTGCAAAAGAAAAAGGTGGGAAATTCAGTTACCTAGAGGAGCAGGACTACAAGGGTATCACGACGGTTCACGACTCGATAGAAACAAAGCATGAGATTCAGGAGGCTGCGAAGAAAGTGCGTGTAGCGGTTGATCTTGAGGACGGCGAAGTAGATGGCAAGCGTGTTGCACTTTCTTGGGCGTTCTCGATTCGACCAGGTTGGGCTAGGGTATATCTGGCCGACCATGAAGAACGCAAAAAACTGGACCCAATTACCCGTGCTGCACTTCGTAGCGATGTCAAGGAACTGCTTACAGACAAGAATATTAGGAAGTCTTTGCAGCACGGTTCCTATGATTTGAATAAGAACCCTAGTTTGCTTGGCTATGAGATTGAGGGCTACGACTACGATACGAACTATGCGGAATACTTTCGCTATCCTGGTCGCCGTTCGTATGCTCTTGCTGAGATAGCCGCTGTCCGCTTCCCTGAATTTACAGGCTTCAAGGAAGTTGTCATGCCTGAGGCAGCACCAGAAGGGATGACATACGACGCTGCAACGAAAGCAGGGAAACTTGATTTCTCGAAAGTCCCGTGGAAACGGTTGGTGCTGAGAAATGCAGCCGATGCTGACTTGACGAAGCGCATTGAAGTTAGCACGAAGAAAGAGATTAGTCTGCCACTGTTGCACGTCTACATGGATGCCGCGTTTACGCTGGACCGTATGGAGAAGAACGGTCCGTGGTTCGATGCGAAGCAATGTGACTTGTTGGGTGAGATTTATCCGGCACGCCTGAAACGCCAAAAAGAAGAGTTACAAATAATGGCGGGTGATCCAAATTTCAATCCAGGGTCGCCTCTGCAAGTATCTAAGGTTTTGTATGGGAAGTTAAAGCTGCCTGTTCTAGGTAAAAAAGTAACGACTGGCCATGCCACGTTGGAAGCATTAGACCACTACCACGAAATGCCCAAGAAAATTATTGCATATCGGTCTGATAGTAAACTGGAATCGACATATCGAATGGCGTTCAAGAATTGTGCAGCTGCACATGGTGGTAGGCTCTTTACAAAATTCTGGCTCACAGGCACTAAGACAGGTAGATTGTCCTCTGGTGGTAGTCGTGAAGGAGAAGAATTCCTGACCGTGAATTTGCAGAACATCGTAGGCGACCAGCATGTGGAAAATATGCTCGTGAGTGATTTGCACTGGCGGGAACTGTATGACGCCTGGAAAGAACATACCTCAGACGAATGGTACAAACCTTTTCTTGATTATTACGTCTATCTGAAATTCGACTATGCGCAGAACGAGTTGCGCTTCCTCGCACAGACATCAGGAGATGAATCGCTGATTGAGACGTTTCGTAGCGGCAAAGACATTCACTGTGAAGTCGGGCATGAGTTGACCGGCTGGCCGAGGGAACTGATTGCGAAAGACCGCGACAAGCGTACAACGATTAAGGGCTTTCATTTTGGACTGATTTATGGGCTTACTGCTGAGGGTATTGTCACGCGGCTGTTGCGTGAGGGCGTGAGTAAAACGATTGCAAACGTCAAGGCGGTTTCAGAAATGCTTGCTCGTTACTTCAAGCGTTATGCGAGGGTGAAAGCGTTCATCGACCGTATGCGGAGAATGGCCGAAGAGAAAAGCTACGTCGAGAATATTCTAGGCTTCCGTTGTCCTATTGATGTGAATGCGGACACAGGTGGCTACTGGGAAAATCTTGCAGTAAATGCCCCTATCCAAGGTGGGGCACATCAGGTATTACTAATCTGTCTTGCGTTGCTGCACAGAGAGCCCGAGAAATACAAGTTGATCCGTACGCCTGAATCCGAGAATCATGATGCTGTGTCTATTCGTGTTCGTCTGCGCCGGTTGTTTGAAGGGCGTGCTGTTATCAAGCAGCTTGCGGAGCACGACGTAATCGACACGCTCAAAAAAGATTTCAAGCTGGACTGGCGCGTGCCGTTCAAGGCTGATATTAAAGCTGGTTTCCGTTACGGCGTGATGGTGGACATAGAAGAGGGTATGCAGTTAGGTCAGTTTCTTGAAAACTGGTGTGTCGAGAACCAGAAGTGCCAGCGTGAGTTGTGGAAAGAAATCCGCTCCGTGCGTGGTGCCCAGTGAAGCCCTACTACAACAAGAATGGTATTCAGATATTCTTGGGTGATTGTAGGAAAGTGTTGCAGCAGATTGGTTCTGTGGATTGTGTGCTTACGGACCCACCGTTTGGGATCTCCTTCGACCGTGCAACATGGACGGACTCACCAGAACAGTATGAAGCTTTTATGCTTAGTGTAATATCTCTTTGCGAGAAGTTGTGTCCAACGGGAGTTAAAGCGTTTTGGCAGGCTCTACCAAATTGTACAAAGTGGCACCGTTGGTTTTCTCCGCATGACTATAGAATTTTTTCCGCATGCAAAGGTTTTGTGCAGTTCCGACCGACCGCTGTCCAGTGGAGCTGGGACCCGATTGTTTGGTGGGGGGATTGTCCTGGGAAGCCGGACACACGCCGTAAGGATTACTTCGTGCAGAAGCTTGCACCATTTGGTGCTAACCGTCTAAAGATTGAGCATCCATCTGCCAAACCGATGGAGTTGACACAATACCTAATTTCTATTTTTACTTTAGAAGGACAATTGCTTTGTGATCCTTTCATGGGTAGTGGTACAACTTTGGTTGCTGCTAAGAAGTTGGGTCGTAAGGCAATCGGTATCGAGCTTGAAGAGAAATATTGCAAAGTAGCAATTGCTCGATTAGATCATTCAGAAGAAACGCGGAGACACAAACAGTTTAGTGGACTTTTCTAGTAATACGAATCCTGTATCATGTTTATTGAGACATGAAAAACAAATCTAATCTTGACGAAATTCTGAACGAGCCTGTGGATGTCTCCGCGCTGATTGAGAAGCTGGACTTCAGCGAAGAGAATATCATTGCGGCGAACCGCGAACAGGCCGCTTTGTTTCTTGAGGCTTCACGCTACCGTGTCAAGAAAATGCGCGGCCGAATTCAGGCAGAATCCAGCCTAGATGCTGAGAAAGCTAAAGCATCTTTATTTTTCCGTATCAAGAGAGCGGCCAAGAGTGGCATTACCGAGGGCTATATCAAGGACAGGGTGGCAACGGACAAAGGTGTGCAGGAAGCCCGCATGAAATATGAGAAATCTCTGGTGCATGAAGAATGGTCGAAATTATTCCTAGAAGCCTACCGCCAACGTGGTCATGCAATCAAGACTCTAGCTGAATTGCTCGGTGCGGAAGCGAACGCGCAAGCTAGGCTCGCCCGCAAAGAGTTAGAAGTCGTTGGTTTCGAGAATTTGAAAGAGCAAGTAAGAAAACGCTACCCAGGGCGCAAGGAGGAATAGGGCTATGTTGAAACTCGAAGGTTTTATCGCCATCAATTTGCTGTTGTTTATGGTGCTGTTCAGTTTTGTCGTACAGTCTCTCAGCAAGCAAGTGGCTGTGGTGCTGTGCGTTTTTGTAGAGAGGTATTTCGAATCTAAAAAGCAATATCTAATGGAAATGTCGAAACTCGATGTTCCCATTGGGGTAAGCAAGTTCAACTAACCTACCGGAGGCGATGATGGCAAAAAATGAAGTTGAGCAGGATTGGCGGGAAGAAGCGGGAAGACGTTTGAAAGAGAAACAGTCAAAGGGGAGATTCAAGCTCCCTGAAGGGGAAACGACGATTCGCATACTGCCACGTATTGGCAGCAAGAAAAGTCAGACGCCTTTTTTTGAGTATCTCGTGCACAGGGAAGTCGGCCCAAACAAGCGTTTCGTGCGCTGTGGCAAGACGATGCACCAAGACGGTGACTGTTGGCTGTGCGACAAGAAGATTCCTGATTTGCAAGGCGGTGACTCGGCAAAGCAAAAGCGGGCAGCTGCGTTGCAAGCGAAAGAACAATTTGTCGTGCAGGTTGCTACTGTCGATCCCGATTCTGGCAAGATGCAGGGCCCTTTTCTGTGGGCCGTTCCCACCGGTGGTGCACGTTCGCTGTCCGCACGTTTGCTTGGTGTGCTGAAGAGCACGAAGCGCGATTATGTCGATCCTGAAAAGGGCTACAATCTTACGATTGAGCGCACAGGGATGACTATGACAGATACGGTCTACGGCCAACCTACTCCCGATGAAGAGTCCTCGGCGATTTCCGATAAAGTGCTGAAGAGGGCAAAGCCATTTTCTGAATATGTGCCTTCGTATTCAGAAGAACAGCAGAAGGCCGCGTATTTCGGGCGTGACGAGGAAGCTGAGGCCGAGGAAGATGAAACCCGTCCCGCCGAGGAAGACGAAACCGAGGAGGATGAAGCGCCCAAGGGTAAGAAGAAACCTGTCGAGGATGAGGACGAAGAAGAAACACCAAAACCTAAGGGTAAGAAGAAACCAGTTGATGAAGACGAGCCAGAACCCGACGAGGATGAAGAAGAAACTCCAAAGAGTAAGGGTAAGAAGAAGCCCGTTGACGAAGATGATGAACCCGAGGAGGACGAACGGCCGAAGGGCAAGAAGAAACCTGTCGAGGACGAAGACGAAACTGAACCTGTGGAAGAGGACGAAGAGGAAGTTCCAAAGAGTAAGGGCAAAAAGAAGCCTACGGAGGACGAGGATGAACCAGAAGAAGATGAGCCAGCACCCAGTAAAAAAGGTAAAAAGAAAGTCGAAGAAGACGACGAAGAAGAGCGCCCCAAAAGTAAGAAAAAGCCCGTTGAAGACGACGACGACTAACGAGGATCAACTGGGCTTTCTGTTTGACCCTGAAGATTTAGATGAAAGGACTCTGGACTAGTTGAGCGATGGTAAAACCAGCCACAAAACCGAAAAGTACCGATGCTGAGATGAAAGAAATCCGGCGTAAGCTCGGGTTTTTGACATTCGACGCTCAACCTCGGGAATGGCTTGACACAGGCAGCCGTATGCTGAACGCAGTGCTTGGTTCGGAAGAAAAAGGTATTGCGTACGGTAAAATGATTGAACTGTTCGGGCCAGAGTCCAATGGCAAAACGCTTTTTGGTTTGTTGTTGGCGGGTTTAGCACAAGCTGACGATGCACAAGTCGCATGGGTAGACATTGAGAACAGCCTTGACAGGCCTTGGGCAGAAAGCCAAGGTATCGACTGGTCAAGGCTGTTCCATTTCTACCCTAAACTTATACAGAAAAGTAAAAAAGAAAAGCCCCGCTTGCAGACCGCAGAAGAGCTGTGCGATGAAGTCGAATTGTGGATGGAACGCCGTCATGCAGAAGGGCTGAATAAGCTCTTCATCATTATAGATTCCGTGACTGCGATGCTTGTCGAAGACGAAGCTGTTGCCGGGAACACGGAAGCGAACATGCGATCAAAGATGGGCCTTTCCTCGTTTCTTTCTAGGTTGTGCCGCCGTTGGGTAGCACTCGCGCAGGTGTATTCGGCAGCGATTCTTTTCATCAACCAAATTCGATTGTCACCTATTGCATGGGGAAATCCCGAAGTCACTCCTGGCGGTAAAGCACTGAAATTTTACTGTTCGATCCGTGCCAGCGTTCGCAGAGTTAAGGGGGGCAAGTTATTGCAAAAGGGTCGCATGATTGGTCTTAAAGGTATCATTAAAAATATGAAGAATAAGGCAGGGGAAGGTTCACTTGAAGGCTACGAGTGTGGATTCAAGGCTTATTTTCTTCGTAATGACTGGCGCTTTTTGAATGCCAAGAAACTGAAAAAGGATTCTGAGGAAGGGGGCGAAGAGGGATGAAGCTTCCAAAGCTTCTGATTCGTCTCAATCCTGATGCCCGGTGTGTTCGCTGCGGTCAGAGTGGTTACGTTGGGGAGAAATGTCAATTGTGCCTTGGATGCCTTAATATTTCTTTACTTCTCTACGCACAGCAGAAAAGAAAAGAGGGACCAAAATGATCGGTAATGGTGATATCCAGCAAGTATTCAAAACCCACGAAACAAAGTATCAGCAGCGTGCGATAGAGAAAGATTGGAAGTGGACGTGTGCGTGTGGCCAAGATAAAGTGCTTGAATCACGTGCTGCTTGTAATAACGAGACACACAACCACTGGGCCGCGAAGGTTACTGAATTGCTGCCAACTGAAGACAATGTGCAACCTGATGTGGCCGAAGATCAGGAAGCTCCATTTATTCCAAGGGACCTTAGCATCCTAAGTTTCCTGCTTCGGGAAGTCGATTGCGACCGCATGACGATGCCACAAGCACGCGCAGAAATAGGCAGATGGTTTCATGGGCAAGCTTGGCCACAAATCAAAGAGCCTGGCCGTGTGCGAATCCGCAGGCTCAAGCAGATTTCGGATGCAATTGCCGAGGAGTTTTCGACTTTGTTGGGGGCCCAGCCATGATAGACACAGATTTTCCCATGCCTAAATATTATGTTGTAACTACTTTGTCGTCCACTACATCAGAGCGCTTTCAAACTTGGAAGTACATGATCCGTAGTTACGAACATGGCAAACTGGTATTAGAAACTGTCCATGCAAGTGAAATTAGCCTTGACGTGGAATGTCACGCTTTGGAATCAAGAGGATTTGTGCACTGGGAGGAAAATGCCTAACCAAGTTTTGTCCCTCAGTTTTCGTCCGAAGTCTCTTGACGAGCTTATTGGTCAACGCCACATGGTGCGGCTGATTCGCTCACACATACAATCTGGTCGTGTGCCGGCCGCATGGCTTTTTAGTGGTAGTTCTGGAGCGGGGAAAACCACAACTGCGAGAATCCTAGCACTCGCATTGCAATGCAAGCATCAAGAAGTGTTTGGTGCATTGTGCGAGCGGTGTCAAGAGTTACGCCCGCAGTATGACATTATTGAAATCAATTCCGCCGAAGCGTCTGGTGTAGATGAGACTGAGGCAGCGATTGCTGGGGCATTTTACAATCCAAAACCACCCTCACTATGCCGAGTGTATATCTTTGATGAAGCGCAAAACCTCAGCAAAGCCTCACAGTCGGCATTGCTTAAGTATTTCGAGGATAGTCCAAAAAGCACTGTCTGGATCATCTGTACGACTGAGCCGGGAAAGATATTGCGAACGCTGCGCAGACGGTGTTTGGCTTATGCAATTCCCGACCTGAGCATGAAAGGATTAGCGCGTCTAGTTGTGCGTTCAATGGAGTTTGCCGGGGTGAAAGACAAGGCCGCAGAACCTTTGGTAGAAGCGCTGCTCGAAGCAGGTGTATGCAGTCCTGGTTTTGTTGTGATGGCTGTGGAAAAGTATCTTGCTGGAGAAGAACCAGAACGCGCCGCACAGATTGGTCAAGATTCAGCACTCGATACTCTGAGCATTTGCAGGGCGGTCGTCAAAGGTGACTGGGATAGTGTGCGTCACACAATGTTTGCTGCGAGTCCAGAAGATGCGATTGTTGTGCGAGCGGCGGTTGGTGGTTACCTCAAAGCAATGCTTTTAGGTTCTAGTTCGGGCAATCGAGCAAAAGTTGTAGCTGACGGCATACGAGAGCTTGCTTTATTGTCTACCCGTGAAGAAGGATTACAGCTTTCAGGTACAGTTGCTACGCTCTATCAGTTATGCAGACATTTCAATGGTGCGAAATGATTTACCTTGCTAGTCCCTACTCGCACAAAGACCCAGAAGTGATGTTGGATCGTTTTCGGAGGGTCTGTGTTGTGGCGGGAAGATTGATGGAAATTGGGGAAATTGTGTTTTCTCCTATTGCCCACACGCATCCAATAGCGCTGGCGTGTGGACTTTCACGGGGCTTTGATTACTGGAAACGATTCGACGAAGAATTTATTTCAGTTTCTCATAAATTAGTGGTCGTAACAATGCAAGGCTGGCGTGAATCATTGGGCGTTCAGGCCGAGATTAAGATTGCTGTGGAACTTGGTAAGCGTGTGCTCTTTATTGAGGAGTACGGCAGTTACTACACAGAAGTGCCCGGCGGAAGCGATTGAACATGAGAAACAATGCTCTAGGATGCCGTTTTGAGTGTGTTTCCCGTTGATTTAAGACACGATCTAGTGTTTCTAGTGGTTTGATAGCATGGACGAGCCAAAAGCACGGGAAATCGAAAAGTGGGGTTTTATGAGAGGACGAGTTTTTCTCCACCAGCTTCTACGTGGCAACAGGAAATTTACATACTTCATTGCTGGGAACTTTTTCTATGGTTTGACGCATAGAGAGTGCCGTCAATGTGGCAAGCGCAAAGGATTCAACGGACACGCCCGCTGCTATTCGTGCCAATGGTTTAATCTTACGAAGGCCTTATCTGAAGATGAAACCGACGAATGAGGCTATTATTCCTATCGGATGTGCAGGCGGATTTTGAATCCCTAGATTTGTGCGAACAAATGGCCGAGGAAGTGTTGGAAATCTGCCGTGAGCGTTCGCTGGAAGGGTTCGTAGTAGCTGGAGACCTCAAGCGTGTTTACAATCCCGCAGACCTTCGTGTTGTCCATTTCTGGATGAACTTTATCAGTCGTGCGAAGCGGGCCGATCTGCGGGTAATTCTTGTGCTAGGTAATCATGATCGTATCGGGATGTATGTTGAAGCTCAGAATTGGTTTCCGATCTTGCGCGAAGCTGGTGCCGAGATTGTCCACAAAGGGCCGAAGCGTATCAATGTCAAAAATGGAGAGCTGTACTGCCTTCCGTTTACGTCCAGCGCAGAGACAACAAGAAAATGGTCGAGTGAGTTGAAGGACTTGACGTATAGCGATGCGAATTGTGTGCTTGTCTTTCACCAAGATATTTCAGGCTGTGCATACAATGTGCTAGGTCAACAATCTGAAGGTAAGCTCAAAGTGCATGATCTGTTTCCATCGAGCTACAACTACTGTCTCGGCGGCCATGTGCATTTGCGGCAGAAACTTGCCGATAATGTTTGGTACATCGGCAATCCATTCTGTTCCGACTGGGGCGAGGCGAACCAACATAAGGGCTACCTAGTTCTTGAGGGCAAAAAGTTGGATTTAGTTCCATCGGCAATACCTGGTTGGTACGATCCTTCGTGGCCGCGCTTCCCAAAAAACAATAAGAACTGGAAGGGTTGTAGGATTCGCGTGCATGTTCCTATCGAGATCGGCAAAAATTATGTGACTGCATTAGACAAAGCGAAACGGGAGGCGGAGCACAAATATGCGGGTGCCCTTGTTTACACGGTCGCAGAATTCAAAGAGAGTGAAACAGCAGCGATCAAGGTCAAGTTGTCCGACTCCGATGCCGTCAAAATCGAGCACTACGTCCAAGAAACCCTCCCAGAACAACTTGAGCGGCACCATAGAGCAATCGTCACTTACTTGCTCTACAAGCTCGCTAAAGCAACAGAAGGATTAGGACTGCGTACGGACGGGGGTGCCAGGTTTCTTTCTGCAAGAGGGGAGCGATTTCTTAGTTTTGAAAAATTGGAGTTTGATTTCGCACAACCAGGTTTAAGGTCAATCGTGGGCCAGAACAAAGATTGGCTTGGGAGGAGCAATGGAAGTGGTAAGACAAATTCCATTCAGCTCATTCCCGTAGCTATGTTTGGCATGACATTCAAAGGGCAGAAGCACGATAGTTGGGCATTGTGGTCGTCAACGAAGACTGCCTCTGTAGAAGTGCGATTTGAAGACTCCCGTGGGCGGGTAATTAAAGTCGTGCGTACGAGACGGCCTGCCGCATTACGCTTATTTGTCGATGGCAAAGAGCAGTCCAGCGGAATGCAATCGTCCGCGCAGACAGCAACACAGGGGATGATCGAACGGTTGTCTGGATTTACGTGGCAGACCCTTGCGAATGCTGTTTATATCGACCAGCAGCAAGTGAATACATTTTTATCGGGAACGGCATCCGAGCAGAAACGCATCTTGGAGCGTTTCCAGAACCTAGAACGCTTCACAAAAGCGCTGGAAGAGGTCACGCGTGATACCAAGGAGAAATCCTCCGCACTCGTTGAGGCGGAAAGTGAGAAATCATCTGTTATTGCATCTCTTAATGCATTCGAGGGGATGTTGGAGCAGGAACCTGCTGACAACAGTGCGTATGAATCCTCCCGGAAAGAGTTTCATAAAGCGAAAGCGCGGTACGAGGTTCTTGCGGCAAAAGACCTTACGCGCTTAAAGCGGGAACATGAATCTTATGAAACACAAGCTATTGGAATTGTTGAGCGTGCGAAAGCTGCACAGCAAAACTTGGCGGACGCATTCGCACAGCGGACAGTCATTTCTTCCAAGCTCATGCAGATTCGCAAAGTAGAGGGTAAAACTAAATGCCCAATGTGCTTGCAAGAGGTCGATGCGGGGAGCCTCATTGCCCATATCAAAGAGGCGGAACTTGAACTTGGCAATGCGAACCGGAAGATTAGTATTGGGCAAAAACTGTGTAGCGATGCTGACGATGCGTTGTTGTTTAACAATAAAGCCATGCGGCGAACTGAGAATACGATTGCAATGTATGATTCTGAGCGTGACACGGCTAAGTCCGAACTCGATAGATGGAAAAGGGTGATGCTTTCCGACAAGCTGCACGAGCAAGAAAGTGTTGGTCGCAGACGCAAGCTCGAACGTAAGATCAAGCATGCGAAGCGCAACGTAAAGTTTTGGACGAGGCAAATGGAGATACTCACCGAAGAGAAAGCGCTGCTTGACTACTGTGTGACAACATTTTCCAGGGACGGCGTGCCCGCTTTCTTGAATGCACAGATTTGTCCTGCGCTGAACCGAGCGGCGGAGCACTATGCCGATATTTTTACAGGGAAAGAGATTCAAGTGCGTTTTTCTATGCATGAGTCCGATTTTAATGTTGAGGTAATCAACGTGCATGGCGGTCAGGGGCTTGGCGATCAGTCTACAGGAGAGAAGAAAATGGCCGCGCTTATTGCTAGTTTCGCATTGCGGGCGATTGCACCTAAGTGTAATCTGCTTGTGCTGGACGAGCCTGCTGACGGACTAGATTCTGTGAATGCAAAGGCTTTTGCGTCAGGGCTTAAGAAATTGAAAGACCAGTTAGGTACGGTTTTGTTGACCTCACATAACCCAATTATTGTTGGTGAGCTATCTGGCGAATCAAGCATCATTGTGGAAAAGCATGAGGGTATCAGTCGAATCCTGTAAAATGGTATTGGAGGTCATAGTATGTATGTAGTCGTCGTAGGAAGCCGTGAGTGGCAGGGCGAGCAGGCGGAATTGCAAGTAAACAGCCTGCTTGACGAACTCAGCGATAAATATTCAGGTGCTGTGATTGTTACGTCCAGCACAGACAAGGGTGTAGGCGGCATCGTACGCATGCGCTGCTTGAAGGATAAAGAGCGTTTTCAGCTTGTGGATATTCATGTGCGGGTGTTTGCCCAGTTACCACGGGCGAAACTGGCCCAAGTATTCTTTGCCAGAAATGCGGCTCTTGCTGAACTAGGAGAAGAGTTTCATGTATTTGTGGACCACAACCGTAAAGGTGCATTCGAGGACCTGATTGAAAAGCTGCACGCCGCAGAGCACCAGCGGCCGTTGTATGAGCACTTGTGGCAAGACTGATTTGACAGTTTTGTGTGAATATTGTATATTTACTCTAACATGAACGATACAAAAGAACTCGATTTTATTGGGACGCCTGAACCCGAGAGATGGGCTGTCTACGCAAAGGACAGCTATTTTATTCTTGGTCATGTCGCTTGGTCCGAGAGTAAAAAGGCGTTCGACTATTTTCCGAATACGAATGGGAAGATGATGAAGATTACGCAGCAGGAAGTCACCCGAAACGAACTGTTGCAATTTTGTGGTGAACAGACAGAGATTAGGCTGAAACAGGTGCAGGATACGGGGGGAGGATCACAATGAATCCAGCGCTGAAACCGACAGCCGAACAGCGGGAATTTGCAGACTTCTTGAATGAGCCAGAGGTATTAGCTGCAATAGGTAAAGACTCGTTCACAGCTGTTGGTGTACTCAAACTTATGAAGATGGCCTTCTATGCCCGCGAATCGTCCCTCGTCAAAGCGGCAGAGGCCAAGGTAGCCGAGGCGGAGTTGGATGGGCGCATCGAGGAGCTAGAGCGATCCTCGACACTGACTCAGGTAAATTTTCCTGAACGCTGGCCCGATCTGTATGGACGCATTGAGCGTCTCAAGGCCGAACGCGCAGCCGTCGCCAGGACGAAGGAGAAATCATGACCGAAAACGAATATTCGTATTCCGATAGCATCGGTGCAAACGTCGTGACCGAAAGATGGGTGAAGCTATCTGCCGTGATGAAAGCTCTCGATCCATCCAACAACCGCGATCAGAAGCTGGAGAACATGCGCGCGCTGATCGCCAACGCCATCCCGCTTCCCTCGCCTGTGTCCGACGAGGCTCATTTTACGGAACGCGAAGAAGCAGTTCTATCCGAGTTGATGGTCGAGTTTGATATAAGCAGACTTGCCGTGCTTCGTCAGGGATTGCGCCTATCTCAATTGGGCATGGAAGGTAAATTGGTATTTAAGGACGAAGAAACTAAGAACAAATTGTCACCGGATACTATCAAGGCTCAGACAAAACTGGATACGCCGCCTGTGTCCGACGAGCGGCGCAAGGAGATTGAAGAGTGTCTTGAGAAAGGGCGAGCAAGAGGATATTTTGCGGTCACTGAAGTAGAGGAAATCGTCAACAAGTTCTGGCCGAAGGGAGGCGAGTGATGCCTTGGTTACTGCTGACGTGGTATGCATTCGCACTCTGGTTTATCCAAGAATATCGGGCTATCAGGAAGGGAGGTGACAATGGCGAGTGAAGCTGCGGAGAAGTGGTACGAGGAGCAATTTGGTCCCACAGTTCTGAATAACCGAGACGAGATATTGCAGGGCTTCGACGCCGGAACAGCATCGCAGCGAGAAGTCATGGCGTGTGGGCATCCGAAGGCGTGTCTCGATCACGACTGCCATCATTGCTGTCAGTTTCAGGAGTCAAATGGGAAGTTGCCACATGACTGTAAGGTGATTTGCACCGCCTGCGAGGAAGTGCGCCAGTTGCGTGCGGGAAGGTATTATTGGGCGGGTGAACGAATTGAAGCGGTATAAACTTTTCGAGGATATGGTCAATGCCGAAGGGAGGCGACAATGGCGAGTGAAGCTGCGGAGAAGTGGTATGAATCCCGCAAAGGGATTAAAACTACTGTTCCCGATGGATATGATGCCGGAACAGCATCGCAGCGAGAAGTCATGGCGTGTGGGCATCCGAAGGCGTGTCTATCTATGGTCGATACTAGCAAGACGGCATTAGTTCAGCCAGACGAGGGAGACGAGCTTCAAATGCGCTGCACCGTCTGCGAGGAAGTACGAAGCCGGCACGATGTTATGGGGGAAATGGCCGAGGAAGTGCGGGGACTTTGGGGATGGTATGAATACATCGTCCGACACGGGAGCCGGGCACGGTGAAGCCGGAACCGAAGCGAGATTGAAATTGCCGACAGTGAGGCATCGTCGGATCGAGGATGGCTCTAACTCGGCATAAGCAGGGGAAACGTGGTGCTGGTTGCACACTACCCGAGGGTCCCGACTAGCACCACGACCCTGTTACGGATGGAATGAAATGAGGACGACATGCGAATCAACTGGACTGCTGTCGGGATGATCGCAATCGTTGCGGTCGTGTGCGCCAGCGTGATCGCGCTTGGATGGAGAGTTGTGTGGGTGATTATAAGGGAGGTACGGTGATGCTGGGGATACTGGAACTGTTGAGTGTGGAAGATTAAAAAACCATAAAAACAACTTAGTGCGAGTACAAAATTATGATTGGGCTTCTATTGTAATAGCGTGTCGTTACTTGGGCGGGACGTGCGGGAAATTATTGATAAAGTAGGTAAGACTTAAAACCAATGCAGCGTTGAGGGTTTATGCCAAAGTTAGTTAAATACGCAGCCATTCAAGAAGCTTTCGAGACGAATCCCGAAGAATTCAAGCAGGCTGTCTATGATGCCACGGACAATGCGGCCGCTAGTGCGTCGGCAGACCTGTATGACCTAGCAACGATAAGTGCGGGCCTCTTGAGAGATTGGAATGAAGCCCTCGATGCACTGCGTAAAGATGACCTGAATCCTAATGTGATGTCATCACCACGAAATGCTATAGCGGCACGTTTGCAGTCTATACTCTCGTTACATGCAAATGAAGTTTCAACGCCAGGCAGATATGAAGTCCAATTCGACTCACACGATCTAGCAGGCTGGATCAAGTTAGAGTGGCGGCGGCTTTTCAGACCTGACCTACATCCGTGGGTATTCCCTTCTCCTGCCCCAGAAATAATTAGCGACCAGGCTGTTGTTGCTCTATTCGCAGATTGGGGGACAGGACTGTACGGTGCACCTGTAATTTCCCGTTCGATTGAAGCGCTTCCACGCTGCGATGTATCTTTACATTTAGGTGACACTTATTATTCTGGTGCACCTGATGAAATTGCTACTCGGTTGATTGCCGATTGGCCGAAGCGTGCAGGGACAGTCAATCGTACGTTAAATGGTAATCACGATATGTATTCCGGAGGGCAAGGTTATTTTGACGCTCTTGAAACATTCTTCAAGCAGTCGGCAAGCTGCTTTGCAATGCAGAACGCAAACTGGATTCTTGTGTGCCTTGATACGGCGTACAAGGACGCTGATTTATTTGGAAGTCAGGTGGCATGGCTTACATCCATTGTTCAAGCGGCAGGAACACGCAAGCTGATTTTGTTTTCACACTACCAGCCATTTTCATATTTTGAATCGCAGGGGCCGAAACTACAGAAGGCCCTGTCGAATCTTTTGAACACACAGCGGATTCATGCATGGTTTTGGGGACACGAGCACAGGTTAGTGTTATACGAGCCGCATTCACGATGGGGTTTCAAAGGTCGCTGTATAGGTAATGGAGGATTTCCTAATTTCAGAGACAAGCTCGATACTTCTCCCAGTGCTTCCTACGAATTCGTGAATCTCAAACAGCAAGCGCTTGAAGTTCCAGCAGCAAAAGTTCTTGATGGTCCTAATCCCTGGATTACAGAAGACCCGCAGAAGTATAGCCCACATGGATTTGTTCTTTTAGAATTTGATGGGCCGAATGCATTTGAAACCTACAAGCTTGCTGATAGTGTAGCTGTAACAGCGAGGACGGCCCTGTGAGAAGCTTTTCTTGTTGACACTTATGGCGATAAAGTTTATAAATTAGTGCAAGAGTACAATGATGTTGTGAAGTTGGCCCCCGTGAGGAATATGGTACTAGAAACATAAACTCACGGAGGCCGACGCACATGGCAAAGACACCTGCGCAACCAGTAAGCCCGCCAAAAGGTACTTCTCCAAGCAAGAACATCCAGCGTGGCAACGACATTGCTTGGGACTCATGGAATCAGCATGGCAATAAAACTCCCGCCGAAGCGCTTTCAAACGACAAGAACACAGTCCGCAAGCCCGTACCGACGGGCGGTAAAGAATAAGTTCTATGGGACATTCTTGTCATACGCTCGCGGATCGAAAGCGTATTGGTTCGCTCGGCGGTAAAGCGCGTGCTCGCAATCTGACACAAGATCGCATGGAAGAAATTGGTAGGCAAGGCGGCAGCGCTACGCTTGCGAAGTACGGTCATGCTTATTTCCGACATATCAATCGTTACGTACAGAGGAAACAAGCACGAGCAACGAATGGTAAATAAATATAAACCCGTCAAACTTCATCGCCAAGCACAGGCACATGCGCTGAAGTTTTTTAACTCCTGCCCGTGGAAAGCATGGTGGCAGGAGTTTGCCGCCGACAGGCGGGAAGACGGCCGCTTGCTGTATTTAACTTCTTGGGAGTTTGCTCAAGCGAAGGCGAAAGATACTAGGCAATTACGTTTGATCTATAAAGCGATTGGTCCGAAACCTGTTGAGCTAAAAGCCTTTGCAGAAGATGGTAGGTTTGCAAAGACGCCAAAGTTAGAAATGCCATATCTCGGTGATTGGCAGCAAATCCGTGCGCAAGCCTATTTCTACGATGACAAATCACTTGAGAGCATGAAGCAGTCCATCGCTACGCGGCTGGACTCACTAGAGGCAGGACGCAGCTCTGCGACTCTTTTGCTTGATATGATTGCCGAGTGGCACACATACAGCCGTTCTGTTGATACCGCGTTTGGAAACGAGCCTTTGATAGCAGGCATCAATCCGATGAAGCAGCAGCAGCGTGCAAATTTCTTCTTCAAATTGAAGCGCGAGATTATGGATGCCGAAATTAAGATGTTGCAGCAGTATCTTGCGTGTCATGGAATCAGCAATGACGGCGTGAACGATCTCTGCCGCTTAATTATGGCGGCAGGAAATAGCTCCGCGAAAGCAGCCCTTGCGGGTGTGCTTACGGCTGCCGGGTTGCCCGATGCACCTGACATCAGCCGTGCGACACACTTATTAAGCGGGGCGATTGTTGAGAAAAATAGAATTTTTAAGTTGGGGATGCCTAAAGTTGTTGATGTGAAATTGGCGGAAGAGCTAGAAGCAGAAACAGTGCGACAGCGTGACGAGTAACAGGAGGGATTGTGGTGAAACGTAAATCTCACAAGAAAGCAAAAATAAAAGTTGCAAGGGAAGCCGTGCCCCTGAAGCATCACCGGGCAAAAGTACGCTACGAGCCTGTTGAGGTTGAGCTGTCACCGTTGGAGATTGAGCACTCGCCCTATGAGCCACCTGCGCCTTATGTTACCGAGACCGAAAAATCTGGTTTCTGGAAACGGGTGGGTAGATGGCTCGGCGGTGCAGGCAGCACTACAACGTAATCAAGGGGATTTATGGACGCTAATCTGGTCGTAACACAATTTAGTTCAACAGCCATGTTTGTGTGGGGTTTCCAGCAGTTGAAGAACGCACCCTGGTTTCCCGTACTCATTCAGAAAGGTCAGATAGTCTTCAAGCGGATCATCAGTGTTGCTGGGGCCTTTCTGATTCATGGCGGAATTGGTTATGTTTGGGATCCTAAATTCGATGCAAACGGTTATCGGCATTTGGATTTGGCTATTCCATCAGCCGCCGTGCTTGTCGTGACAATGTGGCACGTTTTAGGGCAGTACGTCATGCAGGAGAGCTGGTTTCAGGTGATTTACAATCGCCTGGGGATGACAACATCTTCGCATGCGTCAGGGCCTACTCTTCCGGCGCAGGTAACGGCAGAAGGGAAAATCGTTACGCCAGAAGTTCGGTCGTACTGAAAATATGAAGGCTTTCATGACACTGCATCACTATGCAGCGCTGAAAACAGCGACCTGGATATTTGGATTGGGTGCGGCTCTTCTGTATGTGATGGACCCGACCGAGAAGGTCGCTCTCATTGCGATGATACCTGGGGCGATCACTGGAATCGGCCTTATCTTTTTTAGGATTTCAGACAAAAAAGAGAGCAGACGCGAAAGGGCGCTGGACCGTGAAGAAGCAACACGGCAGTTCAATGTGCTTCATACAATCGGCACAGATACTGCTGCTAAGGTGGATGGTATTCTCAGTGGGAAGGATGAAAAGCTGGTGACTAGAACAACGGAACTGTCGGAAAGCAGGCAGCGGACTGCTCGGTTAGAAGGCGCAAAAGAAGGTTCCGATAGTGAGAGGAATAAAGATAATACCTGAATGATTGCACAACCCTATTCCGAGTTGTCAGACCAAGAATTGCTCGCACTATGTACATGGCGGGAAGCGGACGATCAAAGTGTTGCCGCAATGGCTGGCGTGGCGCATGTTGTCAATAACCGTGTAAAGCTTCCAAGATGGTGGGGTGTGTCTGTCCAAACTGTGGTTTTGAAACCTTGGCAATTTTCCTGTTTCGATCATGGCGACCCGAACGAATCACGCTGGCCTGAGGATGAAAACGTGCAGTGGCTCGCAGTGTTGCATATCGCTACTGCTGTGTTGGCTGGAACAGACCGTGACCTGACAGACGGGGCGAGTAGCTATTATGATGTTTCGATTGACCCGCCCTCATGGACGGCCGAACTGGTTTTTACAGTACAGTTCGATAGAATCAGGTTTTACAAACTGCCGATGGCGGTCAGCGCATGAGCAACGTATTAGCCACATTTTCGGGGAAGATTGGCGACATACTTTGGTCGTTGCCCACCGTGCGTGAACTCAGCAAGCGCCATGGGTCTGTGGATTTCGCTGTGATGCCGCAGTATGAAAGTCTGCTACCGCTGCTAGAAGCTCAAGACTATATCGACAAGGCGTTTGTCATTCCAGAGTGGATATGCTGGGGCAGCCCGCATGGCGATCAACCGTGGGAAGCGCCTGTTGAGATATACGGCTATGAGCATGTTTATAATCTTACTTACAAAGCCCACCCTGGGATTGGTGCTGTTGCACTCCCACTTGCCGATTTCATTGCTTATCAGCAGGAGCTTGTACTGCAACAGCCGGTTGTCCCGTTCCTGAAAATGGACGACGTGGAAATACGCTTCGATGAGCGGCCTGTCGTTGCTTATGGATTCAACGAACTGTATGCGGAGGAAAAGAGTAAATTCTTGGGGTATATGGCACTGAGTCTTGGTGAAGCTGTAAATCTGGAGGACGTAACAGATTTACCATTCTCGTTCGCCGCTGCTGTTATCAAGCAAGCGGTTGTTTACTTTGGTTGCCGCTCGGCGTGTTGGGTGATTGCTATGGGCCTTGGTGTACAGACGATCACGTATGAACCGCATCCGAACCGCAGGGCACAGGGGCGTTTCGGTAAAATATTCGGTTGCCCGTATGGCAAAGAATTTCCTCTTGCTTCGATTGATCCAATGAATGCGGCAGGGCAGGCGACTGCGTTTATACATGACGCGCTTGCGTTACAGTCCGCCGTGGAGGTTAAGTGAGAACGTTTCTACTCAGTTTGATGCTGATGTTGTTGTTTTGTATTACAACAAATTCATTCGCGCAGACGCTTACGTTTACGGCACAAACGACTGTGAGTGGCCTGCCAGCTGCTAGCCTTGCGAGTGGCAAGGTTATTATCGTTCTCGATGGTTTGAGTGCGACCGACTGCACAATTGGCGGTGGAACAAATCTGGTCCACTGTAAATCAAACGGCTCTGTATGGGCAGTTACCGGTTTCAATCCCGCCTCTCCCTTTCCAATGCTGGTCACGAACACCGAATACTCAAACGGCACCTGCACGACCGCAGCCACCATCGCTCCCGCCAACGGGAACGTGCAGAAGATCACTCTTACGGCTGGTGATACATGTGCACTAACCTTCACGCAACCAAGTTCAGGTACGTTCAAACTTCAACTCAAGATCATTCAGTCCGCGAGCGTGAGCTATAACGGTCTGATCTCTGGCGGCAAATGGCCTGGTGGCACCGTCCCCGTAATCACGGCCACGACCGGAGCGGTTGATTTCATTAGTTGCTATCTCGATGGCACGAACACTTACTGCGTAGCGAGTCAGAACTTCCAATGAGACGGCTAATTCTATTCGCGTTTCTGTTCCTGCTGGCGCTGCCGCTGCGCGCCGCAAACAACCAGCTTCTCGCTTCGGATAATTTCGCTTCCGGCAGCATGGCTGCAGGATGGTCTGCGATTAGCAGCCTCGGCCCTCTCAAATCTGTAGTGGTGTCTGGCAGCCCCAATGTATCCGAGGGCGGATTAGTTCTAAACACATGGGGCGCTCAGTATTGGAGCGGGCTCACTTGGCCGTCAGATCAAATCTCAGAAGTTTCTGTGAATTTAACCAGTGAACCTGGGACTCATCTTCAACTGATTGATCGCTGGACTGACGCAGCTGGTACCGGGTATCTGGCCGAAATCACCAACGGCACTATTCTAATGTATCGGATAGACCCAGGGCTTTCTATCGTGCAGTTGGGAAGTACAGTTACAGGCTTAACTTTTGCGCCCGCAGATGTTTGGGCGCTTTCTATGGCTGGATCGAGCATCACCATTTACCAAAACAACGCTCGCGTTTTCGTATTTTACGACTCCACCTATTCCTCTGGATCCCCTGGATATCGGCAAAACTCGAACAATGTAAGCGAATCTCATTCGCAGGTTCTTTCCTGGCGGGGATATTCCGCCATTCAGCAAGACGGCATCTGGCAGAAGCAAGGCGTCGTTATTCCGGCTATTGCAACGGATTTGAGTGGAAGTCCCGCAGGGCAGGGGGTTCAGACTTCTACCAGTATTTTACATGAAGGGAACGCGCAGCTTTTATCTGGCACCGTCTATAAGGCGTGGCTAACCAGTCGCCCGGCGAGCGGCAACGGTGTCTACTATGCAGAGTCAACAGACTTGAAAACATGGACTCGTGCCTCGTCTGCCGCCATTGCCGGATACATGAACGCTACAGTTTTTAAGAACGGAAGCACTTACTATTTGTACGCTCAGGCGGATGGCGCATCTGGTTCAGGCAACATCGCTGTTTTCACGGGGGCGCTCGGTGGAGGAAGTCCCGGTTCAGACGGAATAACTTGGACGCTACAAAGCCCTTCTCAAGTCATCGGGTTGGGCACCAGCGGAACTTGGGATGCCGCTTCCGTGTACGGCATTCAGGTTACGGCAATTATAGCGGGAACTTGGTATGGTCTGTATGCAGGCACCAGCGCCGCTAACGCTACGGCCGGGTTGTATTCCACAGGTCTCGTGACTTCTACCGATGGCATCAACTGGGTGAAATCCGGAAGCAACCCTGTGCTCGCGAATACTTTGCCGTTTTGCGTCACGCCAGTAGGCAGCACGTACTATATGTGGGCTGCGACTAACCAGCCGGGGAGAGGCAACTCGCTCGTCCCTGATTTGGACCCGACAGAAATTGTACGGTATCAAACCACAGACTTCATTAACTGGACCAACCCTACTCACTCAGTCCACAACACGCAGATGTTCGAGTCATTGAACGCCACCACCGGACAAGTGTTTGCGTCATACATCACGGACATTGGGGGCGTTGCGAATTTTTTAATGGATGTAGGGGTTGGGGATGCAGTAAATCCAGTAGTCGCTCAGGTAGAGCTGGCTATCGGCCCGGCTTCTATTGCTCAGATTGTGACGACTAACGAAGATGCCGCAGCACAGATCGCCGCTGATGCGTTCACTAGCGGCGCTGGAAATCTATCGTCTAATTGGGTGACACCAACCGGCTCTACAAAGCTGCAAATAGTTTCTGGAAATCTCGTTGAGGCCACCGCAACCAGCACATCTAGCACCATGGCCTATACAGGGGCTGCCTTTTCGGCTAACCAGTATTCAGAAATCACCATTACGACGCTTGGCTCCGCATCGTATGCCGGTCCTGCTGTCCGCACGCAAACGGGAGCTAACAGCGAATACATAATATCGAACTCGGGGCCTACGGGAACGGCGGATACGTTCTTTCAAATAGCCACAATCGTCGCGGGCGTAACTCATCTAATTGGCCCCGCCGCCCAGGTCACCTCTCAAATCGGAGATAAGTTTCGGTTGCAAGTGACTACAGGCAGTGATGGATTCCCGATTCTATCGGCCTTCCAGAATGGCTTTTTAATTCTACAGGTCGAAGACTACAACAACTATCTGACCAGCGGATACCCAGGAATGAACATCTACACGCCAACCTTAGCAAATGTGCAAATCAGTTCGTGGGCTGGCGGCAACGCGAACGTGATCCCGACTTATCCATCAAGCGCAAGCAATGCGCTTTGGTTCGGACTGCCATGATGCTCTCAGTGTGGTAGATGATGAAGTGCAAGTATTCGGAGTGAACTGATATGGCCATGAAACACAGGAAAGATTCCGTTCGCGTAGCACTGTACGATTTGGAGAATTTGCAGGAGCGCTTTCGCAGGCTGGCAGAACGTGAAACTGACCCAACGCTGAAAGGGATTCTCAGCAGTTTGTTCAATCAAGTAGAAATTGATGTGCTAGGTAATGGAATCAACTGCTACAAGGACGGTGGCGAGTGAGTGAAGGTAAGCTTTACAAAGATGCCGATAGCCGATTGAAAGGCTATTTTGGGAAGACCTCACATCCTATGCTGGCCTCCGAGAAAACTTATTGTTTCTTGTGCGGCAAACCTCTCGGATTTTGTAGTTTGGATTCGAGTAAGTTTATTGCCCCTGAACATATTGTTGTTACCTGTGATGCGTGTGATGCTGACATGATGATGCTGGGCGGGACACCGGTTCCGCAGAGTGTGCTGGACGCCTACGGAATCATTCCCGAGGCGAAACTTATTTCAAAACCGAAGGAGTGAAACCTTATGTATTGGTTCGATACAGTTTCGGAACAAAGCACGTCCTCGTCAGCCGGTACCAACGTCGCTCTACTGAGTCTCGTTGCGATTGCTGGGCTTCGCGCCCAAATCAGGCGTCTGCAGGCCGGGCCGAACACGAACGCGACTGACGTACAGATTCGTTTGCGTTTGGTCCGTACAACCACTCTATTAACCGCTGGCGGTGCGATTGTGCCGATGCCAGCACAGAACGATCAGCCTTCAGCGAATGCTGTTGCTAACACGCTGCCAACTGCTGGATCACGTAGTGCTGTGCCCTCGGTGCAGCTTGCGTTTAACACGAGGGGAACAGGTCTTTGGTTCGCTACGATTGAAGAGGAAGCAAAGGGCATCACTGGCGCGACTGCTCCAAACGGCCAGATGGTACTTGATTCAACACAGACAGGTTCGGTTGCAGTCGCAGTGGATGCGACCATCTCGCATACCGAATAATTCTGACCTGCTGTCTGTAGTGGGCTGCTTGTCTGCCGAAGCAGTCCACTATGCCCATGGAAGTGTATTTGAGTTTGTTACAGCTTTAGCATAATCTACGGAGGTGTGTTCATGGTGCTTTCACGAAGAATGTTTACAAAGCACGCTGGTACAGGATTGCTTGTACTAGCGAGTGGTGTTTCGCTTACCCTAGAAGGTTGCAATTTAGCACAGAATATTGAGAATTGGGCTCCAGTAGGGCAATCAGCGTTTGACGGTATTATCAGCCTCTTACAAGGTGTTGGGCTTGTTAGTCCGGCAATCTCTTTGCTGATTCCTGTAATCGACACGGCGTTTACGGATTTAATCGCAGACGCGAAAGCCTATGGATCAGTGAATCCGCCACCGGCAGGCACGCTTGCAAAGCTTGAAGAGGTGTTCAACTTGATTGTTGGAAACCTTCAAAGCCTATTCGCACAATTGCAAGTGACGAATCCGATCATCAATGTTGTATTGAGCTTAGGAAAAATCATATTCGAAACAATTGCTGGGTTTATCAAACAACTTCCCGCAGCGGTGCAGTCCCGCATGCAAGCAAAACTGAACGGGCAATTTAAGGTTGGTGTCCTAACTGTCCCGTTTACACCCGTACATCGTACAGTCAGGCAATTCAAAAAGGCCTTTAATAGCGCAGCGAAGGCCGCAGGTCATCCAGAGATTGAATTGAAACTCGGCCTGTTTGAGCATTTCTAAAAGGTATAGGTGAGCTATGGGGTTAATCCTAAAAGATGTTGGCTTTGAATACGCCGCTTGGGACGCATTGCTCCAGATCGCCCTCGAAAAACAGCCATCCAGTTATCTTGAAGTGGGCACGCGCTACTGTGACAGTCTTCTGCGCGTGCTCGCTGGCTGTAAGAAAAACCTGAACCGCATTGTAATCTCAGACATTTGGCACGAAAGCTACTTTGGTGCAAACAACAATGGCACGCAATTTGATCGCTCTCACAAGCATGTTGAACGAATGCTGAAGGCTATGGGTTATCTGAACGGCGAGGTCATGTATCTTGACGGAGACTCCGCGAAGACAATTCCGAGCTTGGACAAGCGTGAGCCATTCGATCTTGTCTTGGTAGACGGTGACCACAACTTTGAGTCCCCTACTTCCGCAAATTCTGACCTGGAAAATTGTTGGCCTTTGGTTGCTCCTGGTGGTTATCTTGTATTTGATGATGTCGGTGAAGATCAGAAAATGATGGCGCTGTATGAATCTTTCTTTAAGACCGCCACGGATATAGCGGCGTCCTACGTGCGGCTCGACAAGAAAACTGGTGTAGCTGTAGCAGAGAAGCAGTCCAATGCACTTGAAACGAGTAAAGTCCGTGCAATGGTGATGCCCTATTTCAAGGCCAGTTTGAATGGAATTGACGTAGGCTGCTCGCGTGATCCACTGACTAGGTACTGTGTAGCGTTTGATAGATCAGATTATCCGGAGGTGACCCATCGTGGCGAAGCGGACAAGCTCCCGTTTGAAAACGAAAAGTTTGACTGGCTCTGGTCGAGTCATACCTTGGAAGACTTCGAAGACACAAATGCAGTGCTCACCGAATGGGTGCGTGTGCTGAGGCCCGGAGGCACTATCGGTCTCTACGTGCCACACCCTGATTTTTACCACGGCGGGAATACCGATCACAAGCATCCTGGTTTCCGAATCGAAGAACTAACTGGGATGCTGTGTAAGCTGGGTTGTGAAACTCTGATGACGAAGCTGGACAATGAATCAACACCAGGATGTCCAAGATATTCTTCTCTAGTGATTGCGAGGAAAATATGATGCAAAAAATGTTGGATTATCACAGTATCACGTTGCGCATACTTGTCGGATTGGGATGTATCCTTGCTTTTGGGTTTAATTCCTCGGCACAGCATTCGGTAACTATCGGATGGACACAACCATCGCAATCGGCTGGGGAAACGGTTGCATCGACCCAAATCAGTAGAAATAACACCGTTATAGCGACCGTCCCGCCTACTACCCTTAGTTATGTGGACAGCGCAGTTACGGCTGGGCAAACAATTACCTACTCTATTTTAAATACAGATTCTCAGGGAATTTTTAGTGCTGCGGTGACGGCTGCACCTGTAACGATTCCCGGTGGAGTTACTCCACAGGCTAACCAAACTTTGTTAACGACGCAAACTCCAGTAGCGAACAATAACAGCGACGGAACGAACGTGAACTATGAGCTAGGGACTAAGTTCCAGAGCAACACGGCTGGTCAAATTACCGCGATTCGATTCTGGAAGGCGTCTAATGAAACAGGGACGCACGCCGGACACATCTGGTCTAGCAGTGGAGTGTCGCTGGCAACAGTGAACTTCACCGGGGAAACCGCTTCGGGCTGGCAACAACAGGCACTCGCAACAGCACTTCCCATTTTGGCCTCTACAACTTATACGGTGAGTGTCAATACAGGGGCGACCTATTATGTTGACTCGAATACGGGATTCTCATCTCAGATCGTAAGTGGCAATCTAAAGTCTGTGGTTGGCAATAATGGAACATATGGCGGGCCCGGGAAGTTCCCGACAGGCAATTACCTTAGTTCCAATTATTTCCGGGATGTCGTGTTTGTTGCTGGAACTGTTCCACCGCCGTCTATGACAATTTCCTGCCCTTCGGCTAGTACAGGCGTTGTTAACCTGCCAACAGGGCCATATTCGATATCGGTAACGAGCGGGACGACAACGGCAAGCTGTACGGGAATGAAATAGGGGAGTAATGCCCGTCGATATAGTCATCCCCGTGCACGATGCACTTTCTTACTTGCATAAGTGTGTAGCTAGTGTTCTGGCGCACACGCCTGACCTGAATCGAATTATCTTTGTCGATGACGCGAGTGAACCTGCGACAACTGCTTACATGCTTGCTATTTTACAGGCCTTCCCGTCGAGCTTATATATCCGTTCTGAAAAACAGCGGTGGTGGACGCGAGCCGCAAACTTGGGATTGCGCTTAGTGCGGACACATGAAGCTGTCTTGCTGAATTCGGATTGCGAGGTCAATCCCGGATGGCTTGAAGAATTGTATAGCGTGTGGGCTGAAGCGAAAAAGAAAGGCTTGAAGGTGTCACTCGTTGGGTCTGTGTGGTCAGAAGAAGCGCCGCAGCGCTGGTGTGAATCCGGGAAGCACGGTGTTACTGGCCATGCGTGGCTCTGTTTGATGCAGGCTTTCTCGATGATGGCGTTACGGCGTGGAACACCTGGACTGTATCTGGACGAAACAAGAAACGATACGATTCATGTACGTTCGGACACGTATGCGTCATACGAGTTGAACAACGCTGGATATGCCACACTGCTGAGTTTTAAGAGTCATGTGATACATCATTCTGGTAAATCCTGGGTGCAAGACATGCCGAAGATTGATGCGTTGCGTGTTGGCGATCCATTGAAGGGTGAGGTGCTGTCATGATGATTACATTCTGTCCCGAGGAATCAGGAAACGATTATTGGGTCGCAAAAGAAGGCGGCTTGGAAATTGCTAGGTTTTTCGGTCAAGAGGCTGAACGCAACTGCAAAATATTTGAGTGGGCGATGGCAGAAAAACGTACTCAGCTACGCAAGGCTGCCGACATGCGTAGTGCTTTCGGCGGGGATGGGTGACTTAATGGGAAATGCATTGGAACTAAACGACGGACGCCCAATTCATATTACTTCTGGGGCGATGCCTTGGAATGATGATCCAAAACTGGTGCCTGATGTTGGTGTTGGCTATATCATGACGAGGGCTGACGCCTTTGAGCTTGTGGACCGTGCTAAAGGTAAGACACCTGCTGACTGGCTTTCTTGGATGCACTTGGGTACTGCGCTGCATATTGCCGGAGATACTGAGGGCGGTTTATGCTGCGCCCGCAAAGCTGTCGAGCTAAACCGATCTGCCTACACACTGTTGAATCTTGCTGTTATCCTTGAAACCTTCGGACGATTTGACGAAGCATTGAAACTTTCCAGCGAAGGGAATCAACTCGATCCTACGAACCAATTTGTTGGATTGTTGTACGCCCAAGGGCGGCTGCGGCAAGGCGATTGGCAGGAAGCGTGGCCACTGTTTGAAAAATACTGTTGGGGCAAGCTCTGGGAAGAAGGGCTCGCACAATATATTCCACAGTGGCAGGGTGAGCCACTACAAGGTAAACGCATCTTGGTTTTGCAGGGTGGCGGCTTTGGCGACAACCTGATGTTCATGCGCTGGTTTCGCAATTTGAAAGCGATGGGTGCACATATTACGTATGCGTGCCCTGATGTGATGGTGCCACTGCTGCACAGGCACCCGTGGATTGATGAAATTCTACCAACCCATGAAGGAGCGGACACTGATGAGCTTCCAGAAGTTGATCTAAATATTCAGAAAGATGGTGTAAAGCAGTATGACTATTTCGCTCCTATTATGGGGCTTGCAAAACGGTGTGGTGCAACGGTAGAGAATACGGAACAGGATAGTAAACTGGGTCCCTATATTAAAATGCATCATTCTAGTGCGTGGTTTAACAAATCAAAGCCAGCAGTTGGAATTTGCTGGATGGGTGCTGAGAGACTTGACCCACGCAGACACCGCTCGCTTGATCTCAGTCAAGCCACCCGATTGTTGGCTGTTGATTGTGTTCGTTGGGTAAATTTACAATTTGGGATGGACGCACCCACTGAAAACATATGGGCACCAATCATTCGTAATTGGAAGGACACGGCAAGCATCATTGAACATCTTGATCTCGTCGTTACCGTAGATACCGGAGTTGCTCATTTAGCAGGTGCACTAGGTAAGAAATGTTGGGTGATGATTCCTGGCCTCTCCGATTGGAAATTTTTACTGAACCGTTGTGATTCTCCGTTTTATCCATCGCTCCGATTATTTAGGAACAGTGGTATTGGGCTTGATGACGCGTTGGAGCAAGTGATTCAAGCAATACAGTGCATCCGACAGGGGAAATAATGCGACATATCATAACTCCGAAATTCAGAATGTTCTTGATCGTCTTTCTTGTTCTTCTAGCGCAAGCACCGATGTGTGTGGCAAAGATGAGTTTCAGCTTGGATATGCCTCATGGTCTAGTGCCTGACTTAATCGTTGATGATGTTGCTGCTCCCGATCCTCCACAGTCGCAGCACACGGATGTCACCCTAGAGGATGTTCAGACGATCACTGGAACGAAGAGTTTTGGACTGATTAATACTTCGCAGTTAGCTACAAACGCCGAATACTCAAACGGCACCTGCACGACGGCGGCGACTATTGCACCCGCGAACGGGAACATTCAAAATGTTACGCTCACGGCGGGTGATACATGCGCTCTGACCTTCACGCAGCCGAGCACTGGTACGTTCAAACTTCAACTCACTATATACCAGTCCACTAGCTCAACCTATGACGGCATGATTAGCACATCTGGTGGGGGAGTCGTGGAGTGGCCCGGTGGCAGCACACCAACTATTACGGTAGGTACGGGTGTAACTGGTGCGCTGGCGACCAACGATATAATTTCCTGCTATCTTAACGGCACCGCCGCGAAATGCGTGCCGAGTCAGGATTTCCAATGAGAACAACGATGAGACAATTTATAATTATTTTCTCGCTCTTGGTCTTCGCGCTTCCGGCTTCGGCTACGACATACTACGTCTCAAATGCTGGGAGCAACGCTGCCGCTGGAACTTCAACAGGGGCGTCATGGGCATTTGCACCTGGAATGGCAGGTTGCTCATCAGTCTGCACGTCTACAACGATAAATGCTGGTGACTCAATCTTGCTGAATCGTGGAGATACGTGGCGTGATATGGAAACGGTAGGGGTGACTGGCACCGTGGGGAACGTCATAACCTACGGAGCTTACGGTAGCGGGGCACTACCTAAAATTCTTGGATCGGCGTCTGCTAATACGACAGGAGCATGGACGCAGGACTTTAGTAGTAGTGTCATATTTTCGGATGGATTTGAAACCGGAGACTTGTCCAAATGGGTGGCAACCAACAACGGCGCTCCTGCTGGATGGACAGTTTCAACTGCCCTTACACATTCGGGGACGTACTCCGTATTGGAGGCGGCGTCAAATAAGGATTCTGCTCTAACGAAGACATCTATCGGAAGTCTCAGTAACGCTACATGGACGTTGTGGGTGGCGAACCATTCGACAACCAATCCAGATTCGCAGCTATGGCTGTATAATGCAGCATTGAATACGGTTGCTCAACTGCACTTTACCTACGCCAGCAGCAATCTGCAAGTCACAGCTACCTGCTATAACAATTCGGTTGTCGGGACATCTACCTCCGCGTATAACGTCGCCGCCGTTCTCGATGTTTGGCATGAAGTTGATTTAGTGATGGTGACCGACCCGGCGGCGGGTGGGTGTGTTCTAAAGGTTGATGGAACCACCGAGCAAACAATTACAGGACTAGCCACAAATTCGATGACGGTAGACGAAATAAAAATGGACTCTTGGGCAGGTTCATACTATCTGGACGACATATCTTTAAGCACGGTAAGCGGAACAAATCTCTGGTACACATCTGAATCCGCGACTCCGTACATCGGCTGGCGAGACGGCTCGCGCATGACGGTTGCGACCAGCAAGACTACTCTTAATTCTGATGCCTCGGTGACAGAGTGGTGGTGGGATTCCGTCAACTCCAGATTCTATACCTATGCTGGAAGTAGCAACCCCACAACTGGGAGTCATACCTTCGAAGTCGCTCAGAGGAACTATGCGATCACCTCTGTAGACAAAACAAACATCACGATCAGCGGATTGCAGTGCAGTTACACAAACATCGCTTTGATCTTTCCAACGCGCAGCTCGGGAACCTCTGTGAATTGGACAATCACCGGGAATACCCTGAACGGAACTTGGCATTACGGAATTGGCGCTATCGGGTCCGCTGCAACGCATTTCGATGGCTTCGACGCTGACAGCAACACTATTTCCGATGTTGGCGGGGACACCGGGAATGATTGGCGCGGAATCCAAGTTCTTTGGGGAGATTCAGTTCACATTTTTTCTAACACCATCACGCTCAGCGATCTTGCGAGCAACAATTACACGGGAGGAATAAAATTCAGTCACGCGAGCACCCACGCGAACACAGGGTCTTACCTTCGCTACAACACGATTAGCGGGACCTCTTCAGTTTCCTCTGGAGCAGCACTAATGAGCGAGGATAGCTGGTATCTGGATATTGCCTACAACGTAAGCACAGCAACGGCAAACAAATTTGGGGTGTGGTGCGATGAGTCGGGTAATGGAACAAACGACTCCTGTGCGCATGACACGATTCGGTACAATAAGTTTTCAACCGGCGCAAGTGCAACACCACAATACGGAATCATTATGGAGTCGGCATCTAACAATGTGATTGAGTACAACGTCGTGAACGGACGACAGGCTACGTCAATTAACAAGGTTATTTGGATTCGGGCTAACGTGAGCGAGTCGTCAGCTTCTAATGTCGTTTATGGGAATACTCTCTACAATCCGACTGGTGGCATTGCTCTTCAACTGGGCTGGGCGAGTGATGGCGGAACGACAGTCAGCACATTGGTCAAGAATAACATCTTTGCCAACGTGACCAGCAGCGGCGATCTTGTTTGGGCCGATAACACAGCCCACAGTGATCCAACCTCGAACGTGTTTGATTACAATGATTATTTCTGCAACGGGGCGTCCCCCTGCGTAGATTGGTACAACTCGTTTTACGGGAGCCGTGTAGCATTCCACGCAGCCGTGGCGGCGCAAGAAGTACATGGGATTGACGGTGATCCAAAGTTTACGACCCCAGCAAGTGATGTTCTTACTCTGCAATCCGGTTCTCCGGCCATCAATTCAGGAGTCAATCTAGGCTCGACATATCAGAACGCTTTGCTTCCTGTATCAGTGTGGCCGAATAGAGTGCTGACAGGTGCTCAGAGTGGCAAATGGAACATCGGAGCGTATCTAACTCCAGGCAACAACGCAGTGTGGTTCGGACTACCATGACGCCTAAGCGCAGCAGATGGTGCCGTAATCTATGAATATTTTTCTTGCAGACAGTAGTTCAGGAATCTGGCTTGTTGGCGTAACCGACCAAGGGATTCTTACGCAGACGCCGAGCGGTGGCCAGCCGACTACGCTGACTTTGAATGATGCGGGCGGCAACTCCTGGGCGGTTACGATTAGCACAGGCGGAATCTTGCAACAAAATCCAGTCACGAACGGAAATTATTCCACTTCGATCATATTGGAAAGTCCGGGGGGATTTTCGTTTCAGTTGGTAGTTCTTACGAGCGGTGTCCTGCAACAAATACCGTTTTCTCCGCCTGTATCTGGTAGCACGAACATCATGGTGGGCACGATAAGACGCAGACAGCGGTCTGAATTTATAGTGTAGGGGGTTTATGAAGAAACTAATTTTGCTTTTTATATTGACTCTTTCAGCGGTGAGTGTGTTTGCGCAGACGCACACGACAGTTACGGTTGAGGATAATCAGACGATCACAGCAACTAAATCATTTACTAAACCAGTTGTCCTGAGTCCAACAACTGTGTCCGGACTGCCGAGCGCCAGCACCGTTAAGGGGGGAATTGCGACGATAACAGATGGAACGTCTCTATTAGACTGCACGGTGGGTGGTGGTTCGACAGTTGTATTTTGTACAAGTAATGGTTCGGTATGGTCCACGATTAGAAGAAGTTCCTTTGA